TTTTTATACTTTGTAAAGTTAATACTATTAAACGAAGAAGAAAGACAAGATAATACAAAATAAAAAGTAATAAACAATGTTAAGAGCAATTAAAATAAGGTTATACCCAAACAAGGCGCAAGAACAAACATTTAATAAAGTGCTTGGGTGCTATCGCTTTGTCTATAACCAAGTACTTGCTCTAAAACAAAATGCTTATAAAGAAGATAAGACAAACCTAAAGGTAACTGACTTGTCAAAGTGGTTTCACGGGACATTACTGAAAGATGAGCAATATGCTTGGTTGAAAGAACAAAATACAAAGGTAATGAAACAAGCTATAAGGCAAATGGACGGTGCTTATCAAAAGTTCTTCAAACAATATAATGGTTTTCCAAAATTCAAATCAAAGAAGGATAAGCAATCAGCATTGTTCCCTTATGAAGCAATCTCAAAACACAATACATTTGAAACAAGGCATATTAGTTTAACAACACCGTTAAAGAACATTAATTTCCGTTGTTCGGATTTGTATTTCAGTAGATTACAAAAGTATAATAAGAATATAAGGAGCGCTACCTTATCGAAAACCAAGAGTGGTAATTTCTTTTTATCTATTCTTATTGAAATGGAAGATACTGAATTGAACAAATTCAAACATACAAATGAACAAGTTGGTGTTGACCTTGGAGTTAAGGATTTTGTTATCATATCGGATGGAGAAGTGTTTGAAAACAAGCATTTCCTCAAAAAGAACGAGAAACAACTGAAGAAACTCCAAAGACAATTATCAAGAAAGGTTAAAGGTTCTAACAATAGGAAGAAAGCACAAGTAAAGATTGCAAAGTTGTTTGATAGAATGACAAACAAGAAAGATGCTTACATTCATTATGTAGTTAATGAACTATTAACTTACTTTGACACCATCTTTATGGAAGACTTGAACGTGAAAGGAATGTTAAGGAATCATCATCTTGCAAAAGCAATCAGTGAGGTTGGATTCTATAAATTCAAGGAAACATTGCTTAATAAAGCACTTGTTAATAATAAACAAGTTGTGTTTGTTGATAGGTTTTATCCGTCAAGTAAGACTTGTTCGGTTTGCAGGTATAAGAAACGAGATTTGAGATTAAGTGACAGAGAATGGGTTTGCCCTAACTGCGGTACAAAACATGATAGAGATATAAATGCTGCTGTGAACATATTGTTGGAAGGTCAACGAATACTCACGACAGTATAAGATAAAGAAATAAAGTAGGTGTCCGTAGCACCGAATTTACGCTTGTGGACTATCCTCCTATGGATGACTGATTGCAGCAATGCAATGTACTAAAAAGTAGTGATAGGTTGAAACAAGAAGTGAAATATACATAAATCATAGATTTTCGTAGAATTTCATATACGGTATAGTCTGTTACGGGTTATACCCCTATTTTTGATTTTGTATGATGGAGCGAAATAAAAAGGAAGATTTCAGAACGTTTGTAGTCAGATGGAATAACAAGTTTCCGCTTGACAGATGGTATAGAAAGAAACATAACATTGCTTTCATGTCCGAGGAACACAAGAAATGTTCTTTTTTTCAACAACTTTTCGAGTTCGAGGAAGACCGGATGTTCAAGCAGGCTTTGGAGGACGAGGAAAAGAAAGTTGAATACGTTCCGAATATCGGTGAATGGCTGAAAGATTCCTATGACGAAATGGTGGACCAGGAAACCGATACCAAGGAGATAACGCAAAGTCAGATTGAAGCCTTCCGCGAAGAAATGGCGCGGATGGCCGAATACGAGGAAAGCCAAAAGGATAAGGAATAATGGCAGAGGATAAGAGGATTAGGATAGCGGCCGATACCGCACCGCTAAGACAGTTGAGAGAAGAAGCGGTTTCTTTGTACCGCGAGATAAATCAGACTTCCATGCAGAGCGCACAGGAAGCCGAGAAAAGCATTTCACAGCTACGGGAACAACTTGCATTGATGGAGGACCGTAACGAGCTGGAAAGGCTGTTGCTTGACCTTAAAAGACAGTCTGCCGCCATTGATGCAACCACAATGCAAAAACCGTCTCCTATGCCGGAAAGACCGATAAGGAGACAGCCGCCTACAGAAGAACTTCCAAGACCGGAACAACCTACTATAGACCCCGAAACAGGGTCTATTACATGGGACGTATCGCCAAGAAGAAAAGAGGAAACCGTACAGTCGGAACCAAGACCGGAAACGGATGTAGAAGAACCGGAAGAAAAACCAGCACCAAGAAGAAGGAGAAGGAAAGTCCAGGAACCTATACCGGACGTTGAACCCATCATAGACGAGGAAACGGGTTCTATGACATGGGACTTGACACGGAAACCGCAAAGGGAAAGAGTCCCCCCTATAGAAAGAGGTACGGAGGAAGAACCGACAACAAAGGAAACACAGAAGGAAATATTAAGGGAAATAAACAGACACGTCGAAAATATAGACGAATCCGTTACGAACGTTGACAATTCTAAGAATTTCCAGGATAACAGCGAAAACAGAACGGACAACTCGCGGCATACGGAGAATATAACCGAAAATGTTGTCAATATTGAAAAGAATACCCAGACAATAACGGAGAATACAACCGCTATAAAGGAAAAGGGTAATCTGAATGCTGTTTCCGAACAGTCAAACAGACCTCTGTTAAGGGAAGACGACAGAATACAGAGAAGACCGGAAATCACGGATAACGGACAAACGGAAATCAAGTTTTCCGACGAGGGGATAATACGTGCTATTACAAGGTTGGGGACAGTAACGGATAATGCCGGGCGCGATGTTGTTTCAGCTATTAGAGGACTTGAAAAAGGGACGGGTGAGGAAAACCAAAGAAGTAGTGTTACCCGTTACCTGGAAGCTATAGCAAATTCTGTATCTGTTATAGAGGACAGTGCAGAAAACATATTGGAAGAAATACAGAAAGCTGTTTCCAGTAATGGTATAGGTGGTGGAGTTGGAACGCCTGGGGGGATTGTGCCACCTACCGGAAGCACGGGTGGAATAGGAGGACTGAATATATTCGGAGGAGGATTAAAAGGAATATTGGGCGGTTTGGGAGCTTTGACAGCATTCAATACCGCTAAAAACGTATTGTCAGAAAGATATTTCCGGCAGCAGGAATTTGAAGCACGTTCTCAATACCAAGGAACAGTGGAAACGGCTGCAAATTATACACGTTTGCAGGCTGCGAACCAGGCAGACGCTTTTAGATGGATTCCTCTAATTGGTGATACGATAGCAAAAAGTATAGAATTGCCAGCACAGCTTGCAGCAGAAAAGATGATGGCAACCTTTGGGAAATATGCGGAAGGAGAAAGACGTGTTATCCCGTATGCACAGGTTATGGGTGTATCAGCCGGGGAAGCTTTCAGACAAGCTGGAAGGGAAGGAAGTTATGCAGCAGAATCACTTGGTATGGATTACGCTTCATACCTTGGAAGACGTGCCGAATTGATACGTGCAGGAGGAGGACGCTTTGTTGGTGGCAATGAATACGACCCATATGCAGTAAGGGAAACGCAGTCCGTCATGGCTGCCGAAAGACTGTTCGGATTGTCACCTAATGCAGTCAACCGTTTGCAGGGAGCAATGAGGTTCGGAGACCAGAATTCGGGTACCGGGGCTTCTGCGATTATCAGAGAGTTCGAACAGGCAATGAAAAATTTAGGCATTCCGTTCGAGCAGATAGCCTCTACAATGGAAGAAAGTTTAGATACTTTCATTACACAGTCGGACCAGATTCTTTCCAAACGTGGTGATTTTGATGCAAGACAGCTTGCAGCGATGTTTAGCGGAATACGCCAAGCAACCGGATTGCAGGGAAGACAACTTGAAAGGGTACAGCAAGCATTCACCGGACAAGGAATATCAAAAGATGAGGTGACGAATGCAATGCTTGTACGGTCTATCCAGGAAGTTATGCCGGACAAAACATCCTATTCGGAAATCCAGGAAGAACTGGAAAAGATACGTGCAGGAGCGGCAGACCCCGAAGTTATGGAAAACTTCTTGAATAGGGTTGTAGAACGTACCGGGGGAGGTTCCGAACAGTTACGCTTGGCAATGTCCGAAATATTCCCTAATTTGTCCTGGAGTGACATTAATTCTACGATACAAAAGGACAGTGACCCGTCTAAGCTTGTGAGCAATCTGTTTGACTTGTATAAACAAGCAAGCCAAAGGATTAGGGAAACTCCTACAGAAGCTTATGATAGGGACGCAGCACGAAGGACTGTAGGCACAGGGGAAACTATTTTGGCAAGTGATATGAATCGCCAGATGTCGGAAGGAGCCAATATTTTAGGGGAGATTAGAGATTTGGTGAGAGAAATAAACGACAGAGGTAAAAAGGTTGCTGATATGGAGTTGGAGGTTCCGAAAGAGAAGATAATTCAGCAATCTGCCACAGGAGGAAGCGGTTTAGTCAATATGAGTACAGTAAGCGGAGGAGTGGATGCCGGACGAGCTATTTCTCAATGGTTTAAACGCGCTTTAGACGAGTGGGCAAGAGAAAGAGTTAACGGTGTGTCGGAAGCAAATAAAGTGATACAGCAAGAACGATGAAAGTAAATATATTTAACATACAGAGCTATAAGTACAATGTAGAACCTCAAACGTTTATAGACGATTGGCAAAAGGGATTGGGACCAGATACACCGGAAGCAAAGAAATTATCGGTTCCGGAATTTATGGATGTGGTAAACGAGATTTCCAAAATTTCAAACCTGGACGCCATTTGGGCCACATACGACGATTGGGAGAAAGAGAAGTACAAGAACGAGTATTCAAACAAGAATTTGCCGTATATCAAGCCGAATACTCCGCTTTCCTTCCCTATAAAGGATTCTCCTTTGCTCATACAAAAAGCGTCAAAGAGCGATATGTTCATGAAGCAACGCGATTTTTCGGCTTATTGGTCTGAAAATTTGACAAAGCTTCTACAGGATAAGGAAGGATATGTAGCTGACAATGTGGTTGCACTGGACGAGGAAATGTCGGTAAGGACAAAAGTACAACCTATAAACATTAAGGTGTGGATATACTGTAAGGCTATAAACAAGGTTGTGGATGTAAGCCAGTTCGTCAATACATGTTCTACCGACAAAGGATTCAAGAACGGCACGTTTTCGATTAACATAACACCCTTCAAGGATGCCAATATGTCGAACGTGTACGGTGCAGGATATTATGATATATTCCCAGTTGTAACCCCTAAAGGATATGATTATAAATCCTATCTTGAAAAAGTGGTACAGATAAACGACATAGTGTTTATCCGGTTTGAGCGGCTGAGACTGGAAGGAAGTTCGGACAGTGAAAATGCCAACGATTTGTTTGTACCGTTGAACAAGCTTGCCAATAACGGGCCGGACTATAATGTTTGGGATATGATAGGTTTTGTAGACAGCGTAATGGAGACCTATTCTTCGGAAGACAATTCAAAGAGCACTGTCATAAGCGGTCGCGACATTGCAAAAATGTTTGTGGAGGACGGAAGCTACTTCATACCGCTGGAAAATGTCAATGATACTATACAGAACTGGCTGTTAAGGAAAACGGGTGGCGTATGGAACGGACGTAATGTGTTCGGTGGTGAGTATCAGTTTGTATGGAATTTGGGATACAAAACAATAAATGAATGCATTTGGTTTATTATAAACATAATGTCTTCTATCGGAGTTTGCAGCGATGAAGTGTTTTCTTCATGGGGCGACAAGCGGATAACGGCATACAGCATTCCGGGGCAGCAGGATTTGAAGGTAAGGGGGATATGGCAGATTGTCAAGCTACAGGTGTCCGGGGATATAATGGAAAGGATTGTGACAGATACGGGGCTGGGGAACCCGAACGGAACACTGATGCAGTACATGGAGCGTATTTGTCAATATCCTTTGACAGAATTTTTCTTTGACACCTATATAAATACGATTGATGTCATTGTAAGACAGCCACCGTTTACGGAGAAGGCGATAAAAGATGCCTTCAAGTCGGAAAACTATATTACGATAACACCGGATAATGTAATATCGTATAATTTGAGCTATGACCCACGGGTTTACACCTGGTTCCAGTTGCACGCCCAGAATGCACAGGTAGGTGGACGTGACAAACCAGGATTGGCTTTTGTTCCTATTGTGTACCTGGAAGAGTATGTGGAACGATGGGGTAACAGGAAAATGGATTTCGTGGACATGTACTGTATTCGCATGATACAGAACGGAGCGGAAAACCAGAAGATATTTTCTACTTACCAGGCAACAATGCTGAATGATTTGATTTATCTTGTCGAAAGCAACATGTATGTACCTTTTACCCGGTGCGGAACGATAGAGATAAACGGGGACAGACGCATAAAGGTGGGAACTTTCGTGCTGAACCAAAGTACGAACGAGTTTTTCTATGTGACGAACGTAACCAACACTATATCATTTAACCGTGACGGGGTAGACAGGCGTACCGTTTTACAGGTGGAAAGAGGATTCTATGTACCTATACTTAAAGGAAATCTGATGGAAGCGGTAAAAAGAAACGACAATTCGGTTTCTGAAAAATCAGCGTCCGGATTTACACCCGATTATTTTAAGCTGGTGGACTTAAGCGGTTTGAGGCAGAAGGCAAAGGAAGCGGAAAGCGGACAGATAACGTCTTATGATAATCCGACAGTTGACAAACAACAGTTTGACTATTTTTTGAACAGGAAATACTTTGGAGGAATGGAATAATGGCAGGGGGAACACCAAGAATAAGCAGCAACAATTTGCCGCCTATAATGAAAGGGTATATAATGATACCCACGGATGTAGGCAGGGAAGCGTATATAGATACGGTATTTAGGACGAATATAGTTGCCGTGATGATGGAAGGCGGTATATTCCGTAATGATGCACGTATTACCAACGAGGCTATCAATAACATATGGTTTCCCGAAAAACCGGGGGAGAAGGGATGCCAGGTAATGATAGCGAGCAGCGATTTTTTAAATCAGCCTACAGTCATAGGCACCTTTATAGGCAATGATGAAGTTCCGGCATGGAGCGAGGATGTTATACGGATGAAAAAACAGGTGGAAGGAGTAACTATGTCTATGACGATAGACCCACGCAACCAGGAATGGAACATGAACCTTACTTCTATAGAGAAGCCCGTAAATTTCAACGTTACATTAGGAGGTAACGAAAAACATAAGATAAGATTGCAGAGTTCGGGAGAAGCCGAGATAGTGGCTTCCAAGAAGGTGAAGGTAACCGGATATAACGAAGTCATTGCGGAAGTCGTTAACGTGGTCGAGGACGTGAAAGAAAAGGATAAGGAGATAAGGCGTTTCACTATGAACATGGAGGGAGCCAATTTTACGTGGAAGACCCAGGACAAGACAACCGTAATAAAGGCCGACCCCAACACTGTAGACGTTAATTTCCACGACGGGAAAAGCCATATAACAATGGATGAAAGCGGTGTAGTGCTGGGATATGACAATGATGCGGAAATGATTCAGTTAACGCAGAACCTAATAAAGCTTATGACCGGACAGAAAGTCAATATAAACAATGCGAAGGAACCTCTAACACTGGCGAACACTTTGATACAGCTATTGAATAATGTGGAGAACCAGATAATGACGCTAAAGAACGCATGGCAAACAGCGCTTGCAAGTTCAGTAGCGATGGACGGGGGTAAAGCCGGATTCGGTGCCGGGGTCGGTGCGGTAGCGGCAGTTAACCCATTGCAGTTTGATGGAATAAAAAGCACGGTAACTTTTTCGGATTGATAAGAATTTCGTATTTTTGGAGAAATAATTGATACAATGGCAAATGTCGCACAATCAGCAATACAAAAAGCAGGGTCTTTGATGGAGACGGCTGGAAGAGCTATATTAGCATCTCAATTTCCGAACGATTTTGAGGTGTATCTCTGTACGCTTGAATTGGCAGATTCAAAGAACAATACGATAGACTTTTTTACATTCCCCATTAATCCGAATGCGATAAGCAAGACGGAAGCAAAAAGGGAAAACATAAGGAATACGGCAGGGGGCGTTACGGTGTTGTCTTCTCCTACTTTTGTACCGCAGGACATAACGATAAGAGGAGATTTCGGACGTACTTTCAAGTTGTTGTTGTCGCTTGGCGGTGGTGCGTCAAGTTTGGCAGGAGCGGCCTATAGTCTGTCAGCCGGAAAATGGAGTTTAAGCGATGTTTCGGGGAAAAGTACGAATTCTTTAAAATCAGCTTCATTTGACCCATCTGTAAAAAATGGATATGGATGCACGAAGATATTGCAAGCTATCATATCAAAAAGTAACGGTGTGGATAAGGACGGCTTGCCATTCCGTCTTTACTTTTATAATATGGCTTTGGGTGAGAGTTATTTGGTAGTTGTGCCTCCTACAGGGTTGGTATTGAATCAGAGTTTGCAGCGCAATATGATTTGGGAATATTCGCTTACAATGACAGCGATAGCGCCTTTGGAAGCTGTAGCAGGAGAACAGAAAGCAAAAACAGCACTCACTAAAATTTGTACGGCCGCAGCAATACAGAAAGGTGTGAACGATTTGGCGGCTTCTTTAGCAACGTTGTTATAAAAGGAGGATAAAGGATGGATGCAGTAATGGAAACGGCATACGCCAAATTCAAGAATATTACAGGGTACGACATAAAGAAGTTCTTCCAGGATTATGTTGATTTTTGTAATAATCATTACCCCTATATAGTGGACTATTACCAGGGAGGCGAGATAAACGCACAGTCATTCTACGAACTTGACAAGATGATTGCACAAATCAATATCGTAGAGCCTATGTTTCAACTCCATGAAAACAAGTTGGACGATATTTCTATGTGGGAAATATTAGACAATTTTTCGGAAGTGGAAACAAAGATATTGACAATAAAAAATTCTGACAGATGGTTAAGAAGTGCAACGCTTGGAAGACAGAACACTCTACAGCTTGACAAGCAGTTAAGGACAGGCGAGACGTTTGAAAATGTAGCGGAAGAAATCGCAATGACGGACCCGGAAGACGACTGGACCTCTATAACCACACCACAATACATTATAGAAGAGGATTATAAGGCAGGTCAAGGAAGTAATACTTTTGCTGTAAATCTTCGCAATATCGGTGTAAACTATGTGGATAATGTGGTAGATACACTGGTAGGCGAGAACGTGTTGGGTAAAGACATAGATACGGAGTTTGAGTTTAAGAATGATGATTTGAAGGTGAAGAAATTCGGTACATCTATGGAGCAGGCATTAAAAATCATATTGGAGGCTTTGAAAGGCTGTATTCCGGAATTCAAGGACTACGGACTTCCATCTGATTTTGTAGGTCAGACAACAAATGCAATACAATACCCGGTGATATTCAAGGCCCTTATGAACATGTTTCAAAGAGATAACCGATGGGCGAGTGCAGAGCTTCTTGATTTGGTAAAAAAAGAAGACGCGGTGTTTATGAAGGTGAAGGCTACAACCGTGACGAGAGAAGATTTTGTTATTAATGTTCCTATTTAAATATATTTACAATGATTACTAAAACAGCGAATACGATTGCAAATTTAAAGAATTTGTGGATTGAAATGTTTTTAAACAAGACCGACCGCGTTTCAAACATTGCGGACGGTTCTGTACTTAATGGCGTCGCTTATGGTACTGCAAAGGTGGCGCAAAAAGCGATAAAGGATATTGCCATAGTGGAGGCGCAGATTTTCCCAAAGTCGGCAACAGGCGAATATCTGGACAAATCAGCCGCGTTGTTCGGTGTAAGTCCGAGAAAAGAAGCGCTTGGCTCCTCTACTTATGTACGTGTTTTTGCCGAGCCTGGCACGCATTATGAGGTAGGGACAAAGTTTATTTCAAAGAACGGAGTGCAATTTACTGTAGACCAGCCTTTTACGGTTGATAAGTCGGGATATGGATATATCAGTGTAAGAAGCGTTATCACTGGGTCTGCTACCAATGTGGAGGCGAACAGTATTACAGAAGTATCACCAAGACCGTTGACACATATAGAGTGCACGAATGAATATGCGGCTATTGGTGGACGTGATTATGAGGACGACGAGACATTCAGAAACAGAATAATAAATTACAACAACAAGCTTTCCACCGATACAATGGAAGGCTGGACACAGATATTCCAGGATTTGGATTCACGCATTCTAAAGGTTATGAATGTCGGTTTGGGTGAGGACGGAAAGACGCACATCTACCTTGTAACCCAAAACGGGTCTTTCTTTACGGACGATGAATTGGAAGAATTGCTTACAAAAGCTACACCCTATTTCGGATTGACCGAACTTGATTTGCAGGGGAATACACTTGGAATTGTGATTGAGAATGCAAAATGGATGTATGTAGGTGGCGAAGAGGGGGTAGATTTCCGTGTGGAATTGTCACCTAATGCAGTGATTGCGGATGTAAGAAAAAATATCCAGATTGCAATGACTAAGTATTTGGATTTCCGTTTCTGGGAAGCAGGCAAAAAGGTAGAATGGGATGATTTGCTGGAAGTTGTGAAGACTGCGGAAGGCGTGAAGTATGTACCGGACGAATACTTCTTCCCCTATTTTGACGAAGAAGTGCCTTTGAATATGTTGCCTCGTATTAAGGGATTCAGAATGCGAGACCTGGAAGGAAACATTCTGTATGATTCGGGTAGTAGCTTGTCTAATATTTTCTATCCGGCAGGAGAAAGCGATATATATAAAGGCTCTCAATCGGTTATAGCGTCACAGAAATACTTGTGTTCGTTTACCGTAACCAATACCAAGAATGTAGCCGTACCGGGTGCATACATAACAATAGGAAACAAGGTAATCATTACGGACAGTAACGGTACGGCCAACATTCTTTTGGAAAATGGGGAATACTCGTACATATTATCAAAAACGAACTGGACGCAAAAGACAGGGGATTTTGTCGTTCTGAACAACCCTATTTATATAAACATAAATGATTTCATTGCAACACCCTATCCGGTTACGTTTACTGTATATGAAGGAGAAGCGCCTTTGCAGGGTGTCAAGGTGACGACAAGCGTGTACACGTCTGAAACGGACGATAAGGGACAGGCGGTCATTAATTTGGAGCCGGGAACCTATGAATACAAGCTTGAAAAATCGGGTTTCCAGACCATAGAAAGTGTATTTACGGTTGAAAATCAGCCAGTAGATATATTTCAAAGAATGTTCCTTACAAAAATGAATGTAAATTTTGCTGTAATTGACAGAAACAGAAGTATTTATATTCAGGAAGCAAACATCACAATAAATGACATAAAGGAAAAGACGGATAACGAAGGGCAGGCAAGCATGGGGCTGCAAACCGGGAAATATGAAATGAGGGTTGCAAAAGAAGATTATCAAGACCTTGTAAAGGAAATTGAGATTGTCGGAGAAGACCCTAATTGTATTCTCGTCGAAATGACGGCAATTCCGTATGCGATAAAGTTTACAGTACTGGATTCTGCTACCCATATGGTTTTGGAAGGAGCAACGATAAAGATAAATGGTTCTACCTATCTAACAGACAAGGAAGGTATAGCGATTATAAGCTTGCCGAACGGAACCTATGAATATACGGCTTTCAAGTCCGGTTATATGTCCGTTAATGATTTTATAGTGGTGGAAGGTTCGGAAGTATCTAAGATTGTGGAACTGGAGCAAGCCTTCTATACATTCCGCTTGACTGTACGGGACATTGAGAACGGTAATTATATCCAGGGTGCGGAATTGCAAATAAACGGAGAGACGCGTGTAACGAACGTTAACGGTGTTGCAAGCGTGACACTTGGAAACGGTGACTATGAATATACGGTAACGCATAGAAACTATAAGAGATACACCGGAACGGTGACTATCAAGGACCAGGATGTACCGGAAACAATTTACCTGGAATTGAGAGACACGGTAATAACATATACCGCAACGGACGCGATAACGAAGGCTCCTATTTCCGGTGTATATATCGAATTGATAAACAAAGGGACCGGAATTAAGGTGGATTCTGGCTACACGAATGACATAGGTGTGTTGCAGCTTGGAGCGGAAGCAGGGGAATATACCTGGAACGCGACACACAGATATTATGACGCAGTAGAAAACCAGGCGATAACACTCGAAAAACTGAAGGATATAGACCTTCCTTTCACTATGACAAGAAGGGAAATCGAACCGGAAGTTGACGTAATAGAGAATATTCCCGGTGTGTCCGGTGATGCTACTACAGTAAGATTCAGTGGTGAAAATACAGCCGAGACGTTATCCAATGATAGTTATTATTACATAGTTCATACACCGGAAAACTTCGTTGTTCCTAACAAAGGAGTGACGTTCGATTTGATGGACCATGTAAAGACTTTCAGACGTGCAGAAATTGGTGGTGAGGATGAGCCATACGATTTTACAAGTGGAGGTGCTGAATTGAAATTCAATATATCGAATGACGAAATAGCTTCTTTGGAAGGTACGATGTTGACAGTGCAGCCGAATGTGACACGTGATGCACAGCCGAGAACTTTCTATGTGGACGTGACGATAACGACCCCGGTAAGCCAGGTGACTGTAAAGATAACTGCTGAACAGAAAGCTGCTCTGAACTTCAATCCGGTTAAGGCCGGAATTGTCGTTTCGGTAAAAAATATGTACAATGATAATGTACGGGAATATACGACGAATGCGGCAGGAAAGATATTTCCAGAAGTGATGCCGGGAATTGATTATCAGTTGACAATAAAGGAGAAAGGTTTCTATGAGAATGAAGGTCTGCTAATCAAGAACTGGGGCTTCGGTGCGAGTGTACCTACACTGATGGAAATTACATGCTCGAAGAAGGCAGAATTACGGGTGAAGCAGCAGAACACGTTAAGACCGCTTGAAAATGCAATTATAACCGTGTCCGGAATGTCGTTACCCCAGACCGTAACATCCGGAAGTGACGGTGCTGCAAGCGTGTACATCTCACCTATTGCAATGAGCTATGAATGTACGGTAAAAGACCATACGGATAAGACTGGAACATTCACACCCCCGTTGTCGGCTGATTATATGGATATAATCATGGGTTATGCTGCAATGACATTCAGTCTGACATTGACAGCAAGTAACCCCTATTCCAAGGCGGCAGAAAGTTGTCCAGTAACGGTTACGAGTGCATGGGGTGGAACATCTTCACAATCATATAGTTTTTCTGGAACAACGAATGCAAGCGGACAATTGACATCACAAGGAAATGGAAATTTCAATATACCGCCTGGAAATTATACGATAACCTATGGAGGTGGAAACAGTAATTTCGACGGTAAGACAGAAAACATCTATCTGCCTACGGACAAGACGCATTCAGCAGTATTAACAAGAAGAACGAAATCAGTCACATTCACGGTAAAAGAAATAATACCCTCTATTTCGACTACAGCATCAAATCCGGTAAAGACAGGTCTTGTGCTTGCATGCTATTACAACGACAATAGTACATCTTCGGGTGCGAATGTAACGACGAATGCAAGCGGACAATTTACAAAAACAGTGTATGCAGGAATTGCAGAACGTTTCCAGGTGCAACCAATAGGATTCTATTCTGGAAACGGTGCAATAGCTACAGTCAATTATAAAGATGCAAACACAAAAGACCTTGTATATACATGTTCAAAGAGAATTCCGGTATATATCACATCCAATCTGTATGGTGAGTTAAGTGGCGCATCAGTGACGTTCAACGGAATGTCTGTGAACCAGACAGGAACGACCAATACGGACGGGATAGTGCAAATGTACATATCTCCGGTAAATATGTCTTACAGTGTAAGCAAGCAACATTACAATACCAAGACTGGGAATTTCAAGCCTACCGGAACAGAAACAAGAATGGATATTGAATTGGAGGCGAAGGAGTACCCGGTCACTTTCCATGTGTCAACACAAGGAGTTTTGCCACCGGACGGAATTTTGGTACGTGTGACAAACAACGTATTGCCGGATATTGTGTTTGAGGGCGAGACGAACGCGGAAGGAACGATAGTCATGCCGAATGTTCCGGTAGGAGAATACACTTATGAAGTGCTTGCAGGAGAGGTTTCATCCGATACATTCTTCCATCCTCAAAGTGAAAGCGGTACAGTGTTAGATGTAGAAGTACAATATGAATTGATTAACGCAGGTATTCAAGTTTCGGAGGTGTATGGTGCGGCAGGAAGGGCGTATTTGTCAAATCAAACCATTACAATGACATCCAAGGCAGGAACGATAAAGCTTACTTTGGATGAGAACGGTTATACTAATCAGTTATTGATAAAGGGACTGGAATACACGTTTACGACTGATTCATACCCGGCTTTTTATAGCAACCCGACACAATCCTATACATGGACCGAAGACGGTGTGATATGGCCGTTCAACTTGAATGTGACCTCAAAGATAACGGTCAATGTAAAGGATGTATATGTGAAAAACAATATCCAAGGAGTAACGGTAACTTACAATGAACAGGTAGTGACAACTGATGTAAGCGGTAACGCTTCATTGTTCCGGTCAGCACTGACAAAGGACTATTCTTTGGATAAGAACGATTATAGTACAGTAAATGGAACCATTGCACCTACCACGGCTTCACCACTCAATGTCACGATGCTAAGAAACAAGCATGTAGTGACGATAAATCAGTATGAAGTAATACCAGGTGGAAGTAAATTAGGTATTAATTATACATTGACTTATACATCGGCAGCAGGAAACGGAACGATACCGAATGATAGTCGAACATTTGAGGCGTATTTAGGTATTCCAATTACATTTATTCTAACGGCAGCGGACAGAAGACCGTTTTATACGAATTATCAGCAAACACATACATTTACATCAGCAGGCGAAGCATGGGATTTGAATCTCACTTGTGCAAAACAGATAACAATCAATGTAAAGGATAATGTACCTGGAACGAATGTACAAGGAGCTACGATAAACTATTTTGCCCAGACAAAAACAACAGATGCAAGCGGTAATGCAGTTTTCTATTGGAGTGGCGATGGTAGAAGCATATCGGTAAGTGCATCAAATCTCGAATCTTATACCGGACAGATAGCTCACAATTCTGCGAATCCGTTCAATATTGTAATGACACGTGCAGCCAATCCGGTTACACTTGTAGTAAGAGAAGTAACGCCAGCACAGACAACCTATTATCAGAACTTACAGATAAAATATACAGCAGGAAGTGCAACCGGAACACTTACTACGGATGCGAACGGTGCAGTGACATTCAATGGATATATAGGTACAGAAATGTCGTTTACGGTAGTGGGACATCCAAACTTCTACAGCAACCCGACACAGAAACACACCTATACAGCCGCCAATCAGTCATGGACTATGGATTTGACGGTAACGGCAAAGATAACTATAAACGTCAAATCAAACGTGCCAAGCGGAACAAATTTGAGTGGTGCTACCGTATCATATTTCCATCAGACAGGAACAACTGACAGTAGCGGAAATGTATCATTGTATAGGAGTTCTGTAACAAGAAATGTAGATATTACAGCGACATATCACGGTAATTATAGAGGCAGTATAACGTCAGACACCGCGTCTCCGTTCAACGCGGTAATGACGCGTTCAACCGCGACAGTAAGCCTTGGAGTGAGCGAAGAAGTGTTATTCAAATCACAGTATGTTTTGGAAATAAAGACTTCTACCGGAGCAACAAGTCCGGGATTAGGAGGTTTTACATTTAGCACACCGACATCAGCAAATAAGGAGTTTGTAGTGTTTTTTCATGCAAAAATTCCTACTGGATATAGTCTGGCGTTTCAGAGCAATGCAACCGGAATAGGTGGTAGTGCAACAAGAAAATGGCTTACAAACAATGAAGGAACAGGTGTATGGACTTGGTATGCTCATTATATAAGATGTGGTTCTTCCGGTAATTTTTCAACAACCAATTTCTTTAATCTGGACGGAGGAAGTAAGCCAGTTACATGGCAGATAGATACAGCATCAGTATTTGATATCAGTGGAAGTAATTCGCAGAATAAATCGTATGCAGAAATAACCCAAATATGTACTGTAGACAAAATGGTTTCTGCTAATAAAGACTTCTTGTTTAGCAATGGAAGTAACGGTATAGGTAGATATAATAATTCTGGTAATGAAGCTCTTACAATAACAAGAAAAGCATTTACGTCTAATACGTTTGGATGGACTGTAGCTCTTTATTCATCCATGAAGATGAATTTTAGTCCAGCAGCTTCTACAAGTCCTTTGACGCTCGATACAAACGGTAACGTGTCTTTCGTATGCTATTTAGGTACACCAGTAACATTCACACCAGTAACAAGACCTAATTATTACAGTAATCCAAATAATGCGTTGACTTATACGGCAGCAGGACAAGTGCGGACAATACAATTGATTTGTAACCAAAAGATAACCATTAATACAGTAGCGAATATCTACAATACAAGCAATGCACTTGCAGGAACGATAACCTATTTCGGACAGACACTTCCGTCTGGAGGAAGCTTCTATAGAAGTGGATTAGACAGACAAATGACTGCTACGGCACAGTATTTCAACAACTATGTAGGAACAGTGACCGCCACACAGACATCACCCTATACAGTGACAATGAACAGAACGACAAGGACGGTGACACTGACGGTTGTAGAGAAAATTCCAAACATCACCACTACCTATGCTTTAAGGGGTGCGGTGATGGTTAGGAGCGTACCTACTGGTTCTAATGCCCCGGCAGGAGAAATAACCTTGGATGCAAGCGGAAAGAAAACAAATACGGTATATGCAGGAATAAACTACACCTACACACCGAAAAACAACGCAAGTTATTACAGCAATGCAAGCCAGGAATGGACGTGGGTATCTGAAAATCAATCCTGGACTATGACATTGAATGTGACGGCACGTCTTACATTTAACATAAAGAGTTCTAATTATGGGACAAATATAAGTGGTGTGGCTGCGGAATGTTTCTATCAGACCGGAACAACGGACAGTAGCGGTAACTTCACCATTTACAGAAGTGGTATAAGTAGAAGCTACTCATTCTCCAAAACGAACTATAATGCGTTATCCGGTACGTTATCATCTACACAAGCAAGCCCTCTTAATCTGAAAATGAGCGAGACAAGTTCTTCTATAACATTCACTATAAAGGACTACTATCAAGGAGCAGTAAAAGGAAATGCGAACGGATGTCCGGTCACAATGACGAATTCGCAATTATCGTCAATCAATTTTACAGGAACGACAAACAGTAGCGGACAGGTGACGTTCGGACCAATGATAGCTGGGAATTATAACATAACATGGGGTGGTGGTACGAGCTATTGGGTATCAAGTACGGGAACAATAACAATGCCTCTATCAGCGAATACAAGAAATGCAACGAGATTGACGAAGAGTGTAGCAGTTGTATTCAGAATAAGGGTGCCGTTTTCTACTCCTTTATTAGGATGGTGGAGAGTAGACACATTAGTGAAGCCTATATTTACAACAGCAGGAGTGGCGACGACAGTAACACTCACTCAAAATTCTGCCAAAACGGTATATTATTATGGAACATATACATTCATTGCAGGTATAGCGACAAATATAGCTGCATATAAGGCAAGTTATTATGTGACAGGAGAAAGCACCTCAGAGAAAACGTATTCCATTACTCCTAATTATAATTTCAGCAATATAGGACATAACAGTGATGCTACAGCGTTCTATTCTACAGCGATAAAGAGTATAACAGTGACAGTGCAAAATAGTTATACGAATGCGGCTGTAAGTGGTGCAACGATGAAAGTATATGGTATTAATGGAGATAGTTCAGATTCTAATAATTATGCTACGCAGACAGTAACGACGAACAGTTCTGGACAAGCAACTATATATGTGTCCGGCACCACAATGAGATACGTGGTAAGTGCGACAAGATACGTGACATTAAACACCACCAACACGAACACCTCTAATTTTACAATTAAGCTGGTACCAAGTGAGGTGACGATAACGATAACAGTAAAAGATGTGAATACAGGAACAAGCGTAGGAAGTGGATGTATCGTAAAGCTGTCAAGCAATAACACCAGCACAGCATATAGCGGCACTACAAACACGAGCGGACAGGTGGTATTGAAGATAAAGCCGGGCAACTACTGGTGGGAAGCAGGAGGTACGACAACATGGGGAGCGAGCGGAACCGGGACATGGAATTATCCGAACCGTTCCACTACTTCAATCTCTCTCGTCAAAGACCAGTCCATAACAATAGAGGCTCTAAAGGTAGGGGTGTGGGTTGAAAAAGATTATGTGGGTCAATATACGAATACATTATATGATAATGAATATGCTTATACTGGTGTAACAAACAACGAATCAGATGAAAGTAAATTACTATATCCAAGTAATTCATTTGGTTGGACATTTAAATCAAGTATATCATCTTCTACTGGAGAATGGACACAATTAGCTTTGACTTTTAGACAAAGAAATTATTATAGCGGACAATCATTAAATCCCTTGTATGTAAATAAGAAACCTGCATATTGGGATTATGCTTCTACACAGCCATTTAATAACCCTACGACTATTGTCTGTAATATGTCATATATTTATGAAAATAGATTGCAATATTATACTCTTTCATCTATTATGCTTTCACATAATGGAATAATGACAAGTCATTTTATTTTTAATGATAGAAGTCAATCCGGAAATATTAATTTTAAAAGAAAAAATTCTATTAATTATGAGATAGCTTTTTTTCAAAAAGTCACAACAAGAATATATAACAGTTACTCTTTGAAAAAATTTACTTGTAATGTAGCAACAGTTGTCTCTTCAACTGGTGTAATGGTATCTTTATATATAAGTGCTGCAAAAAACTATTTTTTTAATACTATATTAATGAGTACAAATACCGATTCTGCCATACAAGGTGAAATTGATTTTTATTCCGTAAAAGATTATCCTTTTTCTCAACTACATAATTTATTGTGTTGGAATAAAATTACAAGTGAAGCTGTAGACGTAACACATACTGATTATTTATTTTTAGTAAAAGTAATGCCGGAAACATATAATCACCAATATTACAATAATTTTGATTATTTATTTTTTAAAGCTAAAAATATATTAAAAAACTATTCAAATGCAGGGTCTGCTTTAAATTGGGAATGTTATTACAATATCCCATCTGCCGTTAAATCTGTAATTGGAGGGGATTGCTGGGTATCACCGGATTTAAAATGGTTGTTCTATATCAAAAACAATTCGACTGCAATAGGAGGTTATACCAAAGGGTTGCATGCTATAAAAGGTTCATCAGCTCTTTTTAATATGACGGGATGGTCTGGAACCTCTTATACAATGGATAAAGAGGGTAGTGCAATTGCAGAAGATTGTAAGAATATTTATATATTGGATATCAAATTTAATTCTAAATCTAACAGAATGATGATTTTCGGTAATTCTACTCGTGGTCATTTTGGAGATTTTGATTTAGGTTCAGATTTAAAATATATAGAAGGAACACAACCCGATACAATATATTTCTTTGCATTGAGTACAGAATGGGTTAATGTAACAAAAACGGTGTCAGCTAATACTGATTTCCCATCAACTTATTTAAATGCCGGAAAACAAGGTAGTGTTTATCTTCCTAATATTAATTTTGTTAATAATTCTATTAGTTATATGTATCCGGCAGGAAACATACCTATAACTGGATATAGATATAATTTAATATGGGATAATTGATTAAAACGATATGGATAATTAAAGAGTAACTATATACCATTTACATCAAGAATGTTTAGGTATATAGTTACCAATTTTATCTATCATTCCCAAGTTAAATTATAGCTATAGGAAGTATAAGGAGGTTGTCCTCCTGGATAAACGAAATTAATTATTTCGTTGTTTATAAAATTAAAGGAAGGTTTATAAGTATTATTAGAACTTGAAGCGGAAGCTGCATATTTGTCCCATAATGAACTCAATCCTACGTTAGTATGTGACAGTTGTTTCCATTGCTTTTTTGATTTATCTAATATAAAGCACATTATAATATCGGGTTGAATTCCTTCGACATAAGTTGTATCTGTTAAAGTACCATCACCGAAATATCCTTTAGAAGAATTCCCAAGAACCATCATTTTATCAGAATTAGAATTGAATTTGACTTTCAATATGTAATATTCTTTTGTGGCTTGATATACAGAATCTGAATCGGTAGAAATTACATATGATTTGTTCGTGAATCCAGTTTCTGTAAATAATACAGAAATGTCCGCAGTACGTATATAATATAATCCTTTTGTATAAACTGAAGTAGAAGAAGTAGAAATAAAGAACCACCATTTTGAATCGGGCGAAATCCAACAATCTCCTCCGACAACTTTCGTAATTACAGATGGAATATTATAATAACAAGCCCAGTTAGATACGTCCATTATTTCTATACCCGTTGTATTTCCCATAGTTACAACATAAATCAAATAATCGAATTTATTTGTCACTTGTTCATTAAATAATCTTCCCAACAATATTGCTTTTTTATTAATTTCTCCTATTTTAATAAAACCAATATGATTCCAACTTATTGAATCTGGGTATGGATAATTAGTAAGCTCTCTATAATAAATTCGCTCATTTGATGATGTAGTACCTCCCGTTTTAACTTGAACTCTTCCTACTATGAAAAAATAATTATTATAACCATATACACTGTAGTAATACCAGTTATTTTGGGCAGTAGAAATAACTGTTATTGTAGCAATTGCTTTTAATATAGAATAATTATTGAGCAACTTTAATAAATTATTTGACGAAAGTCCTAAAACATAAGCATTATTACTTCTTTTATAAGTGATTACTGCGTTAGGTGCAGTCGTAAACATATCCACTGAACCTATATAAAGAGAATACTGGAATATACATACATAATTAATTATATATAATTTACCGTTATCATCATTATATATAGATGCTTCACCATTTAAAATAGGGATAGACGGTGATAAATCATTTATATACACTTTGTTCTCCCAAAGAATATAATTTTCTTGGGTAAGTTTTATTAAGGAAGTTTCTCGAAGACTTGACGACTGTGTATTTGCACAAGAAAATCCGAAATAAGTACCCGATGGTGATTTAAATGTTATTGCAAATGAATTACTGATAGCCAAAACATCATGCGATACATTTCGCATTAATAAGGTTGTGTAATATCCAGATGGTAGACTTTGGCTGAAATATGGATTCATATTTGCTGATTCTACATCGCTCACCCACACCCCTACCTTTAGAGCCTCTATTGTTATGGACTGGTCTTTGACGAGAGAGATTGAAGTAGTGGAACGGTTCTACAGTATTTTTCGTCGTGTTTGTTTTCGTAATATCCAAAATTAATCGTATTTTTACCGTGCAATTAATTGTTTTTCAACATGGAAAAAAGAATAAAGAAAGAAAACCCGTGTGGGGGATTATTTTTACCCCAGTCCACACCTATATATGATAACTTGCCTTTCAGTCGTTTTTTTGAAGAAAACGACAAGGAAGTAATACGGTGGGCAGAAAACGTACTTGAAAAACTGGAAGGAAGGGGGATTTTGCCCACATTCCTAAAGAAGAAAGAGAACGAGGATTTCCGTGCCTTTTGGGGAACCATAACTCATATATTCGCTTTGATAGTTCTGTATGCAAGACAATACAAAAAGATAGACACGAATCAGATTTTGTTCGAGATGTTTATTCAGAACAGAGGTCTTGTTACTAATATGGTGGACAGCCAGGAACAGATGAAATACCTATTCTATAATTACCTGGAAGAATATTCAAAGCGTGGAAGACTTGACATCATAAGCAAGGAAGGCGAGATATTGGGTGAATTGTTGCGATTGATAAGATACAATTCTTTGGACGAGTTTATATTTGCCTTGTTGAGACCGGAAGCTACGGGGTGGGCGATGGGTCACAGTTCGCCTACATGTGACCGGACGAATACGGTAATGAATGTATCAAAAGCGTATGAATATACAAAAGGAGTAGAGGATTTGAATAATTATCCTCTATTGATACCGGAAAGTATAAGCATAACGCAGGACGAAAACGGGGATGATGACGAGATATTCAATGCTATGACATTTTTTGGTAATCAAGCCGTGGGCATAGACGGAAGGGTGGATTTGGACAAGCTTATAATCATAGACCCGAATCTATCCTACGAAATATCATTGCAAGTAAAAGTGTCGGCTACGGACAATGAAAACCTAAAGTTTGGAGTAGCTGGGTACGAGACGGTAGACGGAGAGCCGTTGTCTATGGGAATATTGGAAAACGGACAGATAACCGGAAGTTCCCTTTGGTTCCATGAAAACGAATATTTGGACATAAAGAATGACGGCATGTATTACTACATAAAAGGAATACTGCTGTCAACGAACGAGAAGTTTTTGAAAGCGCCTGCACTTAATTTCCCGTCTGGGCGTGCTTTGTCGATAATGCCGGGAATGAAGTATATCGCACCTATATTTATCCAGGAAAGAACGGTCGGAAATCACCCGTATGTATATATATACGATTTTCATGTGAAACCCTTATATCTGCCGTTTTCACAAGGATATTTGGGTGAACGTGACATTATAGCTGCTTACTATAAAAACAACGCATATCAGAGACAATTTACTGTAGAGACATTCCTAAAAAATTACCTTGTTGGATATAAGAACATATTCGGTAGTGAATTGATACGTCCTTATGTAGGAGAGGAAGAATATCAGATATTGTTCAAGGTGTTTTCAAACCGAAACAAGTACATACCCAATGCAAGGATTACGATAAACGGGGAAGAGCTTGTAACGGACGTGAACGGTGAAGCAAAGATAACGTTACCGCGCGGACAATGGTATTATGAGGTGGAAGCCGAAAACTTTGAAAACGTGGAAAACTCCTTATTAGTGGACAAGGATGCTGTAGAATATGTACAGTTAATGGGTGCCGCCTATGAACGGGTGGTTACGTTCTTTGTGCGCGACAAGGAGACAAAAGACTGGATGCAGAATGTGAAAGTGTCCTTTGCAGGAAAGGTTCAATATACCGGAAGCAACGGTATAGCGACATTCGAGGTGTTCCCCGGTATATACGAATATGTGGCAGAATATGAGGACTATTATACGGTGAGAAGAAATGCCGAAATAGTGGATTCTACCAACATAGAAATCGAGATGGAAAAGATACCTTACTATAACGTGACTTTCCGTATAAGGGACGGTGTGGAGCCAGTATCGGGTGCATCTGTATTAGTGACGGGTGAAGATATTCCTAACCAGACTGGAAGCTCGAATGCGCAGGGACTTGCAACCGGGTTTATATATCCGGCAGGAACGTATCATTATAAGGTCGTGAAAGATGGATATATAACCGTGGAAAAGGATTTTACCATATACGGAAACGCGGTTATAGACATACAGTTCAATCCCATACCGAAATATAATATAAACTTTGTCGTGAGAAGCAACGGGTTGCCCGTAGCGAAAGCGGATGTTACTTTCAACGGCACAACCCTACAGACAGAAAGAAACGGGATTGTGACATTTGTAGAGGTGGCAGGTTCTTATGCCTGGAAGGTGTCAAAGACGGAATTCAACGGGCAGGAAGGAACGGTGGAAGTCGTGGATAAGGACGTGACGGTAGAAGTCGACTTGGTGCAGATAGGCTATCTGATTGATTTTTATGTTACGGACGATAACAATACACCGCTTGACGATGCTTTGGTTACTGTAGGTACGGAATCAATAAGTACGAGTGGAGGGCAGGCGCAATTTGTCCGTATATCGGGCGGTTATAACTGGACCGTACAGAAGGAAGGATATTATACGAAACAAGGTGTTGTGACGGTGAACGGGGAGAACAAGAGAGTGGACGTGCAATTGAAGCTTGTTACCTACGACATCATATTTACCGTGAGAATGAGCGGACATCCCGTCAAGAACCAGCCCGTAGTGCTTGGTGTAGGGGAGGATGAACAAACGGTCAATACGGACGCGAGCGGAAACGCAGTCTTTAACCGTGTGCCGGGCAGTTATCCGTGGAATGTGACAAAAACGGGGTATGAGCCGAGAACAGGAACGGCAGTATTGATAAACCAGCCTTTAGCCATAACGGTAGACCTTGTTAAGCAGACCGGAAAACTGACGGTAACGGTATTGGATGTGGAAACGAACAATCCTATTAGTAATGCGGTAGTGACGATAAACGGGGAAACGAGATATTCCAACAACAACGGTATCGCGGCAAGCTGGACGCTTGAACTTGGTGTGTGGGAGTGGAGCGCGTCTCACCAGGACTATAACCCGGCAAAGGGGAACGTGAACATAACGGCAGGAGACAATGCCTATACTATAAAGATGGCAGAAAAGGCGTCCGTGCCGTTCAACGTGACGTTCCAGGCGACTATAGGAAGTGCGCAGGCTTCTGGGGCGACAATCGAGATTGTAGGACAAAGCGAAAAATTGACAACGAACGAATTAGGTTTGGTATCTACGCAATTGTTTTCGGGTACATACGATTATGTGGCAAAATATCCTTATTGTTATGACGTGGTGAATTCGTTTACCGTGTACAATTCGGACATCCGTGTTCCTATCAATTTTACCGTAAAGAGGGTGAATGTGAGAATACAGGTTGTCAACGGCAGCAATATAGGCATAAGTGGGGCACAGGTGACGTTTAACGGAATGACGCAATATTCCGATGGACAAGGATATACGACCTTCAATGTGGAGGCAGGAAGTTCCGGTACGGCCACGGCAAGCAAGCTTCCCCAATATAACGAGAACAGTACGTTTGTATCGGTAGGGGAATATGATACAAACGCAACGATAGTTCTTGGTGTAAATACCTATAAAGTTATTTTCGACGTGGTGGACGAGAAAGGGATATCCATAAGAGGAGTGCGTATTGTATGCGGAGGTACGGTAAAGAACACGGATGGAGCCGGGCGTGCGGTATTCGGAACATACGTGCCGCCCCAGACATTAAGCTGGCAGGCGTCAAAAGCCGGATATCAGAGCCAGAACGGTTCTGTAAGCATAAGCAATAGCGACGAATATGTTAACGTCGTAATGACGCGCAACAAATGCCAGGTTACATATAACGTACGTACAAAGAGCGGTTCTCCTATTTCGGGCGTGACAGTGGAAGACAATATAAGTTCGGGTGTGACAAGCTCGAACGGTACCGTATCATGGATGGTTCCGTGTAACGATACCTATGCGTGGGTGGCGACGAGCCAGAATTACTTTACGGAGAGCGGAAGTTACACAGTAGGACCGGAAGAGTTCAGCAAGACGATTGACATAATAATGGAAGACGGTGCGGTATTGGAAGTAAGGGTGTCAAACGGTACGAACATAGCGCTGCCCGTACTTAACACTTCCTCTACTGGACTTAACAATTTGCGTGTGAAATGGGGAGACGGAGACCAGACATTAGGAACGAATTCGCACACCTACAGTTCCGGAGGAACAAAGATAATATTGTTCGATTTTAATGGGATGTCTGCCAATTTATCATGGAGTGCAAATGGATTTTCAAGTTTTCAGAATTGTTTGACGAGAGTAATCAAGTGGTTTACTGAGGATGTGAGAACGTCATGGGGAAAGGGAGCTTTCCAGGATTGCAGTAGTCTTGAATCGGTTGTAAGCTGGACCACAAGTCTTATGAGCGGTTCGGCAGATTCATTCTTTTATGGATGTAGTAGTCTGAGAAGTGTTCCGTCTGGATTGTTTGAATTTATAACAAGCGGTACGTTCGTGAGCACGTATAGAAACAGTGGATTGAGTGGTTCGGTGAACTTGTCAAGCGTGCTTGGAGGAAACTCGATAAGTGATTACTCCTATTGTTTCTATGGATGCAGTAATATTTCCTCTGTGAGTGGACAGTTAAGGACATTAAGTAATGGAACGTCCTTGAATTATATGTTTGACGGATGTAGCAGTATGTCAAGTATAAGTAATGATATTGGGGCGACAAATATAAAAACATGTATATACATGTTTTTCAATTGTTCTAATTTGCAGTCACCGTGCAGAATAACGTTCAAATATTTTTCGGGAGAGGTAGTAAACGCATACGGTTTTTGTGATGGTTCGGGTGTATCGTCGTTACCGAGCAATCTGTTTTCCGGGACCGTGGGTGAATTGTTGTTGGGACGGGCGTTTTATAAATGTACCAATCTGTCAAGCATAAGCTCTGGTGCATTTAATTACACGACGAATGGAGGTACACAATGTATTGAAATGTTCTACGGTTGTACAAGCTTGCTGAATGTAAGTGGTGTGACAATTCCCGATATTAGAAATGCGTCCAGTATGTTCCAGAATAGCGGCTTGACTACTATAACATCATCTTTGTTTTCTGATTCTTCACAATGCAGTTCTTATACGCACTGTTTCAGTGGGTGTAAAAATTTGAGGACAGCAGGCTCACAGGGCAGTCCTATCACACCGCCCGAACATTCGGTGACAGTGAATATCAATAGCATGTTTGAAGAGTGCAGCAATTTACAATCGGCAGAATATGCTTTCGGTGATGTAACCGAGAATAAACCTAGACCTACGGGAACTGATAATAGTTATATAGAATCGGGGGTACTGAAACATATAGACAGTTGCACGGACACATTCAGTGGTTGTTCAAATATGACATCTCAACCGAGATGGGATTGTATAGTAGCCGGAGTAAAATTGCCGTCAGCTTATATGCCTCTGTTTTATTATTTTAAGAGAATATTCCAACCATATCAATTCGGTTTCCCGGATGTTGACAGTATATCCAAAAGCGGATGTTTCAGAGGATGTACAAAGATGAATGGTTACGACCAATATATTAGTGCTTATCCGGAATGGTTCTAATTTTGTAAATAAAAATTTATTGATATATGGCACAGATAAATGTTAATAGAAACACTTTCTTAGAAAAAGAAGAAGTGATGAATATGCAGTCTTTCCTACAGAACTCTTTGCTTGGAAAGATTCTTATTGCCGGAAGCTATACTTTCGGCATAGTGACAAATAACCCTACAAAATTCAAGTCCGATTTTGAAACCGTGGACACCTTTATAGACAACAAGGCGTTTGAAGTACAGCAGGGAACACAAGGAGGAACGGTAAGGATATTGCCGGGTATGGCGGTAAACTCATTGGGACAGGTAATAAACATTGTCAATATATACGATAACTTTGCCATCCCGGCAGACAGCGTGTATTACTGGCTAAAAATCGGGTATTCGACAAAAAACTACGAAAACGGATATGTGAGTATCAACCAGAAGGGTGTAGTGACCGGAACCGTGGATTTTTCCGGTAAGGTTAGAGGACAGGCAGGGAAAACCCCGGTAGCGATAAAGTTTTTGAAGGACGACGGTTCACAGCCCCTAAATAATGGTGTATATGAGATAGTCAATATAATAGATAACAAGAATATTGTATTAACGTCCGAATCCGATTTTGTTGCGGAAACAAATTTGCAAGTCGTGATACTGGGAACGGTGCCGCTTGGAAAGGTATTCACGGACGCGCAAATGGAAGGGCTTTACACCTATGATTGGTTTACGTTGGGGCTGACACAGGAAGTGACCTTGGAACAGCCGCCTACCAAGTCGGTAAACGAGTTTTATATAGCAAGAGTGAGAAACAACGGTGGTACGGTAACGATTGACAATACGGCAAAAAAGGAATATTGGTCTTTGGCAGGCATGCCGAAACCGAAAGAATAAGAAAGGAGGAGAAAATGAAATTATTATATACAGTAAGTTCCGGATATATGGCAGAACAGCAGAATGTTTCCTATTCGATAGGAGGATTTGCATCTTCCACGACGATACCTAATGATATGTTCGGTAATTTGTTTGACGAATTGAGCGTCAACACTATAAGAAATGCAAGAAACGAATACCGGGCTATAGTGCTGCACAATGACAGCCAGGAGGTGGCAAAAGGGGTGAAGATATGGTTCGAGAATCCGGAAACAAATGTGTGTTCGTTTAAGGTAGGTGCCGTGGGAATGATGGAAGGTGCAGACGGAAGCCGATATATGGGCAGTGCACCTAATATATATAGCAGACCCTATACAGTCCAGTTTTATGAGGCTACAGAGGAAAACCCGGTGTCTATCGGGGATATGCAGCCAGACCAGATGATAGGTATATGGGTGGAAAGAAGCATAGATAAGGAAAAGGCTTTGGAAGAGTATAACAACGTGGCTGAGAGGGATTTAACAACCGAAACGAGATATAAGCCTATTCAGAAGGAAACACAAGAAATGTTAAATATGCAATTTTATTGGGAATAAGCTATTGCGTATGTCATAACATAATCTTATCTTTGTGGTGTGATTGATAAGGGAGTGTTAAAACTCCCTTATCAATCGGGTTAGACATAAACAAATATTATCTCGAATATGAACAATATTGTAGAACTTAATGGGTTGATGGGTGTAAATAGTAGAAAGGTTTATGCCTATTTTTCAACCGAACCGGAAAAGTAAGGAAGGCTTTGGAGCAGGTCAAGTTCTGCGAGCAGGCATTATCCGAATTTGATAAGGCATAAACATGTGCAAAAAGAAGCCATTTCTACACACGAAGTATTAACACGAGTGGACAGGTAGTTTTCGCTCATAACAAGAAGAAATATATGAATAAAAAAGAACAACAATCAATCGACTTTTTACGTAGTATGGAACGTGAAGAGCCGTTATCTCTTGGATTTTCCGGTGGTAAAGATAGTGTAGTCATACTTGACCTTGCCGAACGCGCAGGTATTAAATATAATGCCATCTATGCTAATACCACAATGGACCCACCGGGAACAATTAGTTTTATAAAGAAGAACTATCCGCAAGTTCATATTATGCACCCAGAAAAGTCGTTTTTTCAGTTAGTAGAAGAAAAGGGATTCCCTTCTCGTTTACGTAGGTTCTGTTGTGAAAAATTAAAGGAAAGATATGGAATTGGCAAACGAAGCATTGAAGGGATGAGAGCAGCCGAAAGTAGAAAACGAAAAGACTATGAGCCGGAGCAGTGCGACACAAGAAAATGGATGAAAGGTGCAAAGCATATTCTTCCTATCCTTACATGGACAGATGAAGATGTTTGGAATTACATTCATGAACATGGTTTGCCATATTCAAAGTATTATAATGCTCCATATAATTTAAACCGTCATGGTTGTGTAGGTTGTCCGCTTTGTAATTATAAGCAGATGCAACTGGAGTTTAAGATGTTTCCTGGGTATGCTCGTAGAATAATAGTAGCCGTTGAGAGATACATGAATACCCATCCGAACGTTTTTCTTTCTCGTAATTTTGAAGATGGTTACGAGGCTTTCTTTTACTATATCAATGAAATTCCTATTGCGGAATTTCACAAGCAAAAGCAAGAATTCCCAAGATTCAGTGCAAAGGAAATTATTCAAAGAGAAATATTAAATCAAAAGGAATAAGCTATGAAACAGACAGTAGAAAAGGCTTCAATAGAATATGCTGAATCGGTTATTCGTTCATTTGGAACATGTGGGGTACCGAATGGAATTTCTGACATCAAGGAAATGATTGTTAATGGTTTTAATAGTGGTGCTGAATGGCAGAAGGAGAAAGCTATTGAAGCTTTGTCTTCTGTACTGGAGGACTGGGTACATGGTGGTGATGCAGACTGTATAATTGCAGAATTTGAAGAAAAATTGAAATAAAATGGATGAAAGGAAAATTCTTTTGTTTAAGAAGGGGTGTTATGATGTTGGAACACGTTTTTCTTTATTGTAAATGGTAAGATTATCGAAACAGTCATAAGTGATGTAATGATTGATTATCATAAAAGCATCAATTATGAAAAGCATTCTGTAAGGTATCATTTTTGCACTATGGATAAATATACATTCGATGAGTTTTCGGAAAGAGAATTAGAAGATATGATACATAGAGGGATTGTTTTATGTATTGAGTGATAGAAAGGAGATTGAAAATATGAAAGGAAATGTATTTGACAAAATAAGGAAAGCTGCTAATAAATATATAGAGTATAGGCTTGCTTGTGATAATGTAGCCAAAGAAGCACAAAAGCATATAGATTGGAACAATGATGTTTCGTGTGAATATTATCCCGGTGATGGAATATGTCTAATGATAGAAGAACATGTTTGTTTTATTGATACATTTTTAGACTTGGTAGAAGAATCGGAAAACGGTATGCTTGATAGGGGAACTTTTATGAGAAATTGTATCTGACATGGAAAGATATAGGATTGTGAAAGAAATAAGGTATAACGGCTGTATTCCGATAGTCGTGTATTTTGTACAAGTCAGAAAAGACAAACGTATTTCATCCGAATGGGTGAATGTAAAAGGTTTTGATACTTATAGGAAAGCAAGAGAGTTGTTGTATATTTTAAACGGTGATTGATATGGAAATAGTTCCGGATTTGACAAAAAGTAATTTGTCTAAAAATCAGATAGAATACATTCAAAAGAAGCAGCATGAATATAAATTGATGGATAAGAAGAGAAAGATTCCAGGTCATACTCTGTTTTCGTTTAATCTGAAAACGAAAGAGATAAAGAGAGCTTCTATTACCAACGAAGTTTCAATTGGATTAAACGGGAAACCTATAATGAAAACTAAAACAGTTATTGAGCCGGATTGCTATTACGAACAAGCTTTGAATGAAAAGAATTTTAGAAAAAGATTAAAGAGGATTGGGTTAATATGAAAACAATTAAGATTTCAAATTTGCAAGAAGGAGATTTGTTCATGTACAAAGGTGTAATGTATGAAATTGTACATAAGGACAAATGGGAAACCTATTGTAAATATGTCAATGATAAAAGCCATTTAGGAGGATGGTTTTCAAGCGAATATCTTTATTGTAATTTTAGTAATTATACAAAAGTGGAGGTTTAGATATTATGAGTAAATATAGATACAGAGAAGTGAAGAATTATATCCACAACGAATTAAAGTTGACTAAAGAGGATATAAAGGATATAATGATTCCAATTGTGAAAGAGGAAGTTAAACGTATCTTTCATAACACCTATGGGAATGATGTCGATATAGAGAGGTGGATTCGCTGCATGGTCTCCGACGAAATACAAAGGCGTGGTGATTACTCTATGTTGAGGAATTTATGCAGGGAGGTGATTAAGGAGGAAATTACCGATAGGTTGTCAATTGATATAAGTCTTAAAAAGAAAGAGGGGTAAAATATGCAGGACGAAATTTCTTGGAATGAAAATACTTGTTATAATATTTATAATCCGTATGGTGATACTTCTCCTTTAGAACCATGTGATGCACCTAAAATGAGAAAATATCGTCCAAAAGATGATAGATGTACAAACAAGCAGATTGCGAAACGCAGGAAGAGAAACAAGAACCGTAAAACACATAGGAAATGAGTAGGTTTGAGAAAGAAATTCTTCCTTTTATAGAAGAGGAAATTATGCGAAAACTCCGTACATACAATGTGTACAGTACAAAGGAGTATGAAGACATACGAAAGGCAGTGAGGTATTCAATCAGATTTTGCAAGAAACATAAAATTGTTCGATATGAAGATAAAGATTAAATAAATAAAGGAACGAGAAATGAAAAAGTACAAGGTTTTATTTTGTGATATGGACGGCACGTTAATAGAAACTGCAAGTGGTGAGACGTTTCCAAAGGGGATATGGGACATGAAATTTAAGTTTGATGTCCTGGATGCAATAAAGAATTTGAATCCCGAAGAAATTTTTATTGTGACAAATCAAGGAGGGATAGAAAAAGGGTTGGTGTTGCAATTATCTATTTATGTAAAATGCAAGTACGTGAATGACAGTATAATGGATTATTGCGGCATTGATACGCGTTTTATGTATTGTGAAAGCAATGACAGAAGAAACCCTATGAGAAAGCCTAATACTGGAATGCTTGAAAGACTTTTTAACAACTATAAATCATGGAATGCTGGTTTAAGTGAAAAGGATTGTTTAATGATTGGTGATGCAAGCGGACTTGAAGGGCAGTTTTCGGACAGTGACAAGAAAACAGCCGAGAATTTTGGCATAGACTATATGGATGTCAGCGAGTTCGTAAATGTTTACGGGGAAGGGGTATAATTATGGAAGTAAAGAACGGAATAATAATAGATGGAGTGCTGCATGAAGCTGCGAATTATCCAAATGACTATGAATGTACTATATGTTCTCTTCGTAAGGAATGTGATGAATTAGAGAATCGTAGTGATGAATGGATTTGCAGGCTTATTGATTGTAAGTATTTTATCAATCGTGGCAAAGTAACAGACATTAAGATAGATAAGGAGGAATAACAATGGAAAGCGATAAACTTATATTAGATGCTTGTTGTGGCAGTAGAATGTTTTGGTTTGACAAGCATAACCCTTTGGTTTTATTTGTAGACAAGCGTTCAGAAACACTTACAGCTAAGGACAAAGATAGAATCAGAACTATAGATGTAAAACCGGATGTAATAGCCGATTTTACTAATTTGCCGTTTGAGGATAATTCTTTTTATATGGTGGTGTTTGACCCACCGCATCTAAAAACACTTGGTGAAACCTCATGGATGGCTAAGAAATACGGTAAACTGCCAAAAGATTGGAAATCACTTATACACGACGGATTTGCCGAGTGTATGCGCGTCTTGAAACCTAATGGAACGCTCATTTTCAAATGGAACGAAAGTGAGATAAAAGCTTCAGAAGTTTTGTCCGTTATCCCTTTTAAGCCTCTATTTGGACATACCACTGGAAGGCAGAGCAAAACAATATGGATGTGTTTTATGAAGAGAGAAGACGATGAATAATACGAAAAGGGATGTCTATCTATCGCCTTGATAGTAGCAATCATTTTCATTGCATTAACGGTTGTAATTTTATCTTACGAATTATGAAATCAAAACAAGTATTATCAATAGAACAAATGAAGCACTTGCAGGAGCTTGGATTAGATACAAGTGATGCAAGTATGTGCTGGTGTCGCGCTATCTCACATAAATCTGTAACGTGGGAGCTTGAAATCTATGAGTATGTAATAAACCAAAAACTGGATTCTAATTTTTGGGAAACAACCCCTACTTACACTTTGCAGGACATTCTGGATAAGTTACCAGAATCAGTACAGGTATATGATTTGTACATATTTAAGAAAGTAGGGTTGTGGTGGCTCAAATATGTAGACGTAACGAATAATGGAACCGTTCGTTTAGAAAAAATGCCGAAGTTGATAGATGCAGCCTATTATATGCTGTGTTGGTGCATTCAAAAGGGGTTTGTTAAAACTAATAAGGAGGTTAAAGATGGAAGAAAAGAAAATTGATTGGGAACAGAGGCGTTATGAACTGGCAAAGGCTGCAATGCAAGCTTTGATTTCAAACAGTTTCTTTATGAAAAATTTGGGTATGTATTTGGATGAACATCCAGATAAAAAGATGGATGCAATAGAAGTAGTAGCTATTGAATCAATTAATTATACTGATGTATTGATAAAGAAACTGAAAGGAGAATAATCATGGAAGCACATGTAATGAAGCTTGAAAACAACTGTGTAATTGTTGACGAGGAATATTTTAATGAGATAAAGAAGCAGTCAGAATTTAACCAAGAAAGGATAAACGAGATTGCCGAAGAAAGGTTTTTGGAATATGTCAAAGAAAGCGGTATCAAACTTTCCTATGAAGTGAAAGGAATACCTTATATATTTCATCATGACTTGTTGAGTGAATTGAACTATGAGGAAAGAGGATATCCGGAATCCGTGTCAGAAAAGGTGAAGTATGTTATTGCAGATGATATAACCGAGGCTTTGAATGATAAGTTTAAAGGACTGAAAGACGAGGCTTTGAATTACGCAATAAGCGAGTTTGACAAGCGGAAACACGGTTTGGAGGCTACTGCAAAAATATGGAAATATTTCGCATTAATCTTTATCATTACGACTATTATTCTAACAATTAGATTATTTATATTGTGAAATGATGTTAAACAACCCATATTTTATACATAAGCAGTTGCGTATCTCATAACATAACCTTATCTTTGCAATGTGAGATTAAGAGATAAGAAGTCAAACAACAAAAAGATAAGGTTATGAAAGCAAGATTTTTAGAAAAGTTCATTATGATGGAATTTGTGAAAGGCAATTTGGATTCACAGGAACAAGTTAATGACATGGTTTCTTTGATACAGAGAAAGTTAGGTGTGTCAGTAGAGAATGCAAGAGAATTTTTAAGAAAAGCGGTTGGGTTGATTTAACAATAACGATTTGTTTTCTTCATATCAAAGGGTTACGTTTGTAACCCTAATTTTTTAAATCTAAAAAGAAATGGCGCAAAAACTGTCTGCCGGATTCATGGCAGAATTATTCAAGCTTGTGTATATGGATTTGAATATCACCAGGATGGTGGTAAATAATCTGACTTATCAGTTAATACCCAAAGAGTGGCCCGGGTTCAAATTCTTGCTAAAAGAGGCAACAGAAGTATTAAAGGAAAAAGATAAGATTCCTTCTTTGGGTGTGGTGTCTCAAAAATACGCTGACAGCGATTTTGTGATTGAGGCAATAGATGCCGTGCAGTCTGCCGCCAAAGTAGACAAGGAAATTATTATAGACCAGCTGGAAGCGTACATTAAAGATGTGGAATTCCAGCTACTTTCTAAAAAAGTACATGATTTGTACGAAGAAGGAAAGAAAGAAGACGCTATACGGGTAAATGCGGAAGAGAGTCAAAGAATATTGTCCCTATCATTAAGGCATGAAGCAGGTGGTTTCCAAAAGGTTTTTGCCGATTTTGACAAGAGAATGAGAGGAAGACGGGAAGAGGAAGACGGGGAAATTCCGTCACGTGTAATATTCGGACTTGATAAGATAGATGATATTTCGGAAGGTGGTGCCACGATAGAAGATACCGTATTATGGATTATGAGGTCTGGCGTAGGTAAATCAACTGCATTAAGATATCATGGAATGCAGGCAGCCTTTGATGGACACCCGGTCTTGCATATACAGTTGGAGGGTGGCGCGCGTGCGTGTCTGGAAAGATACGACCAGTTTTGGACGGGGCAAAAATACGGGAATATTAGAAAGGGTGTCATAGATGATAAGCTGGCAGAAAAGCTTGATAAGGCTTTTGAAAACATAAAATCCTATTCTAAAGACATAGATGTATATTCGTTTGAAAAATTCGGGCAGGCTACAATGGTGGATGTCCGTAATGTGATTGTATCTTATTACAAGAAAAACGGTTATTATCCGCATGTATTGATATTGGATTCATTAGACCTTGTGGCAACTGGAACAAACCGTGTTGTAGACAACAACCCTACATTCAAAAAGGAAAAATTACAGACATGTGCACAACTTTTGAAAAATTTATGTGTAGAGTTTAAAATGGTGGGATTTACGGCAGCACAAGCTGGAAATGTGCCGTTGGAAATATGGGACAATGCAGACAAGGTGATAGACAGAAGTTATACGGAAGGGGATAGGACATTGGTAAAGCCGTTTTCTTTTGTGTTTACCGGGAACCGGACAAGAGAGGAGAAGAAACAGAACATAATGCGTATCTATATGGATAAAGTACGTGATTATGATACGGTAAAAGATACCTTTCCTATTGTGACGGATTACGGCAGGGGACGTTTTTGTGACAAGGCGCTGACAGCCGAATATTACGGAGGTGATAAGGGTTTCACTTCTTCTACATCTGGAAAGAAGACAAGAAAGAAAAAGGATGAAGACGGTGAAAAGCAAAATGATGTTAAAACAGAGACGATTTAGACATACTCACTTGCTTATGTCATAACATAATCTTATCTTTGTAGTGTCTTCTTAAGGGAGACAAGAAAAAGAAGTCAAACAAATAAAGATAAGGTTATGGTACACAGTAAAGAACAAATTGAAGAAATCATGTTGTCTCTTTATGAACAACTTGGAGGACATAAGTTTGTGGTTATGACCGGGAGTAAGTTTACCGGATATGCCGAAAACGAAAATGGTAATTTGGAACAATATATATCACTGGCACGAAATGTAAGCGGTGCAAATAAACTTAAGATTACTTATTTGGAAGGATTAGATGTTTATGATATGAGGTTTGTGCGTCAAACGTTTAACAAGAAAACTTTTACTGTGAGTGAGAAGGAAGTTTATCACGATGAATTTGTTTATTGGGACGAGCTAATCCCTATTTTTGAGAAAGTTACCGGAATGTACACAAAATTGTTTTGAATTATGAAAGCTATAGTAGAAAACCCGTTGAAAAGTAAATTCCCGATTATTAGGGAGGTTTATATTGAAATATTGAACAGAATTACTTGGTGCAGAAATGAAGGTGAATTAAGGGATGTCATAAGATTTATATCTATGGAATTCCCGGTTACGTTCAATTCTTATTTTGAATATGGGTTTGGAAGGAATCACATGTGGGTCAGTGAGAAGAAAAGCGGTAAACGTCTTATTCTTATCGAATTTTAAATAAATGATTATGGAAGAGGCAGAAAAGATATTTTGGGAGGAAGTGGATAAACTTCCGGAACACAAGAGAACGTTCGATGAAGATGTTTTTCAAACCATTATTAGGGCTATGTTACGTTTTAATGCGGAAAACATAAAGTCTATAATTGAGGAGATTAAGGATGTTCAGAGTAGATAAAAACGAAGTAATATCCGAACTGGATTTGTCGGCGTTTGGAGCAAAAGGTTTTTTGCAAAACAAGAACAAGGAATGTCCTTTTTGTAACAAAAAAGGGAAATGGGGTATAAAGTTCAATGAGGCGGGAAATAACGGTGCATTCCATTGCTTTAAGTGCGGCACAAAAACCACCTTAAAAAAGTTTTTGGAAAAGATAGGAAGAAAGGACCTTATAAAGCAGGATTACGAAAACACCGTAAAAATGCAGAAATTAACACCTCTAATAGATGATGAAGAAGAGAAAACAACAGAGGAAATTAAGGAATGCATCCTTCCTAAAAAACTGGAATATATAGAAAAGGACGAATATTTGGATAAGAGGGGCTTTGTAAAAAGATATTATGAAGAATTCCGTCCGGCAGAAACAAAATTCTTTCTCGAAAGAAAGCTGCATGATAAGTTCATATTCCAGTTTACCATGAACGGCAAATTAGTCGCATGGCTGGCACGTTCAAAGAAAAGTAAGGATTGGCACGAAGAAAACCTTCAAAGGTTTAAGGAGGGTAAAGAAAAGCTTGTATTGAGGTACGAAAATTCGCGAGACGGATTCTCCCATGTGATAGGAGGGTATGACAATATAACGGACGAGACGGACACGGTTATAATCGTGGAAGGGATGTTTGACTATATATCGGTTGACACGAAATTGCATCTTTATGAATCACCGGATATAAAGTGCGTGTTTACGTTTGGTAACAATATGGGATTAAGCCAGATAAAGCTATTGAGGGACAATCCGGGCATAAGGAATGTGATTTTGATGTACGACCCCGACAAGCCGGAAATGATTAAGACGGTATCAATGACCTTGCAAAGGTATTTTAATGTGCAGATTGCCGAATTGGAAGACAAGGAGAAAGACCCTGGGGATGCGACACAAGAAGAACTCCTATGGGCGCTTGACAATATGACGGAACCGATTAATTATTACACAAGACATTTATAGTGCTGATTTTTTGCCATTTATCCTAATTTTTGTTAGATTTGAAGTCAAAAATAAGGATATGGAAAAATCACGGAAAATCAGCCTGGAGCAGTTTGTAATTAACTTGCAATTGGAGTATTTGAGTTGTAGATTACGCTCGATAGTTTACAACCGTATAGAGAGTGTCGAGCTTGTGAAGATATACAAGGACATAGCGGAGAAGAAGAAAGCAAAGATTCTGAACTTGAAACAAAGGTTCCGTCTTGGTACGATGTTTGACAGTGACAAGGCGTTTTCAGATTTTTATTTGAAAGAGTTTTTGCAGGAATACGGATTGCCGAACTTGCAATATTCGGAGAAAACGAAAAAGTCGGTTATGTTCTGGGATAGGTTTCACCTATTGAAACCGGGTACCGTAGTGATATACAAGGGGAAGGAATATAAAGTGAAGATAAATCATCCGAATGACGATAATGTAGTGATATGGATTAATGACGTGCCGGAACAGATACCTTATACCTATTTCAAAATGAGATGGTTAGAAAAAATTGACATGAAAGATTTGAAATAATAGAGATAATATTTGTTTATCTGAAAATTAAATTGTTATATTTGCATCATAATTAAAAAACAAAAAGTATGAACTATTTCGAGTATGAAGAAAAGGCGGCTACCACAGCTTGCTATAACGAAAAAGTGGCTTTGTCCTATGTAACACTTGGTTTGTGTTCAGAGATGGGAGAAACCTATGAGAAAATCAATAACGAGGCAGAAACGGAAGAAATCTCTAAAGAAATTGGAGATATGTTTTGGTATCTCGCTATGATTCGCAAAGAGTGCAATCTCGATATTGAAGGCTGGGATTGGAAAGAATCGCTGGCAAATGCGGAAGGTGCAGGTGTGTTTGATTTGCCCGTGGAAGTTGGAAAGATTGCAGAACAGGTTAAAAAGTGGTTGCGTGACGATTGGAAAGAAGCCGAGCAGAATGTATTTCCGGAAGAAAGAAAGAAAGCTGTTTTGGAAGCCTGGAAAAACGCCTGGAAGGTTATAAACAGTATGATTAACCACGTCGGTCTTGATACAGAAAAGATTGCCGAACAGAATATCGAAAAACTGTTTTCACGCAAACAGCGTGACAAAATTCATGGAGCAGGAGACAACAGATGAGAAATTTTGACAAAATATTAATGACCGGGGCGCAGGGTACAGGGAAAACAACCCTATTGAAAGCCTTGCAGAACGAACCGGAATTTGACAACTGGAAGTTTTACACGAATGTTGTCAGAACGATGGTTGAAGAAGAGGGAATAGCTATCAATAAGGAGGGTACTTCTGAATCACAAAAGAAAATATTCGACAAATACACCCAAATAATGGAAGATGCTATGAAACAACCTTCCATTAGTGACAGATGTATTATTGATGTGAACGCGTACACTTCATGGCTTTTTGACAACTGTAATCCGAAAGACAAGGATTATAACAACCTGGCAGAAGAGGACTTCAAAGAAAAGCGCCAGATTGTAAAACGGAAATACGAATTTCCTTTGCTTGTCTATCTTCCTATTACATTCAGATTGCAGGGTGACGGTGCGCGTTCGGAAGACGAGGAATACCAGAAAGAAATAGACCGGAAAATAAAGCAGATTGTCGATAATTACGGAATACCCTACATTTCTGTTTCCGGTTCAACGGAAGAACGAGTACAGCAGATTAAAGATGCCGTATTCGGGGAAAAGGAGGACTGATGTATGGAATTTTCTTTGTTGACTTTAAGAAATGTTGGTCGGAAGCTTGGAATACAGAATGTTTCCGGATTCAGAAAGGAAGACCTTTTGCAACAAGTTGTTGAAAGACTGGAAGCAAAGGGAAAGACGCTTGAAGAATATGCAAAGGAGGTATCTGTAAACACCCAAAAAGGGTATGTAAAGAAAAAGTTCAATCTTTCACCTAAAGGAGAAAACCCGTACAAGAAAGGGAGTATATCATATAAGGTATGGGAAGAACTTGCAAAGAATGACGGTCGGTCATTCAGCCGGATGGCAAAAGAGCTGGGAACGCATTACAACGTTGTTTCCGTTTGCTGTAGAAACCATTTTGACAAATCATAAACTTGCCGTTTTTATTAGATTTGATTTTTCACAGGGAGTGTAAGTAAATACGCTTCACTCCCCTTTTTATACCCTAAAAATATGGATGAACTGTATAAAGATTTAATCAAATATTTGGAGGATAACTTTCTGTCTTTCAATGCTTTGGATAATTATATTATAGATATTGACGGGCAAACATTCGAGTTGTTTGAACCTTTCCAATGGGACAAAGAGGATAACGGAATTTTCTTTGACGATTCGTTCCAGTGGGTAGGAGACAGAACGGAATGCGACAACTATGTCTTCCGGTTCGGTGATGTATGGTATTACCTTAAAAAGGGAGACGAGAATAAAGTAAAACTTAACCGATTGCAGTATATCGGAAAGGCAAATTTGTTTGACGAAAGCTTGAGATTTGACACCTATATAGGTGTGCACGGCAATTTTGAATTGATGAACGGAATGCACTCTTATTCCGATTGGGTAGAAAAAGCGAAATTTTTAGGAATAAAAGCGCTTGGTATATGCGAAAAGAATACGCTTGCATCAGCGTTCAAGTTTCAGAATGCGTGTCTAAAAAGTGATATAAGACCTATATTCGGTATGGAAGTTACTGTATATAACGAGCAGAAGGACGTGCGATATACAGTAAAGCTGATAGTCAAGGACAAGGAGGGATGGAATAACCTACTGAAAATAAATAAGATTCTGAATGTCGACGAAAAAGGCTTTATCACGGAAAAGGAATTGCAAGAAATGAAAGACGGGTGTTTCTTGTTGTTTGACCCGAAAACATGTATGTTTGAAAATCTCCCCATATTGTCAAGAAAATGGAACGATACCTATTACCAGCTTGATACTGTGGAATACAAGAAGAATGACCGGGATAAAAAATATCTTGACAATCTGAAAAAATTCGTGGGTGTATATAAACCCGTGGCGGTATGTGACGCCTGGTATCTTGAAAGGCGGTATGCTCCTATAAGGGAAAAGCTTAACAGGCTGGCAAAGGTTGCGAATTATGAGAGTGACAACCAGTATATGAAGAATTACCAGGAATATTACGAAGAATTGTCAAAACTGATATTGAATGAAGACAAGTTTTTCGGACTGTTTGAAGAAGCTTTGGTAAATCTTAATTACATATCGGTAAACTGTAATTATTTGCTGGAAACACAGGTAAGACACGCACCTAAATATGTAATGACGGAAGAGGAGAAAAAGAAATATGCTTCCAATACAGAAATGTTTGAATCGCTTGTCTTTGACGGACTGGCAGAACATCCAGAAATACTGGACAGATACAGCGAAGAGGAACTGACAGAAAGACTTAACACGGAAATATCCATCATAGAGGAAGGCGACGTAGTGGACTATTTTTTGATGTTGAGGGATATTATTAGATGGGGAAGAGACAATAACATTTTGGTCGGATTGGGCCGCGGAAGCAGCGCTGGAAGTCTCGTTTCTTATCTCCTTGGTATTGTCAATGTAAACCCGTTGGAATACGAACTCCTATTCAGTCGATTTTTGACAAAGGGTCGTTTAATTCGGCATGAAGAGGAAGAGATAATAACGATAAATGGAGAAAAGGAAATATCCGGGAATACCTTTATAAAGATTGTCCGGAATGACGAGGAAATGATAATTAGAGCCAAAGAGTTAAAAGAAGGTGACGAACTGATAAACGAGTAATGGTATGATAGTAAAAAATATTGAAATAAAGCGTCGGGCAAAGACCGTATTAGGGTCAATGCCCGATATCTGACCCCTTCGGGGGTAACGAGTTGACACAGATTTTCCCGGCAGAAGACGGGATGAAATAAAAGCTTACATGGAAGAGCGGTTTGGAAAGGAGCAGGTTTGTTCGCTTGGTACCTACACCACCTTCCAGTTAAAAGAAGCAATATCCGATATGGCGCGTGCAGATGGCATACCAGTACAGTTATACAGATGGTTTACCGCTTGTATTGGAGATGATAAAGAAAAGACGATAGAAGAGTTTTTCAAGACTGTATGTGGGAAAGAGGACCTAAAGAAGTTTGTCAAGGAACATACAGAAACGTTTAATGATATGATGGTAATTCTTGGTTCGCCTAAAAGCCAGTCAGTGCATGCGTGCGGAACCGTAGTATTGCCGGACGGGAAAACATCCTATGAGTGGATGCCCGTACATACACAAAAAGGGCTTGTGGTTACAGACTGGGAAGGTTCAGAAGTGGAAGAGGCAGGCTTCTTAAAGGAAGACGTTTTGGGGATTATCCAGTTGGATAAGTTCGAGGAAATGTTACGCTTGATAAAGGAAAACCACGGAATAGACGTTGATATATACAGTCTTCCTTTGGATGATAAGCAAGTGTTTGAGTATGCAGGCAAAGGATGGCTGGGCGATGTTTTCCAGCTTGGTTCAGCCGGATTATCGGGATATTGTGTAAAAATGAAGCCGGAAAACATAAACGAACTGTCTGCATGTGTAGCCCTCTATAGACCCGGACCTATGGAAAACAATTTTCACAATGAATATATTTTGCGGAAGAACGGGGAAAAGGACTGGACGGAAGAAATGCCTATAGGTGGGGAAGAAGTGGTGGAGAACACTTATGGACTGATGTTGTTCCAGGAACAAATTATGTTATTTTGTCAAAAATTAGCAGATTTTAACTTAGAGAAGTGCGATTCAGTTCGGAAAGTTTTAGGTAAAAAACTATTACAGAAAGCAAAGGAGTACGGGGATGATTTCGTGAACGGGTATGTAAAGAAGTACGGTTCTAAAGGAGTTACAAAAGAATATGCGGAAAATCTTTGGAAACAGATGGAGGAGTTTGCGAAATATTCGTTTAATAAGTGCTTGCATGGAGACGAGAAGATTTACCCTAATGAATTAACAATCAAAGAACTGTATGAAAAAGGAGTTGAGGACATTCCAGCAGTAACGATGGGAAAGTACGGTGAATTTATTCCTACCAAAGTAAAGGGAATAAGATATGCAGGGAAACGCTTCATCTATAAGATACAAACGAGCGACGGGGCAACAGTGAGATGTTCCGGAAACCATAAATTCCCTACACCGGAAGGACATAAATACGCTTTCCTTTTAAGAAAGGGAGATGTGTTGTATACCTATAAACATGGCATGAGGGTAAATGTGGAAGTCGTTTTTGCTTATGTGATGGATGTGGAACCGACCTATGATGTTGAGATAGACCACCCGGAACATAACTTTGTCACTGGGGAAGGTGTCGTAACATGTAACAGTCACTCCGTATGTTATGGTATGACCGCTTATATATGCCTATGGCTTAAAGTACATTATCCTATTGAGTATTGGAGTGCTACATTCTCGTTTGCGAAGGACGAAAAGATACCCTATTATGTAAACGAAATACAGCAGTCCGGTGAGATAAAGATACATCCGGTAGACATCAACAAGTCAGATGTAAATATCGTGTCCGATTACCGGACAAGCAGCATGTACTGGGCATTCAATGCAGTAAAGCAATGCGGAGAAAGGGCGCAGGAATATATATCGGAAGAGAAAAAGAAGAATGGTCCGTTTTTCTCCTTGGAGGAATTTATAGACCGATGTGTGATTAAAGGCAGTCCGGTAAATAAATCTGTCATTGAGAACTTGATATTTGCAGGCGCATTTGACGAATTAGAGAATATCCAGGAACCGAAAGACCGTTTGGCGCTTATTGAGATGTATCGTGAGAATAAACGGGTCAAAGTATTGGAGGATAAGGATTTACTTACCAATATTATGAAAGTTCGCAAAGAACGTAATAATTGGTGGTGGCTGTTGCAGCAAAAAAGAACGTCCGGTTTTGCATTTTTTGATTATTATGATTTGGTGAATGAATATCATATGCCTAAATTAGACGACGAAACGGAGTTCCAGGACGTGTCTCAGATAAAATTTTGGGACATTAATTCCAAGAAAACCCGTCGTGCCGTGATAGGCGGTTATGTGATTGAAATAATAGAGAGGAAAAGCAAGAAGGGCATATTTGCCACTATAGTATTGGAAAGTAATTACGAGTTTATAAATGTAACGATTTTTCCAGAATTGTTTGAAGAATACGGAGAGTTTTTAAGGGGTAGTAAAAAGAACATTTTGTTGGTTAATGGCGTGATTGTGTGGGATAAGTTCAGAGGAGAATATATTTTGCAGGCGAATGTTAATTCATTGTTTACAGTATTGACGTAAAATATTTTTGATATGAAAATTATGGTAGAAATCGGTACCAAGACCGTTGTTTTGGTATCACCGGACAAGGACGAGGAGATAGAACTCGATGATGTTACGACAATCAATTACTCGAATCTTTATGGAGAGGCGGTAACGGTATCTGGATTGCTTAATAAAGTCGGTCTGATGAAGGTTGAATATGAGAAGAAAGCGAAGGAAGAGAAACTGTTTTGCGATGTGTTTGCAGCTAATTTGAGGAAGAAATTAAGGAGGGAAGCGGCTACAAATGGAGGAAGAATAACGATTGATGGAGAATCTTTTAAGCTGACTGAAAAAGGGTTGGAGGATGCTATATTACTCAATGAACAGTATCAGAAAAATCTGATGAATCTTATTGAGATAGAATCGAAGCGAGACAAGTTAGACACCCTATTTTGGGCAGTACAAAGCAAGGACAAGAAACTTAACAATTTGTTGCCAAAGATTGTACCGCAAGACTTTGAAAAAGAGCTTATTGAAGGAAAAATAAATACTTTTAAGATAGTGAAAACCGATTATTAATTTTAAAAATTTTGTGTTATGGCATTTGACAGAAGTAAGTACAAGAAAGCGAGTGTAGAATCAATTGATGAAACAGTAGGAAAAGCAGCCGCAACAATGGGCGGTGGTTTTGGACAAGGCGGCAGAGCCTCATTTTTTAATCTGAACGAAGACGGAAGATATGTATTGCGCGTATTGCCGTCGTTGACAGGAAAACCCTATATGCCGAGAAAGACGGTTAAACTGCCTATTGAGTGTGCGGTATATGACAAGGACGGAAAAGATACCGGGAAGAAGGAAATCAGACAAAGAGATGTCTTTACTTCTGACATCCACAGCAACCGGATGAATGGCGAGGATGCAGTGTTGACCTATATCAGTCATGTGTATAACCTGGCAAACGATATCCAGGACAAGGACGAGCGCGCAAAATTCCTTTATCCCATCAGCGGTTATCGCAACAAGCAGAAACAGTGGGTATGGGGCATGAAAGCCATGCTTAACTATGTGGCTTATGTATGGGCAGAAAACGACGTGTACCGTCTTGATTTGCGCCCGGATTGGTGGAAGAAAATGAAGAACATTTCTATGGAGCGCGCAGGCGGTTCTGACGATGGTATTATTAATCTTGACATCTTTTCTGACCCGGACGAAGGTTACCCGTTGATTGTCAATGTCACCACGGACGAAAACAAAAAGAAAAATTTCGACATTACTTGTGGTATGCCGGATGCTAATAAGCGCCAGACTTGGGACGATTTCTTTGCTAAAAACCGTGTATCAGACGAAGTGTTCGGTATCATGGAAGAATTGCCTACCCTGGATGATATGTATGTGGACGTATTTTCACGTAAAGACTGGGATATGCAGTTGGAAGGACTGGAAAGAATCGACGAAGAACAATCATACGGTATTTTCCAGGACGATGTATTTTTGAACAAGCTCGAAGAACTTGACAAGTTGGTTCCGGAAGAGGACGAAATCAAGGAAAAGAAAGCTCCTAAAAAAGCTCCCGAAACAAAGAAGGTGAAAACGGAGGAACCGAAAGAAGAGCCAGCAAAGACGGAAAAGAAGACAGGCGGTTATCCTACATTGACGAACCTCAAAAAGGAACTCCGTGCCTACATTGCCGATAACTACGAAGACAAGGAATTACCGGAAGAGTTGACCGTAGCCGAACTCCGTAAATGGTACGACATTGCACAGGAAGGTGGCGAACTGCCTTTTGAGGATTACGAAGAGCCGGAAGATGAAGAACAAGGAGCGGCAGACCCAGAACCGGAAGATACGGCAGTTGAAGAAAGGGAAGCATCAGCAAGCGTTCCTAATTCCATTGCGTCGCGCTTAAGAAACTTGAAAGCGAGAACTTCAAAATAAATCACACAAGGAAGGGTAATTTTTACCCTTCCATTATTCCTATTATTATGAAAAATCTTTACAGAATAATCCTTATTTCGGGTATGATAATAATACTCATATTGTTATTCTTATCTATCAAGAAAGCAAGGGAGAATGAAAGGTTGTTATATGAAGTGGAATTTTATACCGATTCTTTAAACAGATATACAAAGGTTTACAATTCCGAAAGTTTTTCTAAATTGAAAAAAGAAAACAAAGAATTATACAATCGATTGAAGGAAAAGGAAGCACTTGTAGAGGCAGTGGAATTTGAATGGAAATACAAGTACGAAGGACTGGAAAGAGAGGTTTCCGAATTGAGGAAAACGGACAGCCTCTATACATTCAAAGAAGAAACCGATACGGTAGGATATGATTTACAGGTGTGGGCTACGCACTTGGCAAAGTATAAGATTAATTTCAATATAACCAACAAATTTTTATTGACAAACCAGCGTATAGGGAACAGTAACCGTATGGAGATAACTTCCCAACTGCCCGGAAAGATAGGTGACGTTACAATGTGGACAAAACCGGATAAAAAGAAAAGATTCGGGTTCGGGGTGTCGGTAGGTGCCGGATATGGAGTATTCAACAAGGATTTTGATGTGTTTGTGGGGTTAAGTGGAACATATATAATTTGGTAATTATGTTTGTACAGATAAACAATAAGAGGATAAAGATTACTTCTATCAGTAGATATAATGACGAGGGGTATTCACAGTCAACCAAGAAGTTCAGAATAGCTTTAAAGATTTCCAATGTCTGGGAGAGCTTCTATTTTGACAAGGAAGTAGAGAAAGATAATGTTTTTAAAAATCTTGACAATACATTAAAGGTGACTGCGTTATGACAGGAAAGATAATAATAAGCACGGATTGGCATTTGAAGCCGTCCAATATCGGAGAAATAACGGAATTGCAAAGGCAGGAATTGAATGTAGCAGAAGACAATGGTATAACCAATCATGTGTGGTTAGGTGACATATTCGATTCCCGTATATCACAGAGACAAGATGTTTTGAACGCCTTTTCCTCTATTCTTGACATGTATGCGAGGATGGAACACAAAATATATTGCATTCCAGGAAATCACGATAAGAGCGACTATAGTTCGGACAAGTCGTTTCTTGACGCGTTCAAGTATCATAAAGGGTTCAAGTTGATAACTGAACTGGACGCTTTCGAGATAGGCGGTATAATATGCTATTTTATGCCGTTTTTTGACAATGCGATATGGCTAAAGGAGATGGATAACGATGTGCTGAAGGAAAAGAATCATAAGACGCATGTACTGTTTACTCATATCGCTTTCCAGGGAAGCAGGAATAATGACGGTAGCGAGGTAGAAAGCGATATAAAACCTTCTTTGTTTAAAAACTTCGGTATGGTATTTTCCGGACATTACCACGATTTCCAGGAAATAGGAAAGAATATCGTGCACCTTGGAAGCATCACGCAGAACAACTTCGGAGAAGACGAAAAGAAGGGGTTTTGGTTGTTGGACGATGATTTGACATATGCACTTATTCCGTCAAAAGGAAAACGGTACAGAAAAGTCACCGTGAATCTGGAAAACACGACTTTCAAGCAAGCGGATAAGATTGTAAAAGATTTTCAGAAGAAAAACAAGGAAGATTTTATTCGTGTTGAATTCGTGGGCACAAAAGATGCAATTTCCTCTATCGACAAGGAAGAATATAGAAAACTTGGTGTGGACGTGAAAGTTAAGTCCGTAGAACTGGAAACGGAAGAGGTGGAGACAGCAGAAGAAATCAAAGCTTTGTCCGGTTCTGATATTGCAGACAAATTTAAGGAATTTTGTAAACAAAATGATTATTCCTATAGTGAAGGTATGGAAATTTTGGGGGAGGTATTATAATGGGACTGGAAGAATTATTTGGAAGAATAGAGAAACGTTTCGGAAAGGAAGCGGTAGTAGGCAACGATATAAAGGTAGACACTGTGTCTTCCGGCAGCATGGCATTAGATGAAATATTGGGAGGCGGTTTTGCGCTTGGAAGAATACACGAAATATATGGTGGATTTTCCAGTGGCAAAAGCTCTGCGGCATTGCATCTAAGTGCATCCGTACAGAAAACGCTTGGGAAAGCGGTAGGGTATGTAGATACGGAACAAGCACTTGACCTGGAATACGCAAAAGCGCTTGGAGTTGATTTAAGCCGCGACAAGTGGATAATGTCGCAGCCGGATAGTGCGGAACAGGCACTTGAAATTGTGCGCGAAATGCTGGAAGTGCCGGAAATTGGATTGGTGGTGCTTGATTCAGTTGCCGGATTGGTGCCGGAAGCTGTTTTGCAGGGTGAGGCAGGAGATGCAAAGATAGCGCTTGTAGCGCGCCTTATGTCACAGCAGTTAAGCATCTTAAAAAACGTATGTAAGAAAAACGGAAACATCCTCCTATGTATCAATCAGACGAGGCAGAAAATCGGGGGTATGGGATTCGGCCCTACAACAACCACACCAGGAGGCGAAGCGCTTAAATTCTACGCTACCCAAAGAGCGGAATTTGCCCGTATAGGCACGGAAAAGACCGATGGAGTGGCAACCGCCAACAAGACACAAATAAAGGTTGTAAAGAATAAGATTGCACCCCCTTTCCGTGTATGCCAAGTAATGTTAGAGTACGGTGTAGGATTCGATACGGTACAAGAGCTTATAGATATGTCTATAAGAGAGGGGATTTGCTCTAAAAAGGGTGCTTGGTTCTATTATGGAGAAACCCGGTTAGGACAAGGAATGGATAACGCTAAAAAAGCGTTGTCGGATAAGGATTTGTTTAATGAAATTAAAAATAAATTGACAGATAAATTATGTACCCCGAAAGATTGATATTAAGAAATTTTTTGTCATTTGAAGAACTTGACTACACCTTTACAAAAGAAACTTTGGGTGTGACTGGGGAGAACCGGACAGAAGAAGACCAGCTAACAAATGGAGTGGGCAAATCTACAATCGCACAAGGCTTGTTTTACGCGATATATGGCGTTAATCTAAGAGGAAAGGAAGACAAAAAATTGATACGTAAAGGCATGAAAGAAGCCTATACTAAGGTTGAAATATTTTGTCAAAAACGGAAAGAAACGCTGATAATTGAGCGCACAATTCCGTTGAAAAGTTCTTCCAAAGTATCGCTGACCCTAAAGAAAGATGGTGCGGAGACACCCGTAACGGTAGCTACTGTACTGGACGCGAATAAATACGTGATTAACTGGATTGAGATTACACCGGAAGACGCTAAATCCTACTATATTGTAACCAAGGGCAATTATTCGTCTTTCTTTCGTTCTTCCAATACTGAAAAACTTGCCTTGATAAGCCGCTTTGTCAATTTCTCCAATATTGACAAGACAAAAGGCGTGATTTCAGAAAAAGTCGGAGTATTGGAACAAGAGCTTCACAAAGAAGAATGTTTGAAAAATGTTGCGGAAGGCAAGAAACAAGCCTATGAGGAACAGATTCAACAAGTGTTGAACGAAGACCCAGAAGAAAAGAAAAAGGGTGTGATAGGCGAGATTCAGTCCGAAATATATTCCTTACAAATATTGATTGAAGACCTTGTAAGGATGCGCATTCCCAAAGCGGAAAAGAATATCGAAGGCGTAGACAAGGATATCGAAGGGCTTATAAAGCTGAAAGAAGAAGTAAGTAAAGAACTTGAAAGCTTCGATATGGATGCTTACAAGGACACCTATAAGGAGATAGACACGGAAATATCTGGACTAAAGAAAGACAAATCAAACAAAGAAGAAAGGCGCAAGGATTATGCGCTGAAATTAGCTGATTATGAAAAGAAATTACAGAAGGTCGAAGTATTGCTTTCTGGTGTCATTGTGTGTCCTAACTGCAATCATAAATTTTTTATGGATGCTGACAAGGATTTTGAAGAACTGGAGGCTGACAAAGAGGCTTATAAAACAGCCATTGATAAGAATACGGTAAAGAAAAACGAATATGAGACCTCTATAAACGAACTGGAAGACCTTATCTCCCAATACCAGGATGTAAGGAAGGAAACGGAAGAGGAAGAACGTAAACTGCGTGTCCGTCGTGGAAAGGTGGTTGATAAGATGATGGAGGTGGAAGACCGTATAAGGGAGTTTGAACGCGAGAAAAAGGGATATGAAAACTCCATTGTAAAGATGCGTTCAGAAGTTGAAACAAACCGTTCTCTTATTGAATCAAAGACCGGGTATATAGAGGAATTGAAAAAGCAGAAAGCGGAAAGACCCTCTATCAAAGACCAGGAAAAGGCGGTAGAAAAACTTTCCAAGGACATAGAGGAAGGCAACAAAAAAATTCTTGACAAGAAAAACGAGATTTTCAAAGTACAGCAATGGGATAGCCGATTCAAGGACTTTAAGATGTATTTGGCAATGGAGCAGATAAAGAATATCCAAAGCGCGGCTAATGATGTACTAAAGAAAATGAAAAGCGATTTGCGTCTGATGATTGAAGGTTTCAAACGGAACGCGAACGGAGCATTGAAAGAGGAGATAACACCCTATGTTTTCCGTGACGAAATGGAAAGCTTTTTCTTCTATTCGGGCGGTGAACAGGCACGTGTGGAAGTGGCTCTTATCATTGCAATACAAAGCATGATTAATGCCACAAAACAATATGGAGGCATGGATTTTTTATTGCTGGATGAAGTGTTGGAAAGCAGCGATTCTTTGGGTATAGAAAATATAATAGCTTCTACGGAGTTTTTGAAACAATCAATATTGATTGTTACGCATGTACCAAAGCTTAATGACGAGATAAAGCAACTTAAAGTAATAAAAGAAAACGGAATATCAAGACTGGAGGTGTAACATGAAAGTATTTATGGGATTTGACCCCGGAACAAAGGGGTTTGTATCAATGATTGCGGAAGACGGGTCTTTTATCAAGGCAGAACCTATCTTTAAGGACATTAAGGTAGTAGACATGATAGAGACGGCAAACAGATTGCTTGCTTTTGTCGAAGGGTATGAAGTCCGGCACGTCGTGATAGAGGATGTGCACGCATTATACGGTTCTTCGGCAAAAGGAACGTTTACGTTCGGTTATAATTCGTGCGTTCCGGAATTTTTTTGTGCCATTGCCGGATTACCCTACACAAAGATACCGCCTAAAAAATGGCAGTCGGACATGCACAAGGGTATAAAGATGGTAACAAAAAATGACGGAACCAAGACAGTAAAGGATGTAAAGAAAATGAGTATCGTGGCTGCACACCGCATTTTCCCGGATGTGAGTTTAAAAAGAACAAACAGAAGCCTAAAGGATGATGATAATTTTGCAGATTCCTTATTGATGGCTGAATATGGACGTAGACACTTTAAATAACAATGGTATGGAAGAAGAATACATAAGAAAAAGTTTTATTGTGCCTAATGTAGCAATAAAGGTTGCTTGCTTTAAGGCAGGAATGATGGAAGAAGATTATTATAATACATTGGGAGAATGCCGAATGTATGGTGATAATAAAGAAAAGAACGAAGAGTATCAAAGGGAGTTGTGCCGGAAGATATTCAGACCGACACCGGAAGAAGAGGAAGAAGATATCAACAGGTGGAAAGAAGACGGTGCAAAAGTTATGAGCTTCGAGGATTGTGTAACCTTGGTATTGGAAGGATTGCCAATTAAAACAAAGAAAGATGATATATTGGAAATGTGAAAACAAGGAATGCACGGAGTTCGGGAAGGAAATTATAGAGACGCGCCCGATGTTTAAGTACACCGACAAGGGAACCGTGCCTATTAATGTGCCTTACTGTAAGGTATGCGGAAAACAGATGGGATATAGGGAAGAATTGCCGGAAAGCGAAGGCGATATAAACGTGGCGTTCGCTTCTTTCGGTTCCCAGTCCAACGAAAATAAAGCCTCTATCCTCAAAGATAGATATAAAAAAGGTCTTGAAAAAGACGGTATTAGCGAGGTTATTAAGACTAAAAGGGATAAAATGATTAAGGACTTTTTCGGTGGGTGATATGTTAAAACAGTGTTAAAATGGCATAAGCACTTGCGTATCTCATAACATAATCTTATCTTTGCAATGTGAGATTAAGAGATGAAAAGTCAAACAAATAAAAAGATAAGGTTATGAAATCACTTGAAGAACTTAAGAACAGTATTTATGAGAAGATAAACGAAATTAGAGATTTCAATAATGATGATTCTAAAATGTTTAATGAAGATGGTAGTTACAACTACGATGAACTGGATGCTTTTCTTAAGAGACACAAGAAAAAGAACTATATGAAAGCCGCTTGCATGAGGATGATTAAAAATTATCTCGATAGGTTGTATGACGGATGGAAGTTCTACGAGAAAGATTATTTGGTTTATGTGAATGACTTTAAAAGATTTGGATAATGAATGAATTAGTAGAAAATATATGGACACTTGTAGCTCTCACGGGCTACAAGTTCATAACGGTAAACTTTTTGGGAACCTATAAGGTTTTTATGGTGGAAAACTTTGCCACAAAGACAAGGGACAACCCATTTAATGAAGTGCGCGGAGCGGTGGATATAACAGAAGACGTTAAGCACCTTACTTTCCAATTGTCCGAAATGAACCCTATCGGAATAGATGCCCGGTTACAGGGAAGACCGAGAAAGGATTTTAAGTTCGGAAGTGACGATTACATTTACTTTATTGCTAACAAGAAAAACGAGTTTTAGTTATGGCAAGCGAAAGATTAACAATTAGTGAAAAAGATAGGATTGCAAAAAGCATAATCAAGCCTCTCATAGAGCAGTCAAAAAAAGAATTTGAAGATTTTGGTAAATTTGCTGACGAATTTTTCAAGAAAAATCTACCAAAAGATGTTATTGAATTTATGGATAAATACCCTAATGCAGTAAAAGTCAGAGATTGTATTTATCTGTCAAGTCTTACACGCGAACGAATATACAATATAGTGAGCCATGTTGAAGTTAATTATTTTGTATATTCGTTTATAACTGATACAGAATTTGAAGAATTGAAAAATTCGATAGAAGCAAAAATTTTTGTCAATAAAATGATTGAGTTAGACAGGAAAGCATCTAATATCAAAAACCGGACAAAATGCGCGCTTGAAAATATCAATACAACAAAACAATTGAAAGATAATTTTCCAGAAGCGTATGCTATTCTCACGGAAACTTCTAAAGAAGATGTTAAGAGGAATGAATGTGACAATATAGAAAAATTGCGTGCAGAACTTTCAAAATTATAAAGAGTATGGTTAAGTCGAATTTAGACCCTAAAGTATTGGAGGGAAAGATAAAAGAATATAACAATGCCTATCGTAGAGGCGAATCGGAAATAACGGATGCGGAATTTGACGCGCTGGTAGAACAACTGTATGAGGTCAACCCCAATGCAGATTGGTTCAAGAAAGGGGTCAATGACGAGGTTTCTGGAAGAAAAGAAAAGTTACCTATCCCGATGTACAGTCTTGAAAAGGTAAAAACTTATGACGAGATTGTAAGGTGGGTAAAATCATGTGGATTAAAAGACATGGATAGATTGATTATTACTCCTAAATTCGATGGTATCTCTTTATGTGTGGATGAATATAATAAGAAGGCGTGGACGCGTGGAGACGGTGAGGTAGGGCAAAATTGCACTTCTCATTTTACACAGATGATTAACCACGAATTTAAGGATGTGAAAAGAACGGAAGGATATTATACTTTTGGAGAAGCCATTTTCCGTAATTCCACTTTCTTGACATTAAAGAAAAAGACAAGTTATAAGTCTGCAAGAAACGCAGTTGCTGGTATCATCAATTCGCCTACTGTATCAGTTAATGCCAGGAATATCCAGTATATAAGATATGGGTATTCCAACGAGGATTGGGACAAGGTAAGTATGCTCGCCTATTTGAATGATAATTCGGCAGTAAAGGTTCGTTATGTGGAAACGTTTGTAGAATCAATCATACATAGCGAAAAGATGTTTAATGAATATATGGACAATATTTTCAAGGGCATAACGAATGATTACAAATGCGACGGTCTTGTTATCGACGTGGATAGTGCGAAAATAAGAAAAGAGCTTGGAAGATTGCCGAACGGCAACCCACGTTATGCAATTGCCTATAAAAACCCCGATTGGTCGGAAAGAGAGGAAACGGAGGTAGAAAATGTAAGATGGCAGATTTCCAAGGACGGTAGATTATCCCCGGTAATTGACATTACACCCGTTGAATTGTGCGGAGCTACGGTTTCCAAATGTACAGCATATAATGCCCGTTATGTAAAGGATAATTTTATTATGCCAGGTTCACGTGTCATTATTTGCCGTTCCGGTGATGTGATACCGAAACATATATTTACCGTGTCTTGGCCTACTTTAAAAAGTTGTTTGCCCGACAAGTGTCCCGTTTGTGGGAAACCTTTGGAGATGGACAGAAACAATGTGGACTTGATTTGTTTCAACAAAAATTGTGACGGTGTAATGCTTGCCAAATGTGTATATTTTTTCAACACTTTAGGTTTTGAAGAGTTCGGAGAACCGACAATAAAGAAACTGTTTAACGCTGGCTACAAGACACCGGATAGCATTCTTCTATTATCAGAGGAAGACCTTAAGAAGATTGAAGGCATAGGAAATGTAGGTGCAAAGGTACTGTCAAGACAGTTTGAAAACTTAAAAAAGAAAGGTACGAACTTTGCAAAATTATTGACAGCCTATAATAAATTTGGGGGTGTAATAGCCGAAAAGACATGCCAAAAAATTCTTGACGGATTAAAGTTATATACTTGTAAAGATGTAGCCGATTTTGCAAAAGAATGTGATGAAAGTTGGGCGGCTGACATTGAAGACAAAGTTGAAGGTGTCGGATTTAATACAGCTTTAGCATTTGTTTTAGGTATTGAAGATTGGTGGGTAAATGACGATGATTCTGCACACATTCCTATAACTTATTACGGACTGGAAGAAAAGACCTTTGAAGGACAAATGACGGTTGTATTTACCGGATTCCGTTCACCGGACACGGAAAAGAAATTGACGGATATGGGGCATAAGATAGGTTCTTCTGTAAGCAAGAAAACAACATGCTTGGTAGTGAAGGAAAAAGGATTGGGAACCATCAAGGAAAAGAAAGCGGAGCAATACGGAATACCCGTTTTCACGTTTGAGGAATTTAAGGAAAAATTCAATGTTTGATTGAGTTTCTTTTGTTTGTTTGACATAGTGGGAGAGACTGGTTTGAGAAAATAAGCCTCTTATTTTTGTAAATTTTTTAGTAATGAGATATTGGTATAGAGATAAGGACTACGTTTATATTGGCTTTAATTATAACGCCAATTTTGTAAATAAAATGAAACGTGATTTCGGAGCCAAATATAACCCGGCTTTGAAAGAGTGGTATTTTGAACCTTCTTTAGAAAAATCTCTATTGTTAAAATATTTCTTGGATGGAAACGGCTTCAAGAACGAAAAGCCGGAAAGACAGATAGAAATACCTCTAAAGGAAATCAAGCCCCTTGTAAACGAAAAGGAGTTGAAAGAAATGTTTGATTACCTGGGATTACCGCTACATCTAAGAGATTATCAGATAGAGGGCGTGTCCTATATGGTTAATCATGGGAATTGCCTTAATGGTTGCGGACCAGGTGTAGGGAAAACGAGGCAGTCTATAGCACTGGCAGAATTGCTTAACCTATTCCCCTGCATTGTGGTTTGTCCGGCAACGGTAAAACAAAGCTGGGTCAACGAATGGAAGCTGTGCAACCCTAACAGAACGGTACATGTGATTGATTCAAAGGACGAGACCAACACGGACTGGAAAGCGGATGTTACGGTAATAAATTATGACTATCTTTTCAAACGTAGTGCAAAGGAAGAAGGTAAGAAAGAAGTAAAACTTCGTTACAGTCGTTCGCTTACCAAGAAATGGGGATTGGCGGTAATCGACGAAATACATCTATGCAAAAACCCGAAATCTATACGTTCTAAATGCGTGCAAAAAATCGTGGAGAATGCAGAAAAAACCATAGGATTAAGTGGTACGGCAATTATGAACAGACCCCAGGAGCTTATCAATATATTACGAATTCTTGGAAGATTTAAAGAGATATTCCCGGATTCGTTATATTATCTCTACAGATATTGCGCTGCAAAGAAAACGCGGTTCGGACTTGTATGTACTGGGGCTTCGTGTACGATGGAGCTAAATAAAATAATAAGACATTATTGTTATTTCCGGAAGGAATTGCGAGACGTGGTGAACGAATTGCCGTCTATAATCAAACAGACAGTGAATGTACCGATAACCAATAAAAAGGAATATAGGAAAGCAGAAAAGGATTTTATCGAATGGCTGGCTAATATTGACATAGAGGCGGCAGAACGTGCCATACGTGCGGAGCAGCTTGTAAGGTTGTCCGGATTGAAAAAGCTGTCTATAAATGGGAAAATAAAGTTCATTGTCCAGTTTTTGAAGGAATGGAGCGAAGCGAACGAGGACGAGAAAATGATAGTATTTGGTATCACGACCGACATACTGGAAAGGCTTGGAAAGGAGTTCAAGAACAGTGAGGTAGTGACCGGGAAATACAGCACGGAAGAGAAGATGCGAAAGGTTGAAACATGGAAGAAAGAAAAGACATTCCTTTTTGCCAACATTGCATCATTATCCACGGGTATAGACGGATTGCAGAAATATTGTTACAATATGTCGTTTCTCGAATTGCCGCAACGTCCGGCAGAACTGGAGCAGGCGACAGGACGTATAGACCGCATGGGGCAAACGCAGACTATGAACGTCTATTTTTTGCTGTCCAGTGACACAATAGACACGCAGATACGCGAATTATTGGACGGAAAAATAAAGGTAACGGATGCAGTCAACAAGGGTATTGACGTACAGGTAAGCCGTGACGATTCGATGGACATTGCACTGATAAAGAAGTTGAAAGAATGGAAAGAAAAGAAATAACAATATTTACCGACGGCAGTTGTGAATGGAAGTCACGTCTTGGCGGTTGCGGTGTGTATATCCAGGAAGAAGGAAAGGAATACTTTATCTCCAAAGGATATAGCGACACCACTATAAGCAGATGTGAACTAAGGGCGATATTGCATGCCGTGCAGAGCATGAAAAAGGACGTGCCTCTAAAGGTTACGATATGGAGCGACAGCCAGTATGCGGTTAGCTGTATGACAGACCCGGAATTAAGACCGACGGTAAACAAGGATATTATAGAAAAGATAAAACAAGAGCTGGGCGAGCGTAGACGGATGGTCGTGCGTTTCATGAAAGTACGGGGACACGAAAAAGATGTAAACAACCCTATAATATACGGGAACCATGTAGCCGATATGCTGGCAGATTATAAGAATTTTGATAATTACGAACTTGATAAAATAATAGAATTATGAATGAGGATTTTGTTTTTACTAAAGAAGAGAAAGTTAACAAATTGTTTAAAGTTTTGAACGTATTAAAGAACAGTTTGCAGTGTAAACGTATGGTTGTTGGTGGAAGCATGGCTATGTATGTACATGGTTTCAATGTGGAACCGCACGACCTGGATATAGAGATAGAAGGGATAAGTGGCGATTCTCTGCGTGCTCTAAGTACGATGGCAAGGATAAACAAGGACATGAAAAGCGACATCCTTTCCGAATATGTAGAAACAGCCCCTCTATATCGTATAAGAATAGAAGATGTGGATGTAGACATATGGGTGGTAAACAAAATAGACTACAACAGGACTGTTTTCTACAATAACATAGAATTCGGTGATGTTCTGAGCGTAATTAAAAAGAAAATGGACATGAAACGCGAAAAAGACTATAAATCATTGGTCGATTACATCAACCAGTTAACCTACTTTACAAAATGAAATGGAGTGACAGACAGTTAGCCATTTTCGACGCATACGAGAACACACGAAAGAACATTGCCATAGAAGCAACGGCAGGCAGCAGCAAGACAACTTGTATAGTGGAGTGTTGCAGACGGACACCACCTAATAAAAAGGTTCTGTTTATGGCATTCAACAAAAGCATTGCGGAAGAATTGAGGGAACGTTTGCCGTCTCATATAGATGTAAACACTTTTCACTCTAAAGGTTTGCGTGTATTGCTTTCCAATTTCCGTATAAAGCCGAAAATCAACGAGAATAAATGCTTTGTTATCGGGAAGAAAATTCTTGAAACAAAGGATATGGACGTGAAGCAACAGATTCGATACCTATTCGAGATACAGATAATATGGAATTACATAAGGGTCAATCTTATTACGGATTACGAAAAGGAAATACCGGGTATCTGCATTGAAAAGAATATCGAATTCCAGGAACGTATGGTAGGGGACATGGAGCAGATTAGAAATGCTTGGCACAAGGAAATGAAGAAGATAAATTCAGTAAAAGAAATTAACATTGATTTTACGGATATGCTTTATTTCCCTTACCAACTACTTGATAGTGAAGACTTTCCTAAATATGATATTGTTACCTTGGACGAACAACAAGATGCGAATACCTTACAAAAAGAGCTTGCTTTACGTTATATAAAGAAAAGCGGTCGATTTGTAGTTGTCGGGGATTCCCGGCAATGTATATACGGTTTCCAAGGGAGTTCTTTAGAGGTTTTCAAGTCCTTGCAATCTTATCCAAACACCATAGTATTACCGTTGGACATTACATATAGATGCGGCAAGAACATAGTCGAAGAAGCGAGAAAAGTTTTTGATAACGGGATTGTTGCCGCACCTAATGCGATAGACGGGGTTGTAAGAAAAGGAGAGTTCGACGAAGCGGAAAACGGGGATTTTATCCTATGCCGGAACAATCTGCCTTTGGCAACTGTCTTTCTCTATTTACTGGAAATGGGAAAGAAAGCGACAATCAAAGGCAAGGAATACGGAGATGCACTTGTAGCACTTGTGGATAAGATAAAATACATTGAAGACCTTGATGCAATGTGCGAGAAGAAAATTTCCGAACTGAAAGAACGCGGACTTACCGATATCCAGGCAAAGAATAACCCTTCTTATGTGGCGTTTCTGGAAAAGTGCACTATTTTAAAAATACTTTACAAGAATTGGGGCGATATGAAGAAGTTGGAAGACAATATAAAGGAGATATATAAGGACGATACGGAAGGTATCGTATTATCCACTATCCACAAGTCTAAAGGACTGGAAGCAGACCGTGTTTTCTTGCTGAACAGGAGTTTGATTCCCAGCAAGTATGCGAACACAGAAGAAGCGCTGTATAATGAAAAATGTTTATTGTTTGTAGCCATAACAAGAGCAAGAAAGGAGCTTGTATATTGCAATGTTTAACGACGAACCAAAGAAGACCGTATATACGGAAATAGACCGTGAATTCAAGCGCATGAAACCGGGCACGGAATTTTGCCGGATTGAATTTATCTCAAAGATAAAGGATTTCCACCCCGGTTCCGTAAGAAGTGGAATAGACCACTTCCTATTAAAGAAAATGAGTAAAGGAGAAGTAAAAAGAATTGACAAAGGTAAATACTTGAAGTTATGAAAAAGCAAAAAATGTATATCCCCGTACTTGAACCGGGAAAGAGTGTATCACTTATATGCGCCAACAAGGTAACAGGACTGGAAGAATACCTGCCTACACAAGAAATGCTTAACATCCATATGGAACAGCAAAAAATCATGATACAGAAGGACAAGGATTACAAGGTACATCCTCTATATCTTTTCGTGGAGAAGGAAGAATTCGATGATTTGGTAAGAAGGATAAGAGGAAAGAACAAGAACGCGGAAACGGCTTGTATTCCGCTTGTATGCCAATATCCGGCTGTGCCTATATGTGTGCTTTGTCCCAAACAGAAAGAGGAGGCGAAAGAATGATATTCGAGTGCACGTTTACCTACATGGCACCCGACCCGAATTCGACAAGTGGAGCCTATAAAAAGTTTGTCGATGTCATAGCGGTACAGGCAGAAAACTATATGGATGCCGAAACAATGGCAACCGGGTATGGGATGTTTAACATAGACGCGGACTTTGCCATATCTCCTATTAAGGAGGCTGTTATAGATTCGGTGCAGCGCAACGATAAGCACGGGGGACGATGGTACAAGTGTACAGGCGTATATAGCGAGGCTACCATATCCGGAAAGATAAGACAATATAAGATGGTTGTATTGCAACAGCATGAGGACTTTATAAAAGCCTCTACTAAAGCGTTGGAATACATGCAAGACCTTGTAGGCGAATGCAGACTGACGAAGGTAGAGGAAACTCCTATAATCGAATATGTGGAAAAGGACTGATATGTTAATTATATGTTAAAAGCACATACGCAGTTGCTTATGTCATAACATAATCTTATCTTTGTGGTGTGATAAGGAAAACGATAAGTCAAACAAATAAAAAGATAAGATTATGAATTCAGTATTTAAAGCCAAGAAACAAATGTTAGAAAACACTCTTTCAAAGGTTGCAAAAGTTAGTGTTGAAATAACTTTTGCCCGTGCTAACATGATAACGATATCTTGGGATGAAGAAAACAAAAGCGCGTTTGAAAGATTGCAGAACTACTTCAAAGGAAAACTTTTTGGCTACGAATACGACGAGGAATGCGATATGTCTGTTTGTTGTTTGAATTTCTAACAAGAAGGGCTTTTAAAAGCCCTTCACAATTACAATACTATGATAAGAATAACCAACCCCAAAGGAGAAACCCAGGTGCATACGGAAGAAAGCTATGAAAAGCTTCTGTGGCAGTTTGCAGAATCTAAGATGATGGATATGTGGTGCCGGAAACACCATCTTATCCCTATTTATACGCACCAGGAAGAAACCATACTCAACAAAATGGTAGTAGAGGCATTTTTGGAAGCGTTTAACTATAAAGTAGAAAAGAATTATGAAAACTAAGAAATTCGGAGTAGGCGACAAGGTAAAGATACTCCATTGTTCTGATATGATGCTAATCGGACAGATTACAGAAGTAGCAAGTATATGCGGAACGGAAGGAAACCGCTATTATCATTTAAAGATAGACGGTGAACAGCGCGCGTTCATACCTCAAAATTTGGAACTTGTAGAAAAATGTAAGGAGGGTAAATAATGACCTACACAGAAGAAAGAACCTATTGGCTGGAGTGCATGATAAAGGCAAGCAGATACGGACTTGAACTGGAAGTAGCCGTTACAGCACTTGAATATTTAAAGGAAGACCCGAAGTTAAGCATAAGTCAATGCCTGGAAATGGCGCTAAAGGACTGGGACATTTAAACAGTACGATTATGAAAAAGGAAGACATAGAAAGAATTTTCAAAGAGACGGTAAGCAGACCGGAAAACTCTATTCATTTGCCGTTTGAAAAACATGCAAGGGTAGGAAGAAAATATAATGGGAAATACATATACAGTAGCAAGCTTATATGTAAATACACACCGGAACAAGTATTGCAGCAATTGCAGGAAATAGCGGATGAAAAGGATGTGGATATAACGAACAGTGAAGTCCTTATAGAATGGGGAGTGAGATATGGAGGTTATAATGATGAAATTTTTGTAAAGATTATCCATCCTCTCTATTTCCCCAAAGAATATTACTATTTGAAGTGGGATTATGTGATGGGAGGACATGTAGCTATCCCCACAAAAGAAGGCGAATTCGTTACTAAAGCGATAGCGTATATTAAAAATCATATCGGGAAAGAGGTGGACATGGGACGTGTCTCTATGCTTGTAGGGTATAACAGAAAGACTGGGAATGCCATTGTTTCATATTCCAATGAAAGTTGCGGATGGCACAAGATAGACAAGGAAGATGTGATTATAATTAATTCGCCCCTTAACCGTTCGTATCAATATATAAGTATTGAAAAATTGAAACATACTTTAAGCCCAACAAGGTATAAACTGAATGAGACAATAACAATAAACATTCAGTCGGAAGGAGAAGATGAAGAATACAAGGTAAAGACAAGTATTGCCTATAGGGACAATGACAACAATAAAGAACGTGTTGTGTACGAAACGGAAAACACGGACGACAGCTTTATTCTGAATCATACACAGAGATACGAAAACAACGATTCGTGCCCTTTATTGGACAGGTTTATTTTTAGCGCATATCAAAGATATTTGATACAGGGTATCGTGGAAAACAATAAAAAAGAACTAAAGAATGATACAGAAAATAATCGCTTACCTCTATCAAAAGAAGGTTACGAAGACTTATAACGATAGCAACGACGGCTTCATCTGCAATTTCGTCCTGGAATACAAGGATAAGGAAGACTTTGTGCATAAGATGGCGTGCTATGCTGTCAACTTTGAACCTATAGTCATAGGAAGCGAGAACCGCTATTTTGTCGAAGTGGACGTGCATGCGGTCCAGAATGTCAGATACAATAATGACAGGGTATGGATGCCGCAATGTAGAGTTATGAAAATGGATTTATTGTTACAGCCGTGGGAATTGACAACGGCAGAAAAGGAAATTGAAAGGTATTATGCAGAACAAAGAAAAATTTGCAGAACCGGATATGACAGTGAAACTGGAAGAAATGCTGTGGTTTGAATCAACAATCAGTGAAAATGTGGAACCAGAGTTTTCATTCGTTGAACAGGAAAAGGAAGAAGTTTTGGTTTCGTGTACATGGTATTAAATTAGTGAAATAACTATTGATTATCTCCCTATTAAAACTTACCTTTGTGGGTAAAACTTCTATATATGGCAAAAAAGATAGAATATACTAAAGAGGACATTCTAAAAGATGCGCCCGATTTCGTTTTAATCGCTTCACCCTACATGCAAGACAAGTACGTAGCTTATGAGATGGTAAGAAGGGAGCTTGACGAACACCCGGACCGTTTTATGCAGTATGAGGGGAACGAAGGTTATACCTATGTGATAGACCTTAAGCTTGTCAATATAAAGGGTATCATGGCGAAACGCGGAGCATCCCAGGAAGCAATAAACGACGCTACAGAAATTCGTACAAATGTGATGTTGCCCCTTCTTGCCAAGTTCCACAGGGTAAAGAGTGAGTATTTCCATGCTTTCGACTTGCATAACGACAAAGCAAAGGCACTTGCCAAACTCACCCCTATGTTACTGGACTTGTTCGGCTCCATGCACAACCCCAAGGATATTATTAAAATTATCCGGAAAAAGGAAGGTTATTCGCTGGGAGAAGAAGATTTGGTAAAATTTTTCAACAATCACAAGTCACTCATAGAGGCAAGGCAAAGCAAGTACGTGATGCGTTCTGACCGCTATAAGGTGGCAACGGAAGCCGGAAGACTGGAAATCATAAATGACTGTATGACAGACTTGCAGCTCAAATATGAAGAGTTCTGGAGTAAAGGAAACGTGGGAAGTGCACTCAATATCCTAAAGGAAATACGCGCTTTGTTGGAAGCCGCACGGAAGGAAGTAAAAGGTAATGAAATTAAACTTACAGTTGACGGGAAAATAGACATAAACGCAACCCTGCATGGTGAAGAGAACATAAGCCGCGTAATGCGAGACATCCCCGTAAACAGTCTAATAGTGGGTATGGTAGCCGCAAAATCGGGAATAAGACCCGAAATACTGATGCACCAGCTTTGCACCTCCTATTACAAGGACTTCAACGGATTTGCAAGCAACCCGGTATTGGGTTCCGAAAAGGTGATGCTTCCTGGAGCACTCATAAAAACGTATGACTGGGGAGAAATAGAGAAAGAAAACAAAAAATTCGTGGAAGAAATGATACCCGAAGTAGTTGAGGCCGAAATAATTGAAGAACCGTCCAAATCAAAGACAAGAGAACGGCTTCTTAACCGCCTACGACAGATGAAAGGTGTTGAAATCGGAAAGAAATAATTACATTTTGTTTTGACTTTTAGTTAATTTATGATTTTCAAAATTCATGTGGTGTACGGTCTGCGATAGATAGTACACCTATTTTAAACAATTAAAAATCAAATAATTATGGTAAAGATATATGTTGAAGAAGTTATAAAGTGCATGATGGAAAGACTTACAAAAGAATATGGTCTGACCGAACAACAAGCATTAAAAGAAATTGACATTTGTATGGAAAGAATGTACGTGAAATGGATGCAGGAAGAACCGATACCGGAAGAATATAATGATTAATTAACCCTATAATATATAAGAGTATGATAATAGCAATCGCAACAATGAAAATGAATGAGGATGTGACTACGCAGGTGCATGTACCTATAAACGTGGAAATAATACAAGTTCCTCCTACAGACAAGGAAGTGGAGAAAATAAAGTCAGTCCTGGAAGAAGAAACCGGATATAAATTCGTATCTTTGGATTCGATAACATGTGACATGGACTACGAGATTTAAAATCAAACGAAAAACTTATGTTCATTTTTTGAGTATTAGTAGTTAATATTTAACTGACAGCCAGCGGTTTGTGATAAATAGCTGGCTTTTATTATATCCTTTGATATATTAATCTTATGTTAAAATGAGATACTCACTTGCGTATGTCTGATTAAGTGCTTATATTTGCAATGTGATAAGAAATCAAGGTCAAACAAGTAAAAACAAAAGATTATGGCAAATCCTAAAGTAAAACCGGAAGGAAAGAAAATCGCAGAAAAGGTGATGGATTTTATAGACATGAATTCATTTGAACCTATCTTCAAAGTGATAAAAGAAAGTGAAGACTACCACGTGTATATCAGAGAGATAATGAGATGTATTCCTACAAGAAGAATAATCGACGATTTGGACGAACGTGGAGAACTTCACGAGGCATACAAGGAATATGTAGACATGAACGGAGTAACTCTCGTAAAGGACATAGCAAAGAGAATGACAAACAAGGAAAAGCTCGAACTCGTATCGGAACTTTTCAAGATACCTTACCTGGCAAGCCCGGAAGAATACGGGGAAGCGATAGCGAAGGCAGCAAGGGAACAATATTACAGATAATCAATAACCAGCAAAAAAGCAGAACAAAATGAAGACCTATACAGTATATTTCAGTGAACCCGTAACAATAAAGTACAAGGGTGACAGATTCAACAAGGAATTGAAAAAGTGGGAATATGACGTGGACTGCGAAAAGACAAGCCCTATGTTCACCTTCCATTCCCTGGCACCTGCAAAGAAGCTTATCAAGGAGAATATGGACAAGTACATAGATTCCATCATAACGAAAACATGGGCAAACGGTGACTGGGAGAACCTGGGTCCGATAAAGCTTGCCGGAAACAACAAGACTTTTGTAGCCAATACCCGACAAAGGGTCGCAAATTATTAAGTACACGGAAAGAAGGGGTGAAAATTGAAGTAGCCCCTATTTTCTTGACAATCAATATAGATATTTTACGAAACTTAAAAATAAAAAGATTATGGAAAAGGAAGAATTTCAGAAAAAGTACAACAACAGTATTCTGGTGTGCTGTACAGAAGCCAGTATCAAAAAAGTATTAAATATTTGCTATTTAATGGACTTAACAGCCTCTAAATCAAAACAGATTACTGCTATATTGATAGGAGAACAAACAGCAAAAAGTCCATTGTTCCACGTGGAACAATTCCTCAGTGATTTCTACAGGGGGATAGAAGAAGGAGAAAGGAAAGAGACAAAGATGTTTGAACAGAGAATGAACAATGCTATATACAAGCTAAAGCATAAGTACGGAGACACGTATATAATCAAGGGAACCGATATGGCCACATTGATGTGCATAACGGAACTCGGCATGAATGCAGTCTATAAAGAGGGGGAAGATGTGATACTCATAGAAGAAAAGGGCAGCATACCATGTGTAAGACATTCTGCAAGACAGTTTATTACTGACGTGATGTCCGGCATGATTGACGTACTGGACCCATTCATAAACAAGGAGACAACGATTGAAATAAAGGAAGAAGAAGACACGGAAAACATGATTAGTGAAACAATCTTCCATCTCACCCATACCCTAACAAAGCTCCTGCATAAGGTATACGACATGGAAAGAATGGTCTATTCAATTGGATTCGGAAACAAGGAAGGGGTAATGATAGACAAGGACGATTTCTATGTGTTCCGGAAAGCGGTGCGCCTCCTATATATATGCAACAAGTGGGTAACGAAGGACAACGAGAAGCAATCCAAGGAACCGGATTTCAAGAAAGGAAACAAAATAATGTACACCATCAAGGACAGCAACGGCAACACATACCCGGTAAGAAGACTGTCGGAAAGGGTGTACGAATCAAAGGAACAAAAGACCCTATTCATAACGGACGAAGAAAGGGTTGTGACCGGGATATACAAGGAGAAATAAAAAGAGAGAAACACCCTCCACGATACCTTACAGACCATATTTTATTATTAACCCGTTATACATTTGTTACAATGGTAATGAAGAGTGTCAAGGAGGAAAAGCAATGATAAGAAGAACCGGAAAGGGAACACGGACTGCACCATAAAGGAAAAGAAAGGGTTGTTATATCCGACCCCTATATAAACAATATTATAAATCGTCAACCTATAATTGTTAATTTGCGAAATGGGAAGGATATATGGAAGCCGATATGGACGCAAGACGTGTCCTGGCACGGTTCTTGTATCATTGTACAATGTGGAACAATCATAAAAAGACAACATCATGAAAAGAGAAAAGGAATTCAAGGAATACCTAAAGAACAAGCTCATAGATTTTGCACCTTGCATAGAGGCATACGAGGACTACAATCTGAGAATAACGGAAGTATTGGATGCACTGGAAGAACTGAGAATGTCGTACCAAGCATCATCAAACGTGGTTGACGGGAATATAGAATCTATGGTTATCCAGATATCGTCATGGGAAGATAACTTTGAGATAATAGGCTATGACACATTTGTAGAGAAATATCGGGAATATGACAAGGAATATGAACCGGAACACTATATAAAGGACGAGAACGGCAATATGGTGCATGTAGAGCTTGTAAGCGTCAAGGCAGGAAAGAATATGATAATAACCTGGAAGGACACGGAGACCGGGAAAATGTTCCAGACAATAGAATAATAACCAACATATTAAAAGACAAAAGATTATGGAAAAAGATTTGAGAAACAATGTGAAGTTTATCTTATTCTGTACAGAATGCTTGCAGGCAGGCGTAGTAATGACACCAAAGGAATATGAGATTGCATTCCTGGCAGCATCCAAGTTCGAGGGATTCGACGATAAGAGCTTCGAGAACATGAAGGCAGAACAGTTCGCTCCCAGAATGAATGCTATGCTTAATGCAATGTCAAAGAGAAAGCAGATTATCGAAGGACTGACATTCAACCTATTGACAAAGAAAAGCCTGGGTGAATTGATTGAGAGCAACCTTGTGGAAGAGGTAATGAAGGCAAAACATATAGCCGCAGCAATGGCAGATGAACTGTTGGAACCGGACGAAAAACTGGAAAAGGTTGTGACTGACGGAAGACGTGTAATCGAACACTTCATAGACCAATGGAAGAAAGCCCCTATTGAAGAGGAAAAGAAAGAATACGAGCCAGAAAGCGATGCGGAAATTGTAGAATAAATCTTTCTATATACTTATTATTTTCACAAAAGCCCCGAAATGGGGCTTTATTATCAAGCAGTTATGGACAAGTCGAAATTAACAAAGGCAAATAAGCTATACAATAAAATCATAAATCTGAAAGAGGAAATAGAGCATATTTCCAGGTTTGAGATGGAGGGGAATATACTGATAACGAACCATTACGATTCTTATTTTCATATCAACGAGGATATGGCGAAAACCTATTTTCCGCTTATAAAAGAAAGAATGGAAAAGGAGTTGGAAGAGTGCGAGCGATTATTTTCTGAACTTTAGCTTATTTTTGAGATAAAAACACTATCTTTGCTATCGTGATAATTAACTGGTAAGGTTGTATCGCAGTTGTATTTAAAGGTTAACAAAGGCGGTAGGGGTTGCAAGTCTGTTATGGCTGGGGGTGAAAGCCCGGTTTAAATGGCTGCAACCCCTATTTTTATTCAAATTTTGTATCATTATGGAAAGAAAAGAGATTATCAGAAGACTGGGAAAGTATTTCACGCTTCCCGAACTTGCATGCCCCCACGTGTATAACAAGTATTCAGAATCGCAGATATGGAGCTTTTTCACGACCGAAGCACTGGAGACGCTCCTTGTATTGAGGGAGGAAATCATATGCAAGCCCTTCATTATCAACAACTGGAAGAACGGAGGCAGCTATTCCCAGCGCGGTTTACGATGTAATGTCTGCATATTATGCAAGGAAAAGACGATGCTTGAAAAGCCGTATATGAGTGCGCACGCATTGGGTCGCGCTTTTGACATTACGGTTTCCGGAATGGAGGCAGAAGCAGCACGGAAAATCATTATAGACGATTCCGACAAGCTCCCCTATCCTATCAGACTGGAGGACGGTGTTAGCTGGCTACATGTAGACACTATGGACTTGTGCAACGGCAAGAAAGTGACGCTATTTAAGGCGTAAATATATTTTACTATATACAGAAAGTATTCTCCCTTATAGGGCAATCGATACTACAGTATGCTGTAGCCGCTATTTTGCAAATTTCGTATTTTTATCATTTGTAAATTTAAATTGAAATAATTATGTATCCTACTAAAATAAATATAGCAAACAGCAGTAGAAGAATTCGTTTGTCCCTATCCTTTGATGGATGAAGACGAAATCAACGGTTCCGGTGACTGGAAAAGTGAAGAAGGGGTAATTTGATTGTTTTCGGGATGCCGGGAATTTCGGGTGTTTTGTCCGGTTCCCGGTTTTTCATTTTCCTTATTTTATTGTACACCGAAAAACAACACAATTTTCAGAGTTAGTGTTAACTGTCTGATAATCACATACCATTTTCTTCTATTTCTAAAAAATATAATGTCACTGAAAGAAAGGTTATGTTAATTATATGTTAAAAGCACATAAGCACTTGCGTATGTCTGATTAAGTACCTATATTTGCAATGTGATAAGGAAACAAGGTCAAACAAATTAAAAGAAATAAGGTTATGAAAGCAGAATTTTACAAGGTGAGAGGTACGGAAATGGAAGAGATGATGAAGAGAGGTAATAACAACGAAATCTCCTCTATGATTTCCAAGAAACAACAAGCACTTGCCGAGGCACTTGAAAATGTGGAGTTCTATAAGTCTATCGGGAATATGGAGTTTGCATCCAACGAGCAAAGCCGCGCTAATCTCCTTCAAAGACAACTCGAAATGTTGAACAAATAAAAATTAAAGAAATATGAAACTTTTGGAAATACACAAAAACGGAATTAACGCCAATAACAAAACAGTAAGTTACTACGGTTTGGATTATGAGAAAAAGAAAGTGCTGTTTGAAGTAAAGACACTGGAAGAAGCCATTGAGAAGGGGTCTTGTCTTGGCTATAAAAACGGTGAAATAGTAATAATGTTCTAAATTTAATCCGGTAGCCTTCGGGCTACCACAATATACACAGTTATGAAAGCAATTGTAGAAAACCCGTTGAATGCCTATCATTCACCAACAGCAATCTCTATTTATGTCAATATACTTAACGAAATTACCGAATGTAATGACGAAAAAGAATTAAGAAAGGCAATGAAATTCATTTCTGCGAATTACCCGATTACATTCAATTCTCTTTTTGATTACGGTTTCGGTTCCAATTATATGTGGGTCAGAGAGAGGGAAGGACATAAACCTCTTCTCCTTGTTGAATTCTAAAAACTTATATATCATGAAAAAGCAACTTATAAATTTCTTTCACGGACGTTTCGGCAATAAAGTATTGAAGTCAAGATATCGTGAATGGTGGGTACGTTTCTGGTACGGAACCGGGGCAATCGCCTTTTGTTTCCTATTCTTCGGAATGATACAATTCTTGTCCTGGCTTTCTGATTTGATTAATTATGTTTTCTAATAAAAATATTTTACAATTATGAAAAAGGTTTTATGCGACAAAGACGGGAAATTCTTGTTTATTCATGATGAAGATTGTACTCTTACAAAACTGGAAGACGGTGACTGTCTGACACATGAAGACGGTACGATAATGATATATAGAGAACGCAAATGTAAAGAAGATATTTCTAAAGCATTTTATCATGTTTATTTACGAAATAATGAATTACATTTTCTTAAAACTGGAATGTCATTTTCTTACTATGATTTTATCCTATCTTTCAGATTTTCTACAGAAGAAGAAAAAGAACGTATGTACAAAGTTCTTTCTGAAAACAACCTATACTATGACGAGAAAGAAAAATGCTTTAAAAAGCTTCGCTAGCGTGCCAAAATCAGCAATTCCTATTACTATATTGACTGGAACCGTTTTGTGATATGTAAGACTACAGAGGAAGAAAACGAATCGGACAATTTACGGTACAAAAACCTTAACTATTTCCAGACCAAGGAAGAAGCGTATACCAAGTTGTTTGCAGTTAAATCGGTTCTCAATGATTAAGAAAGAATGTTACATATGGGTCGGACAGATTATCGAATACCGGGGAATGACGCTGCGAAAGGTACGTCCGGGAAAATACATTGTCATTTCTCCTTGTTCCCTTGTTTCAAGACCCGTATATATTGACAAGAACGAAAATTTGAACGTTCTTTAGTATTAATTATTTGTTTTATTTTTATATATTTGCAGCTATGGTAACAGCGATATTTATATGTCTCGTTTTTCTTACAGTGGTCCTTATCACCCTTCTTTTGTGGTGCATAGGGACGGTTACGGGAATTCAGAAAAGAATGGACGCTCTTCTTTATGTGGTCTCCTATATAGACCTTATCCAGAGAAAGCGATTCATCCGGTATTTGGACCAGCTTTCAAGGAAAATGGGAGATTTTGAGGACGAGATGGACGACAAGCAGAAATCCTTTTTGTTTCATTTAAGCCAGGAAGTGATAAACGAGATAAAAAGGATGGAAGACGACTATAAAGATTTGATATAATGGCAAAGAAAAACGAATTTACATACAAGGGAGGAAGCCAGTACATTGACTGGCTTTGCAGCTCCAATAAGCTTGTTTTGCTCCGTGACAATGATAATGTAAAGGGTGAGGACAGAACGGCGATTGCACGCGCCCTAAAGTGCAAATCTGGAGATATCCTTTGCCTTGTACTGGGTCGGAATATCAGTTCTTTCGCCTATCATAAAATAATCGAGGATATGGAGGGGCGCACCGTTGAAAGTATCGTCCAGTCCAGGAACCTGGTATTTTCTTCCATCTACTGGACCGGGAACAAGAAAGCGGCCCTTTCAGACCATACTATCTTTGTTCCCTGGGAAACACTTAAAGATACCATTAATGACTGGGATAACGCGCCTTATTTTTATCCGGACATTGTTTAGAACCTTCTTTCTCTAATTTTTATATATTTGTTTGACCGACACCCGGTTACGCTTCTCGTGTAGAAATGTTTCCGGGTGTTTTATTTGGGATTATATGTTAATCTTATGTTAAAATGACATACGCACTTGCTTATGTCTAAATAAGGTTTTATATTTGCAATGTCTTCTTAAAGGAGACAGCTAATTAGGTCAAACAAATAAAAAGATAAGGTTATGGAAAATGAAATTAAAGTTATCAGAGGTTTTGCGGTTAGCATGGGAAATGATTATGTAGGGTTTTTCAAGAACATCGAAGATGCAAAGAATAATTACGAAATGATGAAAGAACGTTTTGTCGGTGTCCGTCTCTATTATGCCAAGAAATCCTATAACACTAAAGGTTATCCAAACGTAAATATTTCTTTGGTAGAAGTTTACCGTAACAATTATGGTCTTCCTTATTAATTGATAATTGTCAAACAAATAAAATTTTGAAAATCATGACAAATATAGACTTTTTAAAGAACCCCGATTCATACGAAGTATATGTAACAGTCAAGTTCGGAATATGGAAAGTGTCCGAAATAAAACGCTTTCCGTCCCCTATAGACATTCTTTACGGCAATATCATAGAATATACCGAAAACAAGAATTTGTGCTCTGAAAAGGATATAAAAGAGATTGAAGAATTTACTATTAACAACGTTATAAACACTATTTTAAAATGAGAACAATAAGCAAAGGAAACTACCGGGTCGTGTATGACCCGGCAAAGGACGAAAGCATGAGCATGATTGCCGTCTACAAGAAGAACCTGGACGGCACGTTATCCCTAATCAATAAGGAGATGGGGAATGAGACGGACGAAGAAAGTCTGAAAGAAAAGGCAGTAAAAATTATTAACGAACTAAATAAAAAGGAGGATTAAATTATGAATGCAGGTATCGTATTTTTAACTATCATTATTTTTATCGTTCATCTTATGTTGAGTGCCGAAGTAGGCTCTACGGCAGAAAGGATGAACAGGAGTTTCGGTGTATGGATGCTTCTGGCACTTATCATTTCCCCGTTTATCACAGCCATCTTTGTTCACTGCCTGGGACCTATTCCAGTTCTTGAAAAGAAGGAGAAAGAAGACGATGAAGCCGAGAAGTAACAGGTATATCTACTATTATGACAAACGGTCGAAGAACAAGCCGTACCGGGTTATAATAGAGGTTGAAAAGAAGAAGTACAATATAGGTTATTTCCGGACCGTGGAAGAAGCAAGAACAGCCCGTGACGAGTTTATTAAAAATCATTTTTCCGTCTCCATAAGCTGGCAACGGTTACAGGAAATGAACGTGATTGTGGATAAGATTGCCGAACTTTCGGAAATACTGTCTTCCTATAGAGATATTTCCACTAATGAGGTTATTCGGAAAATCGGGAATATCAAGCAGAACGCGGTTTCCATAAAGAAAGTTATTGCATAAATATTCACTCAATTTGTATAATTATTCATTTTTGTTTTGTAGTATGAGAACCTGGGTTTAGCGAAACCCGACAGACTGGGACGTTGTGAAACGTCCCTTTTCTTTTCTAAATCTTGACAATCGAGTTAATAATACTTGAAGAATGACAAAAAACCATAATCTACCAGTCCTTTTTCTACTGCATTGGCTTCTTGTTCAAACACGATTGCGTGGTAACAATCATGGTTTATAGCCTGGATTCTCTTAATCCATTTCTTTATACCGCCACTGAAACCAGGGTGATACTTGATTAAGGCTCCTATTACACGTACAAGCCATTCCAAGGCGTAATACAGATAGAACGTCAACGGGATAAGGAGAAGTAGCCAGGGGCACGAGAAAACGCCTGCAAGACCGCTAAAAAGCACGGTGCCCGGTATCATTAATGATTTCCATTGATAGGAATGCGTTTCTTCATGTTTTAGGAATTCTTCGTCATAATACTCTTTCATTTTCTTGCATAACAGCCAGCAAAAAATTAGGATTGCGGAAAAATTCGGGATGATAATTTTCGCAATTTTCGATTCATAAATTACCTTCATGATTTTACAATTTTTAAGATTAAACATGTGTAAAGGTAGGCTTTTTCGAGGAAATTTCTGTCAATATTTATTACTATTTATAACTATCTGGAAATCAACACTTTGACATTTTACCATAAGGGTATTATCTAACCCCTAAAGGGGTACGTAGTTCCCTTTCTTCTTTTACCCTTACGGGTATATTAATAGGAGGAAGAACTGCAATATAGCAATAGGGGGTTTGGGGGAGGAAGGGGAAAGAGTGAAAAATGGGGAAGGGGGATAAAGTGAGATATGGAAAGTGTTAACGGAAGTAAAAACAGAAAGGGGAGACGAAGCGAAAGAAAGAAGACGAAAACAAGAAGGGATTTTGGGAAAAAGGCGCGCCCGGCAAAAATTTTCTCGAAAAAATTTTGTGAATTGAAAAATTATCCCTATGTTTGCAGTGCTTAAACAAATGGCGGCTCAGTTCTGAAAAGAGCTGGGAACCGCAAAAGAAAAGGGGTTATCTGTAGATTACGCTTTTACAAATACCGCTTTTAAAAATTTCCCCTTTTCTTTTTGTTTTGTAAGCAGGTGTTTGTAGGCGTTAATATCCTTGAGCAAGATATTTGTAAAAATGGAAATTTTGTAAAAGAAGCGTAATCTATAGAAAATGAAAAAAGATACAGAAAAATCGGCATCACGCCAGGACATTCCAGAAAAGATTAAATCTCCTATTAAGGATTTTAAGAATATACAGACTATCCAGGATTATGAGTATTGCTGCGTATTGTGCGCTATTAGATTGATAAACAACAAGTATTGCAAGAGAAATCAGAAGAAGTATCAGTATAAGACGTTTTGGAAAAGAAGTTTTACTACACAAGAACTGTCATTGAAGATTGCGGAAGAAGTGGGTATTTCCTACAGAAAAGCGAAGGATTATATCAAGTTTTTAAGACTGAATGACTACATTAAATTCCCCGAAAAGGATGTATGTACAATCATAAACAAGGATTTCAAGGATGTAACGGAAGAGATGTATTTACCGGATTATTTGCGTTATGTGATTAAGGAGAAGGGGGTGAAATGGTCTCCTATTTTTACAAGGATATTGAATTACATTTCAAAGCAGATAAAGCATTATAAGCACTGTAAGGAGATTGCAGAGTATAATTTGGAAGTATGGAATGACGAGGAATCAAAGAAAGACGAGATTTTAAAGATAGTTGAATGGCTGTACAATAACGAGGACTGGAAAGAATCGGATTATGACAAGGTTTATGAAAAGGCTGTAAAGATGGCGCATAAGCACGCATTAGAGGCAATAAAATGGAACAATTGCGAAGTATCGTTCTATGAAAGCCCTAAACGTATTGCAAGCCGTATGAAATGCAGTGTAGACACAGTGAGAAAGTTTATAAAGGCATTGAAAGAGATTTTTGGAGAAAGAGTATACATGAAGCCGGAAAAGGCGACTAAATCAATGAGATACAACCCTAATTTGAATAACTATACAATAGCATTGCCGGACAGGGAAGAATGGAAGAATATGTTTGCAAGAAGATTCGAGAAGATTAAAGAAGGTGTTTCAAGGGTAAAGGATTCTGTTTATTATCTCAAAAGAGTTTGGTTCAGAAAAGAAAAGGGTTATTTGTGGGAAGACAAGGAGTTCAATAGAATAGCAAAAAGAAGTGCTACTGTAACGTGTGGAGAAAAGGAATTGCCGTGCAAAAAGAGGTTGAGTTTTTATTACACCCTAAAAAAGAACTTGGAATACTGGGAGGACAATTTCAAGAAGGAAAAGGAAATAGAAGAAGAAAAGGAACGTTTTTATAAGTCTGAAATACAAAGGGAGGTTGAAGAAAACAGCAGAATTGATTTGGTGGCGAAATATCGCTGTCACGAGGCACCCGAATACGAAAATTACAACCCTAATGAATTTGAAGCATATAGAGTATGGAAACGGTAAGCAGCTACATATACAGTGACTATGAGACCGAGGACGTAGAACTGTACGCAGAACAGATGATACGGGAACGCATAGCGCGTGACGAGAAGCGACGCGAACAGATAGAAAAGGCTTTGGCGAAAGCCGAAAGGACCAGGAAACGGGTAGAAAACAGAAGACGGAAGTATATAAAGACAAACCCTATCCGCGCGAAGTACAAATACCCGGTATTGGATAAATATTCAAGTTAAAAGCTTGGTTATTTGACTGATAATGCCTATTTTTACCGTTGTAATTGCAATTTCGTTATAACTTTAAAAGGCATTATTCATGAATATTAATAAAAAAGAAGAGAAAGTGTTCGGACGTGCACAATTTGAACAGTTTCTCATTGACAAAGACTATGAGGCATTCACCGCAAAGCAGGTAGCGGCTTTTGCTACTGATGTTTTGAACAAGTCAGAAAAGGACGAAATGGACGAGTTCGAGAAAGCATGTGCGGCTGCGGACTGGAAATCACTGGAAACGGTTAAAGTGCTGAATGACATTTACGAGGAAGAACCTATGTTCATAAGACCCTCACAAGTGGAAGTGATACCGGGAAAGGAAGGAATTTTCAAATCAATGTCCGAGAACCGGAACATGTTGCGATACAAGGAAACACCTCTGAACATTTTCAAGGGCATAGCCGGAATGTGCGTATCTGATGATATAGAGAAGGCACGGAAGGGCGAACCTATCGGAACCGTCAAAAGCTGGGGAGGGAAGGAATACGTGAAGACCGCGAACGGCTGGGTACGTCGCCAGGGAATCAAGACAAAGGAGACCGCGAAGGAGGAGAAGCCGAAAGAAAAGAAAGGCGGTTTTCCTACAGTTGAAAAACTTGTGGCTGCGGCCGCAAAGTCGGGGCACAACCCTAAAGAGGCAGAGAACGTTATCAGAGAACGCTATGACTATCTGAAAAAGAAATATCCGGAAGCCTCACCAAGTAAACTTGTACACATTGCATATACAATTTCCTAAAATTCCGTCGCATATGATTATGGGAAAACTACATAAAATAAGGGAATACGTAATGAGTTTATATTTTCCCGTGTTGTTGAGCATACCTATCTCTTTTTCCAACACGACATCCTTCATTGAGAAATATGTGTTTCGGGACTGGGAGTTCTTGAAATACCTAATGATTCTTATAGTGATAGACACACTTGTAAGCTGGGTATATCATATCAAGAACAAGGACTTTTCAAGCAAGGGTTTTTCAATGATTATCACGAAGCTTTTCATTTATTCAGCTATTCTGATTGTTTCGCATGTGATGGGGAGCTTTACGGTGGAAGGCGGCAATGTGGAGATATACACATGGTTCCATGCCGTGGTGTGTAACGCGCTTATAATACGAGAATCAATCTCAATCGTGGAGAACGCGGCAAAGGTAAGCCCTACTTTGGTACCTCAGAGAATTAGAAAATATCTGTCTGATTTCGACGAATTCGGAGACAAGAAACCAAAATAAAAAATAATAAACAATGGTTATTTCGTATTTTATAATTAAAAATAAAAGATTATGAGACTGTATAGATTTTTAGACAAAGACAAGAATATTGATGTGACATTGGTAACTGATGGTAGTTGCGACCAGAAGAAAGTATTCATCACTGAATCACCGCGCGGAATTACCCCTAAAGGAAACGTGACAGACCCGGAAGGCGGTGCCGAGCTTTTGAAGCTTGGTTTCAAATGGAATGTAGGCGAAGCCGTGATGCATGAGGAACTTGTAGCATTTGCGGAAGAAAAGGGTTTGGAATTGATTATCGACCCCCAGGGATTGAATGAAATTGTTGCGGTAACGGCAGAATGGAACGAAAACGATGCATGCGTTATTACAATCAAGACAAGTGTTCCGGCAAAGAAGGATGTCGATATCTATTTCCCCAATAGCGTAGATTTGCAGGAAAGCGCAGAAAGATTTGGAGTAATCAGAGGAGACCGCAAGACCATTGCTACCAAAGTTATGTCCGGAAAGCCTATGGCGTTTACGCTGGCTGACCTTGGTTTGGATGCAAAGGAAGATTTGAACGTGGTTGTAATGACAGATAACAATACATGGCGCGAAGAACTCGTAGCTGAAAACAACTAAAGGGATTATGCTACGGTTATTGTTTACAACAGAAGATAATGTTCACCAAATGACCGTCGTAACTGACGGTATCGACAGTCAGATGAAGGTTTTCGTTACAGAAAGCCTCTATGGTGACGTGGAATATTATAAGGGGCTGGGTATCGTGATTGAACCCGGCCACACCTATAATATCGGACAGTTCAAGGAATGGGCGTTTAAGGCGCTTGTTAAACTTATCTCATATCCGGAAGGATTCGGAGAAGAAGGCGCGGTATTGTCGGACGTGCAGGAAGTTGTGGAATACGTATTGGAGACTAAAGAACCTACACTTAATTTCCCTGCAAAGGGAGGTGATGATATGTGCGTGGTGACGTCTTCAAAACAGACATTCAAGAACGGACAGCCAGTAGGACACCCGGAAGGCGTCCCGGTTACATTCTCAATATCTGGGGCAGGATTCAAGGTTGACGGTGGAGGACAAGTAACGGTTGACGAGAACCCAAACAACACGGCAAGAAAAGCGGTAGTGACGGTTAAACAGAATGAAAGCGGAAAGACATTGCAGATTACATGCAACCAGGCTGCATCTACTGTAACCTACGAATATGCGCTTACAGTAGACCCGACAGCGGTAACGTTCGACGGTGCAGGAGGCGAAAAGCTTGTCACTGTTACCTCTACAAGAACAAAAGTTCTGAATGGAGTAAAACAGCAGCCAGAAACATATCCTACTGATATAGAACTGGCAGGCGTAGGGTTCGATTATGAGGAAAGCGGAAATAACTACAATCTGAAAGCTTCTGAGAATACCGGAAGCTCACAGAGAACAGGAAAAGCGACTATTTCGCAGGATGGTGGAAAGACCGTACAAATGAATTTGACACAGAATGCGGCTACAGTGACGTATGATTATGCGTTGTCTGCCAATTCACAGACCATACAGTTTGTAGCGCTTGGAGAAACGAAGAGTTTACAAATTGTTTCAACAAGACAGAAAAAAGTCAACGGCAAGCCTTCCGGTGGTGTCGAGAAGGTAGATACGACTGCACAGATTACTGGAACTGGATTCAGTCAGACTTCATCTGAAACATCTAATGGAGAGAATTATAGTATAGTGGCGGCTGAAAATAAGGCAGAAACAGATAATGACGGTTCTATTACTATTACACAGACTGGAAGTAACAAGACGGTAAAGGTTACGTTAACACAGCTTGCAGCGACAGTTACCTATGAATATACATTGACTACAGACCCGACAACACTTTCATTTGCAGCAGCAGGAGAAACAAAGATATTCGGTGTTTCAAGTAAGAAGCAAAAGAAGGTAAACGGAAAGAATGAAGGTGCAGCAGTGACAGTAGATTATAATACGGTTGTAAGCGGTACAGGGTTTACTAAAGGCACTACCGAATATTCTGTAGTGGCGGCTGCAAATACTGGTGCACAGCGTACCGGAACGGCAGTTGTGACAGCAGTAGAAGGAGGTAAGGAAGCTACCGTGAATCTAACTCAATTGGCTGGAGCTTAAAAATTATTACGATGGGAAAGAGAAAAGGAAAGATTATACAAAAAGCGGAAAAGCCGGATTTGATTGCAAGCCTTTCGAGTTTGTCTATTGAAGAGATAGACAGGCTGCAAAAGGCCGCTCCTATGGCATTCCAAAGCAAATTGCAGGCTGCGTTAAACTCAAACGATGCAGGGGAGATAATGAAGGCTAATTTGTATCTGGGAGAAATTAACAGGCAGCCTACAAAAATACAGTCTGTTTTCTTTGACCCTAACGACATATCCGGCAACGGAAGAGGATTCAAGGATTCCAAAGGAGTTCTATCCTTTTCCGTATTGCGTCGGATGGGAGATATCCATATAGTCAAAAGTATTGTGTCTACACGCGTGGAACAGATAATGAACTTTATGGATTTTTCGGAAGACGAGCAAAAGGAAGGCTTCACAATCAGAAAAAAGAAGAGCCTTTTTTCTACCGGGGACGAAAAATTGACAAACGAGGACAAGAAGAAAATATCAAAGATAGTTGATTTTCTTGAAAAGGGAGGATGGACGGACAAATGGGACAATGTGGACAGCTTGCAGGAGTTTGTAAGCAAGATAATGTCGGACAGTCTCACATTAGACCAGTTGGCCTTTGAGATGGTGCGCAACAGAATGTGGGAATTGCAGAAATTCCGCGCTGTGGACGCTTCTTTGATACGTTTTCTGGATAGTGTAGACCCAAGACAAAGGGAAGGTTTCGAGCAGTATAGATTCAAAGGACATTTGCCGCGTTACTGTATGGTGTGGGACGAAATGATTCTTCACAACCCTATAACAAAGGAACCGATATTGTATTACCCGTGGGAGCTTGGTTTCGGTATCAGAAACAAGACGTCCGATGTGAGAAGAAACGGGTATGGAGTGTCGGAATTGGAGACGTTGGTAAACATTATTACTTGGATATTGTGGGGTTTTTCCTATAATGCAAATTTCTTTTGCGTTTCACCGGAAACACTTGTTACGACGAATAAGGGTTTAAGAAGAATAAAGGATTTGGTAGGTACAGAATTTGAAGTTTTTGATGGTGTGGAATACTGCAAGGCATCCGCATACAAGACAAGGATAGATGATTTGTACGAAACAAGACTGTATAACGGCTTAAAGATAAGAACAAGCCGTGAACACAGATTCTTGACTATAACGGATAAAGATAAGTCTCCTAAATGGAAAAAACAAAAGGATTTGACTACAGACGATTATTGTTTGGTGGATATAAATACTTATGGAGATTTTCATGAGGAGGATTATTTCATAGGAAAAGAATATTTTAGGGAATTTACTAACCCGACAAAGGAAGCTGTTCTTAAAAAAGAAAGAACTTTCACCCCTTCTTTGGAGATGGTGAAAGATAAGCATTTTTGGGAAATGATTGGTTTTGCTTTAGGGGATGGTACCTGGTTGGAACATATACTTGAAATTTTCCCACACCATACGAAAGATAAAAAACTTTTTGGTGATTTCTCTAAAGTGTTGGATAAATACGGAATAAATTATCGTATAAAGAAAGGCAATCCTTCCACACAAAGAAGTGACGGGGAATATGGATATCCGTATATATTCATATATGACACATGCTTTATCGACTGGCTTATAAGCATAGGATTCGGATATACAAGAGATAAGAAGATACCCGTTTCCGTATTTAATTTGCCGGAAGAGTTGAGATGCGCGTTTTTGAGAGGATTGTTCTCGGCAGACGGACATACTTCTGCAAATATAATGGGATATAAAACTCCTACTATATGTTGTGTGAATAATGATTTGAGGCAAGATATATTACAATTATTATTAAGCGTTGGGGTTGCTGCGAGAGAGTGTAATAGAAGTAAAAGCAGATATAATGACCCAGTAACACTTGTTATTCAAGATGTAATGTCTTTTGTTGATAAAATAGGTTATTTGCAAGACTATAAAAATGAAGGTATATCAAGAGGAGAAAGGACAAAGGGCAAATGGGATTTGGTACCTAATTCTTTGGCTTTGGATATACTGGAAAACAACAGGGGAGGTGACATATCTTTCTCGAAGCATCATGTGAAAAAAGGTGGAAGGATAAGCAGAGGTAAGCTTATAAGGGTTCTGACAGAGGCGGGATGTAGCGTGCCGGAAATATTGAATTATCATTTCTATAAGGTAATGGACAATTCCAGACTTGTAAAGGAGAAGGAACAACTTTATGATATAGAGGTATTCAATGACAAGCATATATTTCTTGCCAATTATACGGCAGTCCATAACTGCCAGGGTTCACAGCCTAAAGGGTTTATTAACATAAAGAACCCTAATATATCAAACAGTACATTGCAGGAGTTTAGGCAGGCATGGACACAGACGATGGCAGGCGTTTATAACAGTCACCGCACACCCGTTATAAACGGTATCGATTTGGAATGGGTTGATTTACAGAAACTTAGCAATCGTGATATGGAATTTAACGAATGGATAAAATTCCTTATTATAATGACATGTTCCGTATATCGTATAGACCCGTCCGAACTTGGATTCAATTTCAAGGAAAGTCAGCAGATATTCGGACAGGACGGACAGCGAGAAAGATTGAAGCACAGCCGTGAAAAAGGTTTGAAGCCTCTATTGATATTTTTACAGGGTATCATTACAAAGTATATTGTGAGCGAGTTGGACGAAAACTACGAGTTTGCATTTACTGGAATAGAGGTGGAAGACGAAGAAGCACAGGTAAAACTGGATTCTGAAAAACTGAGTAGCGGCATGGTTGCTATGCAGGATATATTTAAGAAGTACAACGGACGAGACTTTGACCCGGAAAAGGACATCATTCTTAACCAGGTGTACCAGGGGATGAAACAGGCAGAAGAACAGAATAAAATGTTCGGAGCTTCACAGCCGGGGCAACAGCCGGAAGGCGTGCCAGAAGGGGACGAAGAAGACCCGTTTGCACAATATAAGTCATTCAATGAAAACCCTATAATGAAACCAGCAGTTGACTATTATTTAAAAAATCTTTACAAATAAGAAATTATGGAAACTTTCGATGATTTAAAGTTGGATAGATACATAAACAAGGCTCTTTTGGAAAAGAGCCTGGGAAGACCAGAAATGTATGACGGACTTCTGGAGATTGCGAAGGCACAACAAGGCGTATATGTGAACAACGCGGTAAACCGGAAGCTTGGCATTGTTGGACAGCTATATAAGAAAAGAAAGGCTACAGAGGAAGAGAAAGCCGACTTAACCAAGACAACGGAAGACCTTTATAAGGAAGGCGGTGTTTGGAAGCGAGACAGACAGATTAAGGTACATAACAAAATAAGGTCAGAATATCAGAAGAAAATGTTGTTTGAGACTAAACCGCGTGCTTATCTTATGCTTGGTGGCGGTGGTTCAGGCAAAGGGTATTATCTTAAGAAGATGAAAGAGAAAACCCCGTCTATAGACAAGTTGCCCGTTATTGACGTGGACGATATGCGCGATATGATACCAGATTACGAAAGGGTGAAAGGGATAGACCCAAAGAAAGCATCTTCCTATGTGCATGAAGAGGTATCAGATATAGGTAAGAAAATAGATGAGGAATATATACGGCAGAAATCATCTTTTGTAAAAGACGCTGTTTTCGGAAATCCCGAAAAGCTTGAAAAACTGGTTGATAATTTGAAGGCACAAGGTTACGATGTTCACTTGGTAGGTGTGGCAACCGATTTTGATACGGCTTTGGATAGAATACAGAAACGGTTTGAAAGAACGAAACGATATGTTCCTACAGAAGTGGCGAGAAAAGGACATAAAGGCGCGTCCGCTTCTTTCAAGAAAGTTATAGAAACTCCATTGAAAGATAAATTTAAGTCCGTTAAATTGTATGACGGAAATTCCGATAACGGGGTGATTTATGACAACAAAGTGTTAAATCAAAAAGAACTTGATAGGTTTCTTAAAAAAATAGACTTATAAATTTGTTCAATTCTGAACAGTTTTGTATATTTGCATAGAAACTTAAAGAAAGGAGTAAAATTATGGCAAAGAAAAAGTACGGAATTGATATGACAGCTGACGAATGGTTCGAGATTGAAGACCGAGGAATGGGTGAGCCTCTAACTATGGAAGAAATTGCCGCAATGGGTCCAGAAGGTAGGGAATTGAGTAGAAATTGCCCTTCCAATCCTTATTTCCCAAAGCCGGATATGTCAATGTGGGACGAATCGTTGTACGACGGTTACAAAATTAAAGGTAAGAAGAATGCCGGAAAAGAAACTTGATGGTATAAGAACACCTTTGGTATCGCGTCTTATTGGAGTGAAAAGACATGTGAAAGACCCTATCAGATACCCGAAAATACAATGCGGTTATGAAGGGCTTGCACAGACCATGTTCGCTACACAATCGGACGCGATGATAAAGGAGCTTATAAAAGAAATGATAAAAACGGTTGAAAAATGATATTCACACCGGAAGAGATACAAAAACTGTATGATATAATAGACTACCGTCTTGCAAGGATTGTAGCCGATGTAATGGGGGATGAACTGTTGACACCGGAAGACAAGTCCTTGTTAAGGCGGTATGGCTATAAATGGAGAAGGGAGATAGAAAAGATACCCCCGTATTTCCAGTCCTATTTGTTCGGAAGGCTGAGTGCACAACTGACACCTTCCCAATTGTCTACACTCAATTTTGACGATTTCACAAAGTATATAGACCGTCACCAATGGGCAGTTCTTACACCCATGGAAAAGGAAGTGTATTATGCAGCAGCAACACGCACATATTCCTATATAAAGACGATGGGAGAACGGGCCAAAACGATAATGTCTAATGCCGTATCGGAAGAAGAGGTGAAAGCCCTTGTGGAGAAACAGAGACAACTGGAGCTGGGAACGATAAAGAAGGAGATGATAGAGGGTGTCTTGAAAAAGAAGTCCGTTCAGAATATTGTTAGCAATATAGGGCATTCCTTGGAAGACTGGAACCGTGATTGGGGGCGTATAGTGGAAACTGAGATGCAGAACATTTATCAGACCGGGGTAGCCCAGCAGATAATGAAGGAGCAGGGGGCGGATGCGCTTGTATATAAAGAGGTGTTCAGTGGAGCATGCCAGCACTGTATAAAGTTTTACACCACAGCAGGGATAGGAAGCAAACCGAGGATATTCAAGCTTATAGACCTTATAAGCAATGGGGACAATATAGGGAGGAAAGTTAAAGATTGGAAACCAGTGTTAAATAGTGTTCACCCTTTTTGCCGCTGTGACCTTAGGGAGGCGCCTAAAGGTATGGTTTGGAATGACGAGACGCATTCATTTGAACCGCCTAAAGAACCCTATAAGAGACAGGTAGAGAGAAAGAGTAAAGTAAAGATATATGTCGGAGATAAATTGTTTGAGGTATGATGTTCGGATATAAAGGAGATGTGGAAGTGTTAACCCTACGAAAGACAAGGGTAACAAAGGAACGTGTCAAGGAAAGAGAAGGTGAAGAGGTAGACGTGTATAACTGGGAGGTTGTCCCGGTACGTCTGGACCAGATAAAGGAAGACGAGTATGTATTACTCTATTGTATGATGAATGATACGAACCTATTCAAGAAGGGAGTGGAGTGCACCAATTTCAAAGGGGAGATGGAAAACGTTGTATTGGAAAAGGGGATAGTAATCTCCGTATGTGAAGACGCAAAACATCTCTCGTTCACTATGCCGCATCAAGTAACGATACCGCTTGTTGATGAAAAGACATTCGATGAATGGACTGATGAAGACTGTTTCGGAGTAACCAGGGGGAGTAGTCGAAGAAGTCCCGATAAAGAGATAGAACAGGGGGATGTGGAGGAATACGTAAAGTTCTATAATGACAATCCAGAATACATGCATATGGGTGCAGGAGCGATAAAGATAATGGAAAGAGACTTGTCCTTGTATGAAGGGAAACTGTATAATATAGAGGCTGGTCCGGAATATGCGCTTATAACAAAAGAAGGTTTGTTTCTGAAAACTGAACATTGATTATGGGAGAAGGAGGATTCAACACCGGGTTTGTGGAGATAAGGACGCTTGAAGGCGAAAAGTTCCTAAAGGATATAAGGATTAATGAAGCCGTGAAGACAAGACATTCCTATACGCTTGTGGAAGGCTTGCATGTACGCGAAATGAAACCGCAAGAATCAGTGTATAACATCTATTTTAATGCAGGCAAGGAAGGTGTTCTTAACAGGATTTCGGGCGAACAAATGGTATGGACGTATGGAAAGAACTATCTTGTTCCGGTAAAAGTAAAGGAATTGAACATTTCCGACAGAATTGTTCTGTATGGGAACAAGAGGGGTAGGATTGACCGGATAGAAAAGGTGGAGACACTTAACAGGTATTTTTATAAGCCCGAATTGAAGAAAAACACTTCCTATTATATTGATAATGTCTGTATTTTTGGATAGATTGTGCAAATTTCGTATTTTAGCAAAAAATTTGTAGCTATGAATTTAAAGAAATTATTTCATTTACAGACAGCAGAACAAAAGGTGTCTGAATACAGGGAGCTATTGAGACGCTCCGAAAAGATAGAAGCAAGAACGGAAGAACTTGCAAACGAATTTGCCGAAAGAAGCCAGGTATTGAAAAGCTTCTCCCTGCTTGACAAGGACGAAAGAGAGATTTCGGAAAAGAAATACAACGAGTTCTTGAAAGAGCATGCTTCACGAGTTGCACAATTACAGAAAGACAGGGACAAGGTTTTCAAGGCTATCGCTGCATTCCAGAAAGACGAAGATATAGCAGAAGCTATTGCGGATGTATATGCAATTCATGTAGCAAAGAAGGCATGGAAAAGTAAGAAGCTTTCCAAAAGTGCATACGATGATATTATGAAGGCAAAGACCGGAGTAGTCAAGTATGCGGACGTGCTTTTGTTCAGAGGCAGTAAGTTACTTATCTTACAGAGAGCAGGTGAAAATATGAACTATACACCTGATTGGTGCATACCTGGGGGACATGTAGACGAAGGAGAAGATTTCCGTACAGCCGCACAAAGAGAGCTTTTTGAGGAGACTGGGATAGACGTTCCGGAAGACACCCTTATGGAGGTCGGTGTAGCCAAAACGAAGAATGCGGAAATTCATTATTTTATGGGACATGTTGACGATGAATCCCCGGCTTTCGTGGTGGTTGACGGTGAAGAGGAAATCGGCAGCATGTGGATTGACCTGGTTACTGAACTGGAAGACTACGACTTTATCTTTGACATGAAAGACAATATCAAGAAGATTTTGGGGCTGAAAGTGAAACCCAACCCGGTAGAAATCGTGATGAAGGCTTTCCAGGAAAAGAAGGTGACGGAAGACGTGGTAAAGTCTGTGTGCGAGAAATACCCGAAGGAGATACGGAAAGCGAACAACAAGACCGATTTTTCACACAGTGAAAGAAAAGACCTTGCAAAGAAAGGAGAGGCAATGCCGAATGGGAAATATCCTATCAGAAATAGCCAGGATTTGAAGGACGCTATCAAGTTGTCCGGTGCTTCTGATATGCCGAAAGAAAAGGTGCAGGCATGGATTAAGAAACGCGCTAAAGAGCTGGGTCTTGAAAGCGAATTGCCGGAAGAATGGAAAAGTAAGGAAGTTGAAAAGACGATGGACTGTAACGATGCGAATGCTATTTGCAAGGAAGATTTGGACGACAAGCCAAAAGGCCCGGAAGGTGACGGAATAGCAAAGAACGAGGAAACGGAAACTACGAACGAAGAAGCGAACAGCGAGGAAATAGAGAAGTCGGAAGATGGACTGACGGTTTCTATGAAGTTTTCTTCTGTGGAAGACGCGATGATATTCAAAAGTGTTATTCCCGAAATGATTCAAGAGGGGAAAGTGAAAGCCGATGTACTGGAAAAGGCAAAGAAGGAGGACAGTATGTATACGGTGTTTGCCGATTTCGCTAATTTCCTGGAAGGCGTTAAGACGCGTTCAAAAAATGTGCATTGGAAAGAGGAAGACAATGCCAAGCACAAGTATCTGGACGATTTGTTAGAGGAGCTTTCCGACTATGAAGATAAGATAATGGAAGCCGGACAAAGCGGTTTCGGCCGTTTCAAGGACGGGGAGATAAACGGTGAAGAAATAGAGGTCAACGACCCTATAGAATTGGTTGACCTTATTATAGACCGCACAAGGGAATTCTATTCCAAGCTTGACAATAACCCCGAATATGCCGGGGAAAAGTCGTGGGTGGAAGATTTTATGGCAACACTCAAACAGACGAAGTATCGTTTACAATTACATTAATTGTTGGGGAGGGGTGTAATCACCCCTTCTTTTTTATTAAGGAAAGAGTATGAAAAGAGATATATTGAAAAGCATGTTGTGTGATAAGCTGGAAAAGGCAGTGTCGCACAAGTATGTACGGAAGGAGCCGGACGGAAAAGGCGGTTTTCGATACATATACACCGAGAAGGAAAGAGAATCGACAAACCAGGTCATTAACAGAAGCGGTGACAAGTCCATAGAGAAGACCGGAACGAACCCGGCAGCAGTTACCAAGGGGTTAAAAGCATGGCTGAACAAGAATAATATAGACTACGATTACAATAAGGCGAAAACAACTGCGAGCAGCTATTTTAAATTTGAGACAGGGAAAGGAAGCTATGAGATACGTGTTTCCAATCATACCAAAGCGAATGCAAACGATAAGGGAGGTATAGATATCCAGCTCTACGATTTAAACGACGGGTTTAGTGTTGATATAGATACGGCATACGGGTTCACTTCCAAGGATATACAGAATATCATCAAAGACGCTGAAAAGATAAACGGGGAAGTCCACAAGAACGAGAAGTTAAAGAAGATGCTGGAGGACGAAACCCTATTGGAGAGATTCTATAATGAAAGATATATACCTTCCAAGCATACAAAGTTTATTGAGGATGCTGTTAACAGTATCGGAATAGAAGAATCGGAGTTTGGGATATTGGGAGATATCGTAGACAATATGTTCGACCAAAGTTTACACAAAAGCGGTGTATATAAAAAGATGTCCGAAGAAAGGGAAAAGAAGATACAAGAACAAAAGGAGAAAGAGGCGAAAGAAAAAGAAAGTAAGAAGGAGAGAAGGGATAAGGTGATGGAAGAATTGAGCAACCATATATTCAAGCAAGAAAGTTCGACCACACCACCGGAAAAGTTCGAGAAGATTGTACAAGAAAGAAGTAACGGAAGGGCAAAGGGCTTTACGGTAATCGGAGAACTGGGAGAAGGAGACAGAAAGAAATATTTCTATGAGTGGGCGTACCCAGTGCCGGAAGGCAAAAAGAACTACACCAAGCCATCCGATAAGTTCGTGGATAATTATCTGAAAGCGAAGGGTGAATAATTTTTGCATAAAACTTTGGCTATTTGCATAAAAATCCATACATTTGAATCGGTAAATACGTAAATAAATTTTTATTCAGTGTAAACAACTGATTATAAGATATTTACATAAAGATGTTTATTTTAATCCGTTGTATTTCAGATTATTAAAAGATGTTTGAAGTAGATTCAAAATTTAATTTTTTCACAGAAGCAAACTTTGAAAAATCAGATTTCAACCCTATGGATTACGCGGTAGGTGATGATAGAAGATACGAAAAAATGATTTTTGAAGGTTTGGCATCCGATTCTTCCATAGATTCGGAGGATGAATCTATGAATCCCAACGGATTTGTAATAGACCGCTTTTTAAAACACGGTCTAATCAATTTAGACCATTTGCCATCACGAAGCCCTATCAATAAATCAAGGTTCTGGATAGGGCACCCACTGGATGCTTATGTAAAGAATAATAAGTTTTATGTACGTTGTCAGTTGTGGAAAAAATCTCCGGAAGCAAGAGCCTTTTATGACAAGGCACTTGAAATGCTTGCAAGCGGCACCGACCGGAAACCCGGTTTTTCCGTTGAGGGGAGAGCGCTGGAAAGAGACAAGAACAACCCTAAAAAGGTAACGAAAGCGCTTATCACAAACGTAGCAATGACAATGACACCCGTAAATGCAAATTCGTTTGCCGATATAGTAAAGGGCGTGCAGACAGTAGATTTCGTGGAGAGCAATAAAGAAGAAATTAGCAACGGTTCCAATAACGTTCTTGTAGAGCTACAGAAGGACGGATATAATATAAGGATAGACAAGTCTTTCAACGTTACCATTAACCCTATCATAGTGGAAAGAGACGAAAGATTTCAAGAGCTTTATAAATATTATCTGAACGGCAATGTAGGATTGAACGTTATAAAGGACTATTTGAGAACCGTTAATAAATAAGTTTGTACACAATTAAAAGTTTAATAAAGATGGACGAAAAATATTTGAACGACCCTATCGTATCTCTGATGAAGTCTATGGGATTTTCTGATGAGTACATTATGGCGAACGTGAAAATCGAAAAGTCTGAAAACGGAGCAGCAGCAGGAGACCATGAATCCGAAACCAAAGAGGAAAAGGATATCAACAAGCTGGAAAAGGAAGCCGTGAAGGACGAAGAAAAGGTAAAGGAAGACGAGAAGAATACGGCCGAGGACAAGAATGCAGAAAGCGAAAAGGTGGAGAAATCCAACGCGGAAGATATTATGAAGTCTGTAGGTTCTGTATTTGCTCCTCTGATGGAAAATTTCCAGAAGTCTATGGAAAAATTCCAGGAGACAGTGGATGGTATCAGTGAAAAACTTGACAAGATGTCCGGCGTTACCCCTATGTTCCGTTCAGAAGGACTTAACAATATGACAGCCATTCAGAAATCTTTCGAGGAAAGAAAGGATGAAGCAGGCAAATACGAAGTTAACGTAGTGAAAGACAGACCTATGGCAGTAAAGCTTATTGAAAAGTCTTTGGAAGAGGCACCGGAAGCTATCGCTAAGTCACTGGAAAGTGATGCGCTTGCATATCTTATCAATCCGGACGCTGAAACAGTAGGTGAAAACCTGGCGCGTTACATGTACGAAAAGAACGGTGTAAAATTCGTGAAATAAACTCTATTAAAATAAAAGAATATGGATTTGTATAATTATAGCAATCAAAACGGTACTGGCGACGTACTGGGCGGCATGGATTCAGCAGAAATCTTGAAAGCGATGGAAGCAGGTCTTAAGACCGGAATGCAGTATAACAACGAAATCAACAATGGTGGTGGTCTGAAAGTTGAATCCCTGGATTCAGTCTTGAAGATTCTGGGCAACCGTATGAACCAGTTGGTTTATTACATGGAAATGCCTAAACATAAGATTGACAACACTGTACACCAATACAATCAGTTGTATAAGTATGGTGAGGAAGTCGGTATTTTCAACGCAGAAGGCGAGACCCCACAGGAAACCGATTCTCAATACAGACGTAAGTCAATAGTAACCAGGTTCATGGGTGTTTCCGGACAGGTTACACATCCGGGAATGTTGGCTAAATTGGCTGGTAACATGGATATGTACCAGAAGGAAGTAGAAAACAAGACTATCCTTTTGAGTACCATTATTGACACACGTTTGGTTGACGCTGATTCTTCTTGTGTAGAAGAACAGTTCGACGGTGTTTTCCGTCAACACATGTTGGGTATCAACGAAATGGATGGCGGTACGGCAGAAGGCAAGACTTCTGAACAACTGTTAGACGGTTACTTCAACAGCCCGGCAGTTATCGACGCACAAGGTTCTGTGTTGAATGACAACTTGATTCAAGACGCTGCAAACGTTGTAGTGAACGTTTATAACGGTTATATCGACCGCATCATTTCTAACCCGATTGTGTTTAACAACTACGTTAAGATGTTCCACGAAAGCAAGCGAGTTATCGTAGGTCTTGCAGCTTCTGTAACTGGTGCTACTATGGGACAGTCTGTAAACGACGTTACAACTCAGTTCGGTAAGATTAACATTAAGAACGACCGTTTCTTTGACGAACGCAAACCTATTATGGTAGGTAAGGGTGCAACAAGTGCTAAAGCCCCGGTTACACCGACAAAGGGAACAGCGATTGCAGCAAAATCCGCAGACACAAAGACCAACTTCGGACAGCATGCAGGTTCTTATGGCTACTTGGTAACAGCAAAGAATCGTTATGGTGAATCTGCACCTCTGAATATCACAGACGGTGGTGCACAAGCTGTTGCAGCTACTGAATCACTGGAATTTGGATTTACCGCTGGTGTGGGTGGTGCATATCCGGCTACTTGCTTCGTGGTATACCGTACCAAGAAGAATGCGGTTCTGAATGCAAACACCGAATACTATCCTATCTTTGAGGTTCCGGCTTCACAGATGGCAACAGGTTATGACGGTGCAGCCGTAAATTGTGTACGTGACCGCAACCGTATCATTGCAGGTACCAAGTCTGCTTTGGTATATTACAATGACAGTCAGATTAACGAATACTTGCAGTTTGCTGATACTATGAAGATGGACTTCGCTGTTACATCTCCAAGCAAGCGCTTTGCAATTCTGAACTACGGTACCCCGGTACTGTATCAGCCTGCAAAGATTGTACGTATCGTTAACATTGGTGAAGAAGGCTTGTAATTAGCTTGATATAAATTTATAGGTTTAAGAAGTGAAAAGTGAAAGGGAGGGAGTAATTGAACTCCTTTCCTTTTTGTTTAAAAATTTTGTATTATGGAAAAAGTGATTTTAAAAAGTCGGGTGTATAACAACCATAGAATTGTACTTAATGGTGGTCCGGTACAGTTTGTTAACGGTAGAGCGGAAGTATCGGAAGAACTCTATCAAGAAATAGTAAGCCGTAAACTTCCCGATATTTACAAGGAAGGTGAGGAACCGGAATTCAAAACACGCCTTGAAGAAAAACTTCGTTCGGAAGTGAAAGAAGGGAACAAGGAATATGAAGAGGAAATAAAACGTCTTAAGAATATCGTCGAGGCGCAGAAGGTTGAAATTTCCAAGAAAGAAAAGGAAATTGAAGTATGGAAGAAATGCGTCGAGGACTTGAAAGCAGGAAACAAGGAGACGCAGGCAGTAGTCCCCGAACCGGAAGCAAAGCAGGAAGTCTCTATTAAGGAAGAAGAGGACGACGAGGTAAAGACGGCTCTTAAGAAAATGAAGGTTGACGAACTGAAAGAACTTGCAATGACAGAAGACGGAGGTTCTTTCAAGGAAGAAGACCTTAAAGGCAAAAAGAAAGAGGAAATTATAGATATGATTTTGTCTAAATAAAAATACTTTACAAAGATGGGTCGATTGACGTTTACGATAAAATACAAGAAAAATTCCGGACTTGTGCTGTCTGTAGCCGAGATATGGCAGACATACTTATACGGAATAACCATTGACGGAGGGCAGGGAGCATCATTTACGGACGAATCTATGCGCTCCTATATAGAATCAGCACAAAGAGAGGTTGAGAATTGGTTCAATTTGAAATTTGTAAAGCAGTTAATCGACCAGTCTTTGACTTATTACCAAAAGGACTATTGGCAGCAATTCCCTATATTGTTCCCGTCATATCCGGTAAGGGAGCCGTTAAGCATGATTGGGATGCTCAATAAGATAGAGCAGATTATATACCCCCAAGGATGGCTGTCATGCGAGTATGACAGTGGTATGGGACAAGGGAAAAGAAGGCTGAGTGTTGTTCCTACAGGGTCTTCCACGACACAAGGAAATGCGGAAATAATATTGACAGGCATAACGTCTCAGATTGGTATGCAGCGTTTCCAGTATATACCGGATTATTGGAGGGTACAGTATATAACCGGGTGGGATGTAGACCAAATGCCTATGGACTTGATTAATCTGTTGGGAAAACTTGCATCATTCGGGCCGCTTAACATAGCTGGAGATTTGGTTCTGGGTATTGCAGGCGTTTCTGGACAGTCTTTAAGTATAGACGGATTAAGTCAAAGCATAAGCACAACGGCTTCTGCGACATCTGCCGGGTATTCTGCACGATTGATTCAATATCAAAAAGAGATAAAGGAAACGGTAGGAAGGTTGAAGTTGGTGTATGACGAGGTTAAATTTGCAGTATTTTAAGTTATGGGAGAAACAAGAAATATATTACAGTCTCCATCTTCTGGATTGAGTAATTTCCGACCGGAATTTTTCAAATCGGAGTTCGACCAGGCGATACAAGCCAAAGGTTACGATGTGGAGATAATGCGCGCTTTACGTTGCCCGTGTCATGGAAAAGAATCTGCACTGCCGGACTGTCAGAATTGTTTCGGTACCGGATATTTCTATGTGAATGCGATACATACGAAAGCACTGATAACAGGGATTAATTTTACCGACAAATACAAATCATGGAGCCAGGAGCTTTTAGGTACAATGGCGGTAACAGTGAGGGATATAGACAAGGCGAATTTATCCTATTATGACAGGATTTCTTTCAGAAATGAAATATCGTATTTTTCTGAAAATCTCCCTATAAGATACGATGATATGGGACAGCCGTTTGTGTTTACCACATACAAACCAGTACAGGTATTGGCTATGTATCTGTTTGAGGCTTCAAACAAACCTCTTATAAAGACGGACAAGGGACATGTAAGCGACGTCAACCCCTATTGTATCATATTGGACATGGAGATAGACGCTTTGCCCGAAAACGGTTTTGTGTCGGTATATTACAAGCATAACCCGGAATACCATGTTATAGACTTGCCGCATGAGATACGCGCTTCATGGGCTACTGACAAGAAAAGTGGACAACTCAATAAGATAGAGCTTCCGGTTCAAGCCATTGTAAGAAGAAGCCATCTTATAGCGATGGAGAAACCTAATTTTGATGGTAGCGGTGTGATATATAATGAAGACATATAATTTGCTTCTTTGAAAGAAAATGTTTAGATTTGTACACTTTTAAACATTTTGTATATGAGAGCGAAGAAAGTTTTGGAAGTCCTTGGTATAAGCCGGGCAACATTATCCAATTATGTAAAGGAAGGAAGGATAAAGACCCACAATTCCGCTACACAATGGATAGATTACGACGACGAATCCGTATATGCGATTGCGTCCAAAGGACAAAGAAAGAATGTAATATATGCAAGGGTTATGAATAAACATAACCTTAACAAGCATATAGAAGCATTGGAAAGGTATTGCAGGGAAAACGGACTGCACGCCAAAGATGTATATAAGGATGTGACGTTTAACGTTACATTGGCGCAAAGAAAAGGGTTCAACAAGTTGTTGGACGATGTGATATCCTATAAGATAGGAACGGTAGTAACACTGAGCCGGAAAAGTCTGTCGGGAACGGACAGTGATTTTATAGAGATGTTGTTTGCAAAATTCGGGTGTGATATTAGGTATATAACAGAAGAGTAAAAATGCTGCCTCTATATGTTGACATATCGGAAACGGTTGCGGAATTCGCGTTGACACCACAAGAAGCGGAATTCCTTGGAACACGTCTTGTTGACGATGTAGTAAAGGAATATATGCGAAGATGGAATGCACTTGTGGATTCCGAACTGCACCAGACACGGGGGATATATCGGTCTGCTATGCAGGTAGACCGGACTTCTGCCACATCTGTAGAATTTGTATTGTCTGCAAGGGCGGCAGGTCCTCTTCCTATGATGCTGGAAGAGGGTGCGACACCGTTTGACGAGAAGATAGGGTTCCAGCGTTCGGACAAGGCAAAGATAAAGAAGGACGGTTTAGGATGGTATCTGACAATACCGTTCAGACACGCCACACTCGGAGTAATAGCGGAATCCGGAATATTTAGCTCCGTTATGCCTAAAGATGTGTACGATATGGCACGTAATGCAGGAGGGCAGCCGTTGAAGCTTGCAGACTTGCCGATAAGCCAACAGGTAAAGGGAAGCCGGAAGGAAATAAACATACCCGGAATGAACGTACCGGAATACATGCACAAGTCGGCAAAATATGAAGGTCTTGTAAGGGTTGAAGCCCGAAGTTCGGACCAGGAAAAGAGAGGTCAGTATATGACATTCAGAAGAGTTAGCGACAAGTCAGACCCTACAAGCTGGTTCAATGGTGGTATAACAGCTAAAAAACTCATGGACAGGGCTTTAGAAGAGGCCCAGATAGAATATGTTGCCGAAATGGCGATAGACGAGGCATTAAAAAGAATAAAAGGACTATGATAGAAATAGTAAAAGTAAAGCAGTTTATAGTATCAATATTGAACTATATACCGGAAGATTACAGACTGCACCAGGGAGACGAACAGAATACCTTCCTATACAGACTTCTTAACGGAATGAAGGAAGGGAATTTTGATTTTTACGACCAGGCAAAGAAGCTGTTTTTAAGAGGAATGACAAACCCCCGTAATTTAAGGGTGTTGTTTGAGTTTCCGAAAGACAATACCGGATTGCCAGCCTATGTAATAAGGGAACCGGGTGCAGACCCAGGAGCAGCCAATTCCATAGGAAAAATGAACGGACAGATATACGATGGCGGTGCATGGCAGATAAGAGACAGCCGTTTCCATAACTTTGAGATAATGTGTCTGTCGGACAACATGCTGGAAAGTATAATTATGTCGGAAGTTCTGTATGCATTGATAATGGGTTCCTACAACTGGCTTTCCACCCAATATGATTTGGTGGAGGTAAGGATAACGGAATTAATGACAAACCAGAATGTATTGCCTATTCCTATTTTCATAAAGTCTGTAAGGCTTGACTTGACTTTGGACCAGATTGTAGGAACACTGGTAAACGAAGAATTGCTTAACAAGATTGCATTTGAGGATGCAGGAATAGCAGCCGAAAAATGGGGTGCGGACAATTATAGCAGGGATTATGAATTGCCCGGTGTAGAATCGGACATTGATAAAATTGTGACTAAATAATTGGTATGAGGCAGAAATTTGTTTACCTTTATGCCGAAAAGGTATGAATGTAAGGATTTGATAGGGAAGTTCTTGCAGAATTTCGTGGACTAATAAAAGAAAAATAATATGGCATCAACGTTTATTTTCAACGGTCGGCAGATTTCATTGCCCGGTGTCTACTCCACTATTGTAAGTGGGGAAATGAACCCGGCACGAAATCTTGACTATGGAAAAGTCCTTATTATTGATACAGGAAAGTATTCAGCCGGATTTGGTGGCGGTGCTGGTATCAATGGCGAGAATGCGCAGGGACAGAACGCTATCTATACTTTCGACAATATCGCGGATTTTCGTGCTTTCATGAAGGGAGGTCTTTGGTGGAGAGTTGCCGAAGCTCTGTTTGCACCGGACCCTTCAAACCCCGATGCAGTAGGAATTTCCGAACTTGAATTTGTTCGTGCAGCAACAACTACAGGTGCAAAAATGACGTTTGCGACGGAAGCAGGAGACACGTTTGCGGTAAAAACATTGGACGAAGGTTTGGTAGCCAACGGTTCGTTATTGAACGACGAGTTATTAACAAAGGGTTACGGTATGAACTTTATCGCAGGACGCGAAGACGCTACCAAGTGGATTTTGCAGTTCTGGAGAGGTACATATACCGGAACATACAGCGATGGTTTACCCTACGGAGACATCACGCAGGAAAACAGTGACCCCGAACTTGTTCTTGAATCACCGGAATTCAAGAATATGCAAGAACTTGTGGATTGGGCACAGAATGATTCTAATTTTGCTTTGGCGTTCGTACTTGATTCAACTACCAATGTAAAAGAAAATGGTGAGATTACCGAAGGGGACATTACAACGGCACTGAATGATAAGCCTTATATTTTGGCGGCAGGAGGTACAGAAAGTTTCGGCATGGACGACTTTAACGCTGTACTGGACCAGATTGTAGGTTTGGACTATAGTAATGTCATTCTGGACCAGGTAGGAGAAAATGCCTATTCAGCTACGACAAAAGCATACATTACACACATGAACGGTGCAGCCAAATTCCAGCATTTCCTCTATGTGGCAGGATATGACAAGGGAGCCGATTTCTCAAAAGAAATCGATTTGGCGAAAAAGTTTGACAGTTCGTTCGTGCAGCTTGTACATGGTGGGGCAGGTGTGGTATCCGCATTCGATGCGCAGAAAATCCGTTGGTGGGGTGTAATGTATAACTTGTGCGCGATTGTGGGTCGTATCAGTGGAAAACCGCCTTATGTACCGCCCACATTCAAGACTATCGGAGTTGACAGACTGCAACACTCATTGACTGAATCGGAGAAGAAGAAGGCATTGAAATACGGTATTTTAACAACCGTATTGAACGACTACACCGGAAAGTTCAATATCTTGCAGGGTGTGAATACATTGCAGGACAACGCCAATCTGTTCAATGCAAAAGGGCAGTCCTATTCCATTCAGTTTATGCGTATCGTCGCACAAATCAATAAGGAATTGATTGTAAATGCGACATTGGATTTGCTGGGACAGGAAAACGGTGTTAACGCCAATACACTGACAGCAGGAGCGGTTAAAGACTGGACTGTGGCATACTTGCAGTCAAGAACTGCAACGGACGCACAAGACAATCTGATTTTGTCGTTCAAAGACGTAGTGACAACAAGAAAGGAAGACGCTTATTTCACCACTTACAAAATTGTGGTAAATAACGAAATCACCAAGTTGTTCTTTACAGGTTACTTAATTCGTGGATAAAACAAACCCTAAAAATTAGAAGATTATGGCAGTTTTTACAGCGCCTAAAGCGTATATTAAAATAGATAATCAAGTAGCCGGGTTTGTTCGTAATCTGCAATTTGCAGAAAACATCACCCGTGCGAATGTACAAGGGCTTGGCTCACTCCTTAACCAGGAGGTTCCAGCCGTACAGTATCAATGCACATGGACGGTAGACCAATTCTTTATTGACTTCAAGCAGCCAGTAATGGAAGGCATGATGCACCGTCTTGGTTCCGTCAAGTCTATTGTAGACACCTTGATTTTGGGCGAGCTTGGTTTTGCCATTGCTATTTACAGCAAGACAATTCAGAGCCAGGATTCGACTACAAAGATGGTGACAGCAGTAGACCCTACCGGACAGACTATGTGCATGTTGAATCCGTGTTTTGTAAATAATCAAAATTTTTCATTGCAGGAAGCTGGGGTTGCCGGTTATAATATATCGGGAATCTATTTATTACCGATATCTACACTTGAATTGTAATTTTGATTTTTATAAATACTTGATATTTAGGGAGTTACACATAGTAACTCCCTTTTATTTTGGTAAATAATATAAACATCAATTTGTTAAAATAACGTAAATAGAAAATTTAATACAAACGTGTGATAATGTACTATTATATTTGCATTCATAAACAACTAAAGATTAATGATATGGAAGCAGATTTTAAGAAAGGAACGAAAGTTTGTAGTAAATGTGGTAAGGAGTTGCCTATAAGTGATTTTCATAAAGAAAGTAGAAGGAAAGATGGTTTATCTTTATATTGTAAAGAATGTGAGAAAGAACGAGGTAAAAAGAAAAGAGAAGCAATAAAGAATGACCCAGTAAGACATCAGAAAATGCTGGACGCTTATAAAAGATACCATGCTTCTGAAAAAGGAAAGGCAAAGCAAAAAGAATGGAACTCAAAACGGGTATATACAGAAGAACAAAGAGAACATAGAAGACAATATGCTAAAAAATATTATAAAGAAAACCATGTTGTAAAAAGACCTCCAAGAGAATTTATAGTGATAGAAGGAAAGGAGTATTTGAAGTGTTCTAAGTGCGGAGAAATAAAGCCGAAAGAAGACTTTTTCAAGGAAAATAAAAATCCGCTTGGTTATGCTTATGCGTGTAAAGAATGTAAGAGAAAACAACAAAAAGAGTATATGCAGACTGACGCATATAAAGAAAGAATAAGTGCATATAATAAGGTATATAGACAACAAGAAAGTTTTATAGAGTATAGAAAAAATTATGATAGAAATAGGGCTGGATTAGACCCTTATTATAGATTAACTAAATCATTAAGAAACAATGTGTCTAAGGTAGTAAGACGAAATAGTAGAAGAGGTAAAACACTTGATTTAATTGGCTGCTCAATAGATTTTTTTAAACAACATCTCGAAAAGCAGTTTTTGCCTGGTATGACGTGGGATAATTACGGGTCGGAATGGCAGATAGACCACATTATACCATGTTCTGTATTTGACCTTACAAGTAGATGGCATCAATTTGTTTGTTTTAATTGGAGAAACACGCAACCATTATGGATTAAAGATAATCAAATAAAGAGAGATGTTTTGCCGGAAAACTATAAGGAGATAATAGAAGAAATAAGGGTTGCTATAGGATGCAAGAAAGAGATTATCCTATTAAATGATGTTAAACAACCCATATTTTATACATAAGCAGTTGCGTATCTCATAACATAACCTTATCTTTGCAATGTGGTTCTGATGAGGGAACCAAAAAATGAAAAGTCAAACAAATAAAAAAGATAAGGTTATGAAATCAAATGTAGAAAGAATGACGGAAGATTTGAAAAAGGTGTTGTTTTCAAATGTATATAGCTTTGAGATTGAAACGAAAGATATAGTTTTCGGATTTAATAAGGTATTGAAGAAAAGAACTAAATCAATGGCAAAGGCTATAGCTTTGGAACAAAAACTGAGAAAAGATATTGGACGCTATTTGTCCAGTACGGTAGTGATTGCTTCTGTAAGAATGTACAAAAACGGAGAGTTAAGAGGTGAATTTAAGGCTAATAATTTTTGATTGTCAAACAAATAAAATTTTGAAGTTATGAACGTTTACAGCAAGTTTTGTCCGAATGTATTTTTAGCAAAGTGCGAAGAAAAGTATGAAAAGGGAAAAGTTATCGAAGTAACGACCAAGTACGGAAAGGAAAACGAGTGCATTGTTTTCAATCTGATATATGAAAAGGACGGATTCTATTACTATTCGATAGTGCGTGCAGACGGTTTCAATGTCCAGGAGTGGGCAAAGCAAAGAGCGGAAAGACGCAGAATGTGGGCGGCTTCGGCAGAACAAAAGAGTAATGAGTATTACGAGAAATCCAATAAAGATAGAGACTTCCTATCATTGGGAGAACCTATCAAGGTCGGACACCACAGCGAAAGAGGACATAGAAAAATGATTGACGAAGCCTGGAACAATATGGGCAAAAGTGTTGAGTTCAGCGATAAGGCTGTCGAACATGAAAGAGTAGCCAAGTATTGGGACAAGAAAGCGGAGGTAATTAATCTATCTATGCCGGAAAGTATAGACTATTACGAGCACAAGTTAGAGAAAGCCAAAGAATATCACGAAGGCTTGAAATCCGGCAAATATCCACGGGAACACGTCTATTCATTGACTTATGCGAAGAAGGCGGTTAACGAAATGCAAAAGAACTATGACACAGCAAAAAGATTGTGGGGAGAACAAGAGGATTGAAACAGCCATTGAAAGGATAATAGAATATCTTTTCAACTACACCCCCAATTTAAAAAGAACCCGGTCAAAAATAGAACTCATGGAAAAGTTCTGGGAAAAGACCGGGATTTCCTCTAATAGGGCATTATGGGAATATATGGTGTTTCAAGGGTCAATGATAGAGAACAGCCGATATAAGGAAATGATGTTTGACCCCTATAATTTGATAGGACCAAAGGCGATAGAGAAATGGAATAAGAGGGGTAAATACCAGGTATTCATAGCCAATAAACGCCAGCGAGAAAGAGGATGGATAAGCCCGTTCAAGGAGGAGGAAGAAGGTTTGTCGGAAAGATACAGGGAGATGTTGAGGAAAAAGTATTGGAACAAGGAGAAGGGGTTTATACTTTGCAGCCAGTACGGAGGATGGTTATTCGACAAAAACAGATGTAAGGATTGTATATTTTACAAGGCTTGTGAAAAATGACATACTAAAAGTTTATGTTATCAAATAATATTTGTATATTTGTGCCATGAAAAAGACAGTGAAGGAAGAAGTAAGACCGTGTGTTTCTTGTAAGGAGAATCATTTCATATATGACCGCAACAGATGGTTATGTAAGGAATGCTACGACAATAGAAAGAAATTGAAGTTGAACCGCGCTTCATTGAAGGAAGAGGAAAACAGGCTTAACGAAGTGTTTGTTAAGGTATGGGAGGAGAACCTCCACTATTGTTTCCATTGTGGAAAGTGGCTGGGGCTTGAAATGAAACCTATTTTCTTCTCCCATATATTGAGTAGGGGCGCGCATCCCGGTTTACGTTGTGACCCGGAAAACATAGTTTTGGCATGTATGGAATGCCATCAGATATACGATTTCGGAGACAGAAAGAGTTTGAAGAACCAGATACCGGAAGAGAGGATAGAAAAACTTTTGGAGAAAGAGCATGGGAAAAGATATTGATTTACTGATAGGATGCGCAGAAGTGTTTACCGCTATAGGACTGAAAAGGATTTCCAGAATGATAGTGGATTATCTGGAGAACCCCAATAGTGATAAAGCGGAAATATTTCAGAAAGAGGTTGAGGTATGGAAAGAATACGAGGAACGTTCAAAAGGCAGAATGTTTGTGTTCAGTGACGGGGAACACGCCCTTATGAAGTATTTCATTATATCGTATGAAAAAGACTGGTATTCGGACGGGAACCCGGCTATAGTGATAAACAAGCTGGCAGATGAAAGCGCGTCATTCAAGGACAACCCTATAAAGAATTTATGGGTTGTGTACAAGAGCGAGGAGGAAAGGGATAAGGATTTTGAAAGGTTACTGATGATAAAATGATGAAGATATGAATTACGGATTATCCTATAAAGGTAGCAAATCGCGTATAGCTAAATGGATTGTTGAGGCACTTCCTTCTGCTGATGTATGGGTAGAGCCTTTTGCCGGGGGATGTGCAGTCACTCATGCAGCTATTTTATCGGGGAAATATAAAAGGTTTATCATAAATGATATAACGGACAGCGCAAAGTTTTTCGTTGATACAGTAAATGGGAAGTTCAAGGATGAAAACCGATGGATAAGTAGGGAGGACTTTTTCAGATTAAAGAAAGATGATGCGTATGTAAGACTATGTTTTTCTTTCGGCAACAATCAGAGAACCTATTGTTATAGTGAACAGGACGAACCATATAAAAAGGCTTTTCACTATGCGATATGTTTTGACGATTTTAGTCTGTTTGAAAATATGGGCGTATCAATTCTGGAAGATGTATTTAAAGGATGTTCTTCTACTAAAGACAGAAGACGTGCGATAAAGGATATTTTGGTAAGATACAAATACCCCGATAATTTGCAGAGATTGCAAAGTATGGAACGACTGGAAAGATTTTGGAGTTTGCAAAGTCTAAAGGGGATGGGTGATATTGAGGTTTTCCAAGGTGATTATAGGGAATTGGAAATACCTAAAAAAGAGAAATGCGTAATATATTGTGACCCCACCCTATATTAATACCGAGGGGTATTTTACTAATTTTAGTCATGAAGAATTTTATGACTGGGCGAAACAGCAGAAAAATTGTTACATATCGGAATACTGGATGCCCGGTGATTTTGAATGTGTGGATTATATAAATAAAACAGTGTTATTTTGTGGTAATACGGGAGACTCTCTTAAACAAGAGGGGATTTGGATTTCTAAAAACTAAAAAGTATGGGAAAATTTTTAATAGAAGATGTAAACGCGAAAGGATTGCTTATCTGGATGAACGACAATTTCCGGAAGCAGAACGGGAAACGGTTTACCCGTAACGATGTGCAGGCATATATAATGAGGGGACATTTGCCGGAATACCTGGGAGGAAACGAGATTGTGGTAACCCCTAAAAAGCATTGCACAATCAAGATGTACAACGTATTGGAAAATGACAATAACCCGGTAGTGGAGGAAGAAGAAAATGAATGTATTGGTAGCATGTGAAGAAAGTCAGAGAGTTTGTGAGGCTTTTAGAAAACGAGGACATAACGCCTTTAGTTGTGACATTGTAGACTGTAGCGGTGGGCACCCCGAATGGCATTTCAAGCAGGATGTTTTGCAGGTTATTCCCAATTTCGGAGGAAAGCTGCAAAACGGTGAAGAGTATTATTTGCCGGAAGGCGAAGAATGAGATTTGATGGTTGCACACCCACCTTGTACTTATCTATGTGTGTCCGGTGCTGCATGGTATTATCACCCGGAAGATAAGGGCTGCCGATAGAACAGAGAAGACCACATCCGAAATATCCAAACAGGGCGAAAGACCGAGAAGAAGCCGTTAATTTCTTCATGGAGTTATACAATTCGGGTGTAAAAAGAATTGCTATAGAGAACCCGGTAGGAATAATGAGCACAAGATTCAGAAAGGCAGACCAAATCATAGAACCTTGGATGTTCGGGGACGAGGCAAGCAAAAAGACTTGCTTATGGCTTAAAAATCTACCTAAACTCACTCCTACAAAGATTGTCGGGAAAGGTGAAGTAGTGGAGGGGAAGAACGGGTTTAGAATGCAGAAATGGTATTGTGACGCCTACGGATTACCAAAAGAGGAAAGACAGAAGATAAGAAGCAAGACGTTTCCAGGTATTGCGGAAGCGATAGCGGAACAGTGGGGTAATTTAGAATGATGTTTAAAATTTAGTAACGTGAAAACAAGTAGTAATTTCGTGATTGTCTATGACTTTGAAACTGGGGGATTGCCAAGTAAGGAAAAACAAGCTTTTTTGGATATTCCTTTGGTCGAAATGGCTATGTCGTGTATAGACATGAAAAAGCTGGAAATAATAGACCGTGTGGAAATGATATTCCCGTATAACTACAAGGAAGGACTTGCAGGATATTCGGAGGAAGCAACGGCAGTACACGGTATAACAAAAGAAGTCCAAGAAGAGAATGCGGTGCCATTGAAAGAGATATACAGCACTTGCAAGAAATGGTTCGCCAAATACAAGAATCCACGCCAGATGTGTACGCTTGTAGGGCACAATATCGTAGGATTCGATAACCCGTTTCTGAAAAACTTCTTCGCCTACATGAACGACGATATAGACAATTACGTAAAATACTACATAGACACGATGCAGTTTGCACACATGGCGGCTTTGGAACAGATGGACTATAAGCTGGGCACGTGTTGCCAGGCTGCCGGGATTGACCTTGTGGAAGCGCACAGGGCGCAGCACGATGTGGATGCGAACGCGATGTTGTTCATTTCCTACGTGAAGAAGTTAAGGGGTGAAGGCGTGGAAACGGTGGAGAAGAAAGAAAGGAGATATAGAGAGGACTTCCAGTTATGTTGACGGGTGACGGAAAAGGAATACTTACAAATAATCAGCTTACATATCTGTACAATGCGGTAGACAATATCATAGAGAGACTGCCGGAAAGGGCGCTTAACCAGTTGTTGGAAGGATATGGAAACGACGTTGATACCATGCTTAGAGAAATGGTCCATCAGTCGGAAAAGGCGTTGTATCTGGGCCGTACTATGGATTCGGAAAGCTTGTCTTATGTGGATAACGTGAAAGCCTCTATGGACAATACTCTTAAGATATTGTCACTCAATTATTTTATAACAACCATGCTTCCCAAGTTTCGGTTAGGATGGCGTAACATAGAGTGGTCCAATTTGACGCAATTATATCCGTGGAGTTGTTATCTATGCGCACGCGCGAGTGGCAAAAGTTATCAATGGTCTTATGCCTTCATATTGTGGCGTTTATGGTCCTACACAAGACCGACCGCCTACAGACAGGACACGGTAGACAATGCCAACAGGAAAGAAACATGCTATATTACCAACACTTTTACACTGGCAAAGGTGCAGATAGCAAAAGTAACGGAAGAGATAGAGGCAAACGACTTGATAAAGGAAAAACTCAACCCCTATAACAAGGCTTCAATCGGAGAAACAGCCATAAAGACGGAAACCGGAAGTACGTTACATGTGCGAGGTAAGGATTCAATGATTCGAGGTCTGCACGTGGGGGCTTGTTTGTGTGACGATATGCCGGACGAAAGCTCTCTATATTCGGACGAACAAAGGGAGAAGTTGAAAGAACTTTTGAAGGGTACAATAGAGCCGATTGTGGAACCATACGGGTATTTCCTTGTAACTGGTACACCCTATTCTTCTGCACCGAATGAATTGTATCAGATATTGAAGGCAGACAAGCGTTTCTATTGTTTTGAATATCCGATATTGTTTCCGGATGGCAGACCGCTCGCACTGGACAGATACACGTTTGAACAGATATTGGCGAAAAAGGAAGAACTTGGAACGATTGTGTTCAACCGTGAATACTTGGTGGTTCCTATCAGTGACACGTCAACGATATTTCCGTATGAATATCTGATGCGTAGCGTTATAGGAATGGAAACGATACGTTTTGCGTCAAGTATAGACGATTTTCCTTTCAAGCTTACAAGGGTACATATAGGTGTGGACTTTGCGGTTTCCGGTAATATTGGAGCGGACTATACAGTGTATTCGGTATGGGGCAAAGATGCGATGGATAACTACTATTTGTTGTACTATTACCGGAAGCGCGGTATGTCGCATAACGAACAGGTGGATAAGATTGTACAGCTTGACCGACTTTTCCACCCCAATAAGATACGGTGTGAGGCAAACGGTTTCCAGTCCATATTGTCCGGACTGGCAAAGGAAAGAGGGCTTAAGAATATAGAACCATTTACGACAACGGAAGGAAACAAGAAAGATTTGTATACTGGACTACCTTCTTTGTCCGCAATGTTTGAAAGAGGACAGATAAAATGCCCCTATGCGATAGGAGAAACGAGGCAGGCGGTTGACTTGATGTTCGGTGAATTTTCTTCTATTACATTTAGAAGTGATAACGGGAAATTGGAGGCGGCAAGTGGTCACGATGACGTGGTAATGTCGTCGTTCATTTCCTTAAATAGCTTACGCGAAGACGATAAAGAAGTACAAGTAAGTGTAGAATTAATATAATGTTAATTATATGTTAAAAGCACATAAGCACTTGCGTATGTCATAACATAATCTTATCTTTGTAATGTGAGAAAGAGATAAACGAAGTCAAACAAATAAAAAGATAAGAAAATGGAAAACGATGTTAAGGTTCTCAAAGAGTTATACAAGTTCATTTGTGTTAGTGAAGGTATTAAGGCAATTGCCTTGAAGTTCTGTAAAGTTGGAAAGGGTGGAGCTTGCTGTTCATATGTGGCTAACAAACCGAAATCAATCTCTATTGACTTGAATAGAATTAATGTCGGTTCCGCCTACGCTTTGTGCCACGAAGTAGCACACCAGATATGCATTGCAAATGAAGGTAATGCAACACATAATGCAAAGTTCAAAAAGATGGAAAAGGAATTGGTTAAGAAGTATGCCAATTGCACTATTGCAAGAAATTTGATTTGGTAATGAAGGGAGGATAAGGTTATGAAAAAGGATTTGGTAAAGACGGCTTTAGGATATAGATGTTTTCTATCTATTGAGGAAATTGAAGTAACAGACCCTAAAGATAAGAAGGAATGTAAGATACTTGAAGAATTTAACGATTCTACAACTATCAAGAAAATAGCGTTGAAGTACACCGATAACCAACTATTTCACGATATAACGAACCGATTGGTTGAGCTTGACAAGGTGGATTTGACAGAAGAAGAACATGCAGAAAGACAAGCGTTAATTACGCTATCTCAATATTTTAGGATTAAGTTTTGATAAAAGAGATTAATAACGTATATTTGCGAATAATATTTTGTAAAAATGGAAGATAAAATCATTAAAATTAAGGGACACGAATATAAGATGTCCTTCCCTACAGTAGGACAATATTACGAGATTGAAACTCAGAAGCAGTTTTTAGGTCGTGGATATTACAATACTTTGTTGGGTAACAGAACGCAGGCTGCTGCTGATGCTTTGGATATGATAGACATTGAAGCGACGCTTACAGTGATGTTGCCGGACTTGCTGGCAGATATGAAGGTAACTTCTTTTAAACAGCTTGGTATCAAGGACTATGTGGAGGTAAGGGATATTTACAATAAGGAGGTTTTACCCTTTATCAAGGAAGTTGAAAAAATGATGAACCCCAACCGATAAGAGTATTCGAGCGAGAATTACTATAGTTTGAAAGTTAGTTATTCAAAGAGTGTAGGGGTATATAATTGTTAAATAAAAATCTAATAAAAATTAAGAAAAATATTCTTTTTATGAGTAATTTTTATAC